TCGACTACATCAACATCGACTACATCAACATCGACTACATCAACATCGACTACATCAACATCGACTACATCAACATCGACTACATCAACATCGACTACATCAACATCGACTACATCTTCTTCAACTGCTTCTATAATTTCACATTCGACTACGACAAGTAGATGGATGTTAAATCAACTCTACTTATTCTCGTCCACGAGAGTTCGGAAGAAACTCAGCGCCTCAGGTTATTTTCTTATCGACTGGCAGATTTATTCGACCAATTGCTTCGGTCGACCGAGGAACCCAACTCGGTAGTTTTCACCCTTAAAGGAAGTCGTTTGCGTCTAAACCCTGAGCATTTAAAACATGTCGCCCGTTACGTTTCATATCTCCTCGCCGATGGTTCGACTAAGAGCGCCTTGGTTCTTTCGATGGTTTGGGTGGTACTTCTTAATCCACCCACCTTTCGATTTCCCCTTTTCACATATGGTGGAGTGTTCCGACGCAACGTTGGAAGTACATATACGTCTTGGAAACTAACTTCATCCCTGATTTTTATTGGGATCCATCCTCATTTCAAAGTTCCGGTTTGTAGAACAATCCCCTTTTCTTGTCAGCAATCGAGGATCAGAATTCGTTGCTATTAGTATTTAGAGTCGTCGCGGACAGTACTCCGACTTGTTCATTATATATAGACCTTCCGAGTCTATATACAATCTTAGGTATTTATCTTTAACCTTGAAGAAATTGTTTATCAGACAGTTTAACTTCTTTTTGATGGTTTGTCAAGCCCATTCCAGCTGACTTCGGATTGAAGTGATCTAAAATCCAAATTTGTTGTAGAAGTTTAGTCTTGCCTGTTTTAATGTTTTCATTGGAGTTTCAGATGGTAGAAATGTTTTTCTTTGTGGGAAAAGAGTTCTGGTTCCAATGATCAATTTGTGCTTTGTTGGTTCTGGGAGACCAGATTCCTTGATCATGTTGGCATAGAAAGCCAATTGAAGTTTGTACGAATCCAAGTAACAATCTGGCTTCACGTCTTTTGATGTTTTAAAATCAATCAAAACGACTTCATCGTTTTCATAGGCAAGTAGATCAAACCTTCCAGCGATTCTAAGTGTTTTCGAAACCACAAATTGTTCTTGGCAAATTGGAGTTATCTTGTCAAGAATCTTTCGAATTGGTTTGAACATCTTTAGAGCTAACTGTTCTTCTTCGGTGTTACATTGTGAAAGTTCTTCTTTCTTTAAATATTGTTCACAAAGTAGATGGAAATGAGTTCCAATATCGGTTGCAAATTTAGTTTGTTTATCGGCTTCTTCGTTTCCTAATCGTTCTCTCCATTGAAGAAGACCGTCCCCTTTGTCCAATGCTCCAAGGACGGTTGTAACGGAAGGATATTTCACTCCATCAACCGTGTAGATCCTTCCGATGTTTTCGACGATTTCTGCTGAGACTTTCAAGGGATAACTCTATCAACCTCGATTATGAAATCTTTTACAAAAGCCGATCTAACGATGTCTTGTGGTCTGAATGTCGTGATGTCAAACCATTTCGGAAGATTCTTAGCAATCTCTAACAGTTGAGCGAATCCAGATTTTTCTCTCTTTGGGTCAAAGTCGGATTGTTTTGTATCGCCACAAACTATCAATTGACAATCTTGGCCAACACGGGTCACAATTGTCCGCAATTCTTCCCACTTGTTGTTTTGTGCTTCGTCAATGACGACAATGCAGTTCGAGAAAGTTAGACCTCGGAGAAACGAGGTGAGTTGAAATTCGATGAATCCTTTTTTGGTAAGGACTTCGTATGCAGTGCCATCGCCACAAAGTTCATTGACTAGATTTCTATACGGTTCTTCGTAGATAGCACCCTTTTCTTCTAGTGATCCAGGTAGATGACCTACGTCTCGGGTTGCGACTGCACTGCGCAACAATATGATTTTTTGTGTTCTTCCAGATAGAAGTTCGTTCAACGCATAGTTTAAAGAAAGAAATGATTTTCCAGTTCCAGCTGATCCTGCGGCAATTCCAAACATACCTTGTTCTAGTGCAAACATCAATTGGCGCTGAGATTCGTTCAATGGTTTGACATCGTATTTTAAAGCAATATTATTAGATTTTGAAACTGTTTTTGTTGACTGCCTTTTGCTGCGAGTGCCTCTTTCTTTGACTTCTACATCGACCGAAAAATGTCTAGTCATTTTCAAATCCTGTGGTGTTGTTTTTCTAAAGATTGATTGAGCATTGCATGTCTTTATTATAAGTATTTTTTATGTTTCTTAGTTTCTCCCTAAAGTCGTCTGAACATTTCCGAACTCCGTTGCGCTCAAACCCAAGAGCAGTGTCGGCACAAATTCCAGAAAAGGTTGGGGAATAGATCATTTCCCCTTCTATGTCACAAGATTTACATTGCAACGTCATAATATCTTTTCTATCACTAGACTTGATAAAATATTCTGATTTTTCGTTACAATGTGGACAAACATAATCATAAATGGGCATTATCAACCTTCCAACGATTTGGATTTTTCTTTCTTGGTGAATTTGATTGGGAGAGTGTCAATCCCTAGATATTTCTTTAGAAGGTCTTGAGAAACTGTTTCAAATCCAATTGACTTCTTAAGAATTTTCAAGAGAAGAACTGCATCCTGTGGATCTAATGATTCAAGAGTCATAATCAACAGATCATATTTTCTCGATTGATCGACGATATTTGATGGGTCGTTTGTAAAGATTGAAAGTTTGTCAAATACCTTATTAAAGGGAATAATTGCTGGGCCTTTAATTGGTTCAAAATTTACTTCACTTACGTCGATATAATTTCTATCTTCGAAATATGTTGCGTTAATAACTTTAGTTAGAAGAGCTTTATCGTCTGCTGACAATTTATTAAAAATATCTTCTTGTTCTTTTTCATTGGCTGCTGCGCTCAACCAATTTACGATTGTTGAAATTGGAGTTAAACTTTTTACGTCTTGCATGATGCTTCTTCCTCAAAAATGTTGAATTTCTTCAATTAGCTTAGAAAGTCGATTTTTCACAAAATACTTGAACAGTTTTTGTTGGCTTTTGTTATGATCTACGTTTTCTATTGCTTCGCTTACTATATTTATTACTTCCGATGGAATTTTATTAAAGTCGATCAAATCTCGATTCTGAAGAAATCTTTCCTTATATTCGGGTTGAAACAATAGTGCTGGATTGTTAATCAACTCTTTTATCCGCTTTGCTGTCAACGGTTTTTGGCGAACCCCAGTTAATTTACAATCAATTGGACTTAAAATGTTTGCAATCGTATCCCCACTATCTCCAGAAATTATTTTCTTCAAAAGATCTTGTTCTGGGTCGGGTGATATAACATATTTCTTTCCAATCGACGACCATTGGGTAATGTGTGGGTTTATTTGAAGTTGCTTGAAATCTTCATCACTTGAAATAATAATCGTCGGTTCTTGACAATACTTCATAGCATAGATAGCAATGATGTCATCTGCTTCAACCTTTTCAACTTCAATTATTTTCCATCGAAGGTTTTCTTTAAATTCTTCCTTCAGGATATTACCAATTCGATAAAGTTCGTTCCAATCTATACTGGATGATTTTCTACCTTCTTCTCGATGTTTTTTATATCCTGGATAGATATCGCGTCTCCAATAATTACGATTATCCATTGCTAAAATCATTTCACCATATTTGGATCCAAATTTTTTCTTGAAGGACAGCAGAGTCATGATGATTGAATGTCGGGCTAGATCTTCATTTAAATCTTTTCCCTGCATTGCCATATTTGAAACTAGAACTTGAGAAAAATCTACCAAAATCATTATGTTACCTCTCAGACAGACCGTAAATGTTAATTATATACGAAAATGTTTCGAAAGTCAACCATAAATACGGTATATGACTACTCTTTTAAAGAAAATTGCTAAACTTGTTCCTTCTCAAATTCGAGAAGCAGAACTCATCTCGGAAAGTTGGTTCATTCTAAAGGTTCGCGACGCACAAAAAAAATTAAAGATAACTCCAGGATCCCTTGTTCAGGAAGCAAAATCTTCGACAGCAAAGATTGGTCGAATTGTGATGTTTCGATATGATCCAAAAACAAAAGAATCACTAAAACACTACGACACATTCCCACTTGTTATTCCTATTCATATTTATCGAGACCGAATGCTTGGGTTGAATTTACATTATCTTCCTCCTAAAGTTCGAGCATTTATATTGAACGGTCTAATGAAACGTAAGTTAAGAGGTGGAGTGGATGAGAAGAGTAGGCTTTTGGTGACATATAAATATTTAAAACGTCTTTCTATGTTCAGGTTTATTCTTCCTTGCGTTAAACAATATCTTCCTAGTCACATCATAGGAAATGTAATTCACGTTGATGCAACAGAATGGAACCAAGTTATTTTCTTAAACTTGGAAAGATTTAAAAAAGAGTCGAAGCAAATAGTTTGGAAAAATTCGATGAGAATCGCAAATGATTACTGAGTTCTTAAGCAAAATTAGACAAACTGGAGTTGCGTCTTCGGCAAGGTTTGTTTGTCAAATAACTCCACCTCTTGGCGTCAGCCTTCCAGACGATATTAGGTTCTCAATCGAGTCAACGGAATTTCCTGCTCAGAGAATAGAAACAAAAGAATATCGGTCTTATGGAACCGTAAATAAATTTGCATATCAGAGATCAAACGACGACTTGAATATCACATTTAGATGTTCTGATAGCATGATCGAAAAAACAATTTTCGATAAATGGTTGGGAATAATTTTTAATAACGATACTGGTAACGTAAAATATAGGCTTTCGGCAGTCGGAACGATCAATATCTATCAAATTGGATGGAATGGTCAATCCCCATATTCTGTTGAAATCTCAGAAGCATTCCCCATTTCAGTTTCCGATTTAAACCTTGATTGGGGGTCTCAATCTACTTACCATAAATTTACAGTTTCATTTTCATATAATACATGGAAAACCGTTATCAAGCCAGACATAATGTTTTTCGGAACAGACATTTCAAATCAGTCGGGTTTGAAGTCTCCGTCGACGAATATATATGGAAATGCTCAGAATATTTTGACCGAAATGGGTGGAAATTCTACTTCTAGAAACATGATGGCAGGTGCGGTCAATTCATCATTGTCAAATGTGACAGGAGGTGCTACAAGTGGTATACAAGTTCCATCTTATTTAAACGGAATCGGTCTTCCAAGTAGAATTGGAATGCCAGATATTTTTACACAAGGGTTGAACGCAAATACGTTTACTTCGTTGACTAGAGTTATTGGGTCGACGGGCGCGACGCAAAAATTCATGCGGAATTTGCCACCCGCAACTACAACACTTTTAAACTACAGTCTAGCTAAGATTTTAGGTAGATGATTATTGACGAGAGAGGATTTACTAAATGTTACCAAAAATTGAAACCCCTATATACGAGACAACTCTTCCTCTAACTAAGAAGACAGTTAAATTTCGTCCATTTCTTGTAAAAGAAGAGAAAATTCTTCTAATTGCTGCCGAAAGCAAAGATGACACTGAAATTGAACTTGCGTTGAAGTCTACAGTTTCCGCATGTACATTCAACAAAGTTGACGTCGAAAAACTCCCGATTGTCGACGTCGAATTTCTTTTCATTCAAATTAGAATGAAATCTGTTGGGGAAATCAGCACGATCAATTTTGTATGTAACAATATCGTTGATGGAAAAAGATGTAAGACTTCATTTACTAAAGATATTGATCTCGGGGACATAACAATAACTGAGGCCCCAGATACTCATATTAAACTGACAGACAATATGGGCGTCACTTTGTCTTTTCCAACATTAAATGATGTGTCGTTGAATCTGAATAAGATGGAAGATTTAGAAGAGTTCTTATTTAGACGCACGACTTTGATTTGGAAAGATAACGAAACATTTACAGAATTTACTAAACCAGAACTAATTGATTTTTACGAACAGTTCAATTCAAAACAGTTTGCTCCGATTGAGAAATTCATTTCTCAGATTCCAGTTCTTCACGAAGAAATAGAAATTGTCTGTCCAAAATGCGGGAAAAAAGAAGTCCATACATTGGAGGGACTGTCTGATTTTTTTTAATGCTCCTGTCGCATGAGAGTTTAGCAAACATGCTTCAGGTTAATTTCGTGCTAATTCAAAAGCATCATTATTCGCTGACTGAGATAGAAAATCTCATTCCATGGGAACGGGATGTTTATTTGGGATTGCTACAAAAAGATGTCGCGGAAGAAAACAAACGTATTGCTAAATTGCAGAGTCAAAGGAAGTAAAAATGGATTTAACTGCCGAACAACTTGCTGAATTGGGAAAGCAATTTTCAAAAAGAGCCAAGACCAAACCCATTGGGAAGGGAGCAGTGAAAGTATCCGTCATTAAAGACTTGTTTAAAAACTTGGCCAAAGAAAAAGTTTCGGGCATATTTGGCAAAATCACTGGCCCATTTAATGCTGTTATGGATAAGGTTAAAGAGTTTCGAGATGCTGTGCATGAAAAGGAAGTCGAAGCAGCAGAGGAATATGCTAAACAGAAACAGAAAGAGGTAAAAGAACTTGAAGACGAACTAAAGGACACTACCAAGTCCGAAGACGAAATAGAGAAAATTCAGAAAGAATTGGACGACGCAAGACAAGAAGCAAAATCTGCAAGTGATGATTTGTTTAAGATAGTTGGAGATGATTTAGAAGATTATTTAGACGAAAAGAAAAAAGAGTCTAAAGATCTTAACGACGAATTTAAACAAACGAAGAAGTTAATAACTCAGAAAGAGAACATGTTGGAATCTCTTTCAAATCTATCCGATAAAGAACGGAAAGCACTCGAAAAAGAAGTTGATGATCTAAAGAAAGATGCAAACGAAATTGCCAAAGAAATGGCATCGCTCGATAGCATTTCATCAACGGGTAAAGAACTAACTGAAGAAAAAATAGCAGTCAGCGAAGTGCCGCCATCTACAAATCCAACATCTGTATTACCACCATTGCCTCCGGAATCTACTAAAACAACCAGCGATTCTACTGAAACAGCCAGTGATTCTACTAAAACGACTGGCGATTCTACTAAAACAGCCAGTGATTCTACGAATGAAATAGTAAAGGCGACGGTTGACGGGTTTAAATTAACAAACAAAAATTTAATTCAATTGCGAGATATATGGGGAGATGAAACTGCCAAAGACGACCTTTCAAAAATTGATCCGAAGATGGTTCAATATGTCACGGAGAACACTAAGCAATTCTTGCCTGAGATTATCCAGGGCATGGAAGAAGGAATCCGACATGAAATGGAAGAGATTAGAAAGACCGATCCATCATCCGCAAAAGAATTAGAGAAGATTTTTCAAGAAATTGTTAAAACAAACACGATTTCTTCAACAGAAACTGAGCTAATTGAGAAGCAAACAAGTTTAGCCGAGCAGGCTGCCAATGACACGAAGATGGTCGGACAGGATCAAAAACAGGCAGAATCTCTCCAAAGAATGGAGTCGGAAGAGAATTCGAATGAGTCTTTGACAAAAACAAGTCATCCTTCTATCAATGCTAAAGCAGTGACGCCAGCGACGCCAGCGACGCCAGCGACGCCAGCGACGCCAACATCGGAATCGGGTGAAGGAAAGAAATGGATGCTTGGAACTCTTGCTGGGTTAGCAATGGAAAGATTTATGCCAGCAAAAACTGTTCTTTCCAAAGGTGGCGGTCTACTTAAGAATGCCGGCGGTGCTGTTCTTTCCAAAGGTGGCGGTCTACTTAAGAATGTCGGTGGCGCTATTCTTTCTGGTGGTCTACTTAAGAATGCCGGCGGCGCTGTTCTTTCTAAAGGTGGCGGTCTACTTAAGAATGCCGGTAGCGCTATTCTTTCTGAGGGTGGTGGCCTGTTAAAGGGAATTTTGCCGAGCATTGCTGGCGAAGCAGGCGGGCTTGGAGGTCTGGCTACTGGAGCAATGAAATTAGCTGGTCCAGCGGCACTTGCTCTTGGAATTGGAAAAGGGCTATTTGATTATTCGAACGAATCGGAAGATGAGACAAAAGCAAGAGGTGGTGATGGGTTATCTGCTTTTGGAAGAATTGGCGATTCTGTTACTGGTGGATTAGCAACCGATGCTGGAGAAAAATTAGCAGGCACATCTACTGGAGATTTCATTGGGAAATCGATCACTAAGGTTAAATCGTTCTTTGGAGATCAAGATGCAACCGATCTCCTAGCAAGTCAAGAAAAATTAGCTCAAATGAATACTCCGGAAGGAAAAGCTGCCGCCTTGGCTGCATTTAAAGCCAATAAAGCAAAATCAATAACACCAGAATCCCCAAAGAGTGACAATACCATTGTACCATCTTCTGATACAACTTCTCCACGAACACAAGCATTGGCTTCTGTAACAACCGAAAATCAAACTTTAAAAGAAGCCAATGCGTCGAAGCCAATAATTGTGAATGCTCCAACGACAAATAATGTCGGAAAAGGAAAATCGGCTGAAACTCAATCGTTAAGTGTCGTTGGGGTGAGAAATCAAGAAGGAACACTCAGAAGAATGTTAGATCTTCAATATGCGATCTAGACTTGGAAATTTCGTCAAAATCGAACGATTATATAAATACTTGATAACATAACCGATTCAAAAACTTAAAATCTAAAGGAAATAACATGGGCAGTTTTTCATTATCGCCAGTAGTCGAAATTAAAGAGAGCGTATTATCGCAGGTCGTGCCAGCAGTTTCAACATCAATCGGAGCATTTGCGGGTGATTTTGCCTGGGGCCCAGTTGATGAATGGAACATCATCGATTCTGAAAATACATTAGTAACCCGTTTTGGCAAACCAACCGATACTGTGGCAATTGATTGGATGATCGCCGCAAGTTTCTTGGCTTATACAAATAATCTTAAACTTGTTCGTGTAATCGGCACTGGTTCGTATAATGCCGGATATCCAAGTGGCACATATACAGTTAAGAATGAAACTCAATATGAAATGTCTCCACCACTTACTGCTAACTTTGTAGCAAAATATCCAGGTGTGCTTGGTAATTCGTTAAAAGTTTCGATGGCAGACAGTTCAAACTTCAATACTTGGAATTATCGTTCGGAGTTCGGTACTGCAACAACCATTGGAATTGTTGGAACAACCACCAATGCTAGTACGTCAATTACTGCTATTCCAGCCAATGTTGTTTCAAATATTGTAGTAGGTAGCGTAGTTACTGGAACAGGGATTCCCGCAAATACTACGGTTGTTTCGGTAAATGTTGCTAACGCAAGTATGGTAATTTCAAATGCTGCCACCGCCTCCGGAACTTCAGTTGCACTTAGCATTGTCTATTATAGCGGAACCCCAGGAACGACTAAATTTGTTTCTAATGCTGGCGGGTCAAACGACGAAATGCACATCGTAGTTGTTGACGAAGATGGACTCTGGACTGGTGTTCCTGGAACGGTTCTTGAAAAATATACTGGTGTTTCTAAAGCGTTTGATGCTAAAGACTCCGACAACATGAGCAATTATTATGCTACCGTTCTAAATCGTGGCTCTTCTTATATTTGGTTTGGTGGTCTTCATATTGTCGCTGGTTGGGCAAGTGCGTCTTCTAATTCAACTTTTGCTTCCATCGGCGCCACAACTTCTACTTTTTCTTTAGTAGGTGGAACATCAGTTGCCCCAACTGTATCCCAAAAGATTGCTGGTTATAGTCTCTTTAGTAGTGCAGAAGAGGTTGATATTTCTCTAGTCATCGGTGCAGGTTTCACGGATTCAAGTTCACAAACACTTGCCAATCAATATATCATTCAAAATATTGCGGCTGTTCGTCGTGACTGTGTTGCATTCGTTTCTCCACCAGGTGAAGCAGTTATCAATAATCCAACTAACGAAATTTCTGCAATCATCAATCATAGAAATCAACTTCCAGGCACTTCTACAATCGGAACTTATGGATTTATGGATTCTGGTTGGAAAATGATGTATGATCGGTATAATGACAAATTCCGTTGGGTTCCATTGTGTGGTGACATGGCTGGGTTGTGTGCATATACTGATATGATCGCAGACCCGTGGTTTGCTCCAGGTGGCTTCAATCGCGGCGGGCTTAAGAACGTAGTAAAATTGGCATACAATCCAAAAACAAAAGCAGAGCGTGATACGCTGGCTCAAATGCAAGTAAACTGCGTTGTAAACTTTGCTGGGTTTGGTCCAGTACTTTTTGACAACCTAACACTACAACAACAAAAAGATGCATTTGCTGACCTTAACGTTCGTCGGTTGTTTATCATAATGGAAAAGGCTATTTCTACCTATGCGAAGTTCCTATTGTTCGAATTCAACGACGTGTTTACTCGTACTCGTTTCGTGAATCAAGTGTCACCATATTTACGCGACATTCAAGGTCGCCGTGGCATCAATGATTTCAAGGTGATTGCTGATGAAACAGTTAATACTCCAGATGTAATTGAGAATAATCAATTCGTTGGTAAGATTCTTGTTAAGCCAGCAAGAGCAATTCGTATTATCACTCTAAACTTCGTTGCTGCTGCTCAAGGTGTTAGCTTCGACGAACAAGCCTAAATCAAATGGGGAGGAAACTCCCCATAAATAATTAAAAATATTTGGAGAAATAAAAGATGTCAGCTGCTTCAATTAACGACTTTAAAGCACAGTTCTTAGGCGGTGCAAGACCGAACTTGTACCAAGTGATTCAACCGTTTCCATTGATTCTTGGTGTTCCTGCTGCAACCGAAAAGCTAAAATTCTTTTGTAAAGGATTCGAACTTCCAGGTATCAGCACAAACCCTATTGAAGTTCCATATATGGGGCGTCAGTTGAAAGTTGCTGGCGACAGAACGTTTGACGATGTAACGATGACTGTTATTAACGATTTGGATTTTACTATTCGAAATACATTTGAACGTTGGTCAAACCTTATCAATGGCCACGAAAAGAACCAAGGTAAGATGAATCCAGCCGATTATCAAGTTGACACGATGGTAAACCAGCTAGATAGAGATGGAAACATTTTGAAATCTTATATTTTAATCGGCACATTTCCGACTAGCATTTCTAATATTGATCTGGGATATGAGAATAACGACACTATTGAAGAGTTCACTGTTAGCCTTGCATATCAATATTGGCTTGATCCAGTCAACGGTATTGTTTAATTCGGTATCGAGGGAACAATTGACTCAATATTGTTCCCTCATAAATACGTTATGATTGACTATTCTGTTTTCATTACGAAATCTGGAACTCTTAATTCAAAGAGAATTAAGGATATTCCAATTCTTGATGGATTTCCAGATGCCATAACTTCTGCATACGTAACAATCAACGAGATTCAAGAACCGAAGCGATGTCTAAATTGTAATTCAATAATTCCAGTCGATTCCTTTAGAGTTGGATGGCGCCCAAATCAGATTGCATGCTCGCGCCAATGTTTAGATTCCCTTTCTCATACTATTGTGAAAGAGAAAAGAAATCAAACGATGCTTGAGAGATATGGTGTCGAAAACGCATCTCAATCGGAAGATTTTCGACAAAAGAGGAAGTCAACAAATCTAGCCAAGTTTGGAGTTGAATATTCGCTTTCATCTCCAATAGTTAGAGATGCAATAAATGCCACGGTTGAACAACGATATGGGGTTTCAAGTGTTACCCAAATTCCAGAAGTTAGGGAAAAACAACTGAAAACGATGCTTGAGAGATATGGTGTCGCTAACCCGATGCAAAACGAGGATATGCTGAATAGAGCGCTCGACACCAAAAGAGTGAGATACAATTGGAAAGAAAAGATCGAAGATATAAAACCAGTGTTTGGATTTCCATATCGAGTGTTGCTTAACGAAGATGTTATGGTGATCTTGAATGACAAAGATCGTCTAATTGAAGAATATGAAAAATACGGGTCATTCGATCTTGCCGAAAGATGGGGATGTAATTACCAACTAATTCAATCGTATCTAAAAAAGCATGGATATGTTTTCAAACAAAAACAAACGAGTTTCATCGAGAGGAAGATAACGAATTTTCTTGACGATCTCGGAATTGAATATGAGCTTCACAATCGAACGATATTGGATGGAAAAGAAATCGACATCTTCGTTCCAGAGGCAAACCTTGGGATTGAAGTGCATGGATTATACTATCACTCATATAATCCACTTTCAACGGTCGTTGGGATAGCAGACAAGAATTACCATAAGAGTAAATTTTTGTTGGCTAGGGAAAAGGGAATAACTCTTTTTCAATTCTTCGAAGATCAGATCTACCAGAAGATGGCCATTGTTGAGTCGATGATACGAAATAAAGTAGGTAGAATAGAAAATCGAATTTTCGCCAGAGCTACCACTGTTGACAATGTTTCAGCAAAAGACGCAAAGGAATTTTGCGAAAAGAACCATCTTAGTGGATATTCGTCTTCTTCGACACGATTGGGACTGTTCACTTCAAGTGGAGAATTGGTGTCTTTGATGACCTTTAGAAAGAATAGATTTTCAAACCATTCGTCTAACTTTGAAGTCATCCGGTTCTGCACGAAATTAAATACTACTGTAGTGGGTGGTGGATCAAAGTTGCTGTCGCACTTTTTGACGGAAATACCAAAAGATGCGTCAATAACAACCTACTCCGATTGCATGACTGGGAACGGGTTGTCGTACGAAAAGATGGGATTTGTTTTCGTTGAACAAACTGCTCCTGGGTATTACTGGGTTCGGGATGGAAAACGAAACAACAGGATGGGGTTTCAACGAAACAAGTTAGAAAAAGTTTTTGGCAAAGAATTTGATACTTCGTTGACTGAAGATCAGATAATGTACTCTGAGGGGTTTAGAAAACTGTTTAACGCGGGAAACTTTCGATTTGTATTGGAACAACCCAAACTAAGGAACGTATGAAAATATTTGGATTTGATCTCTTTAAAAAAGAAGAAAAGGCTTTAGATGAGCCGTTGAAATCTCCTATTGCCGACATGGAGGCAGAGGAAGGTTACTTCATTGAAACGGCTGGGTTGCGTGATGGAATAACTGACATGACCGATTCTTCTTCAATGAGGGAGAATGATCTAATAAATCAATATCGGTCACTTTCTCTATTGCCAGAAGTTGATAGAGCAATCTCAGAAATCGTAAATGAACTGTTAGTCATAAACCCATCTTCCGACTTTCCTATCTCTATTGATATCGAAGGAAAAGATATTGCGGCAGGTATTAAGAAAAAGATAATCGAAGAGTTCAAAGCCGTTCAACGGATAATGGACTTCAAGCGTAATGGAAATAATATTCTCCGTCGTTTTTATATAGATGGAAGAATTCGGTTTCATCTTGTTGTCGATGATAAAGCAAAGAAAGATGGCATCAAAGAAATCAGGATGATTGATCCTAGAAAGATCAAACGAGTTGTTGAAATTCAACGCTCGACCGAAAATGATGTAATTATGACTGCTAAGGCGGATGAATATTTTACATATAATTCATATATTACATTAAATCGCGGTTTTAATTCAATTCAACAAACGATTAAAGTCGATAGAAATTTAATTGCAAGCGCAAATTCTGGAGTATTTATTGAATCTGAAGCGAGCAATCGACAAATTCCAATTTCACATCTTCAAAGTGCAATCAAAGTTGCTAATCAATTGAACATGATTGAAGACTCTTCAATCATTTATAAACTTAGCCGTGCACCAGAACGCAGAGCATTTTATGTAGATACTGGCAATCTACCAAAGCAGAAAGCAGAACAATATGTTCTTGGAATGATGCAAAAATTCCAAAATAAGATGGTCTACGATACGACCACAGGTAAGGTTAAAGACGCAAAGAATGTGATGTCGATTTTGGAAGATTTCTGGTTGCCAAGAAAAGAGGGCAACAGAGGAACTGAAATTCAAACTCTTCCAGGTGGAACTGGTTTAGGTTCTGTTGATGAAATTCTATATTTCCAACAAAAACTTTATAAGGCTTTGAAAATTCCAATTTCTAGGCTAGAACCAGACAAGGCATTCACTCTTGGCCGTTCGTCTGAGATTTCTAGAGAAGAAATCAAATTTCAAAAGTTCATCGAAAGCATTCGATCCAGATTTGAAATTGCGCTTCTGGATATGATTAGAACCCAGTGTGTTCTAAAGAATATTATAACGCTTCAAGAGTTCAAAGAATTCTTGCCTCGGATTAAGTTTCAATGGGATTCCGATTCATACTGGGATGAGTTGAAAGAAACGGAAATGTGGAATACTCGGTTTTCGTTGCTTCAAACAATTGATCCATTTATTGGTCGGTTTGTTGACCCAGAGTGGGTTATGAAAAACGTTCTAAAGTTTGATGACGAAGAAATTGGTAAAATGATAAAGAAGGCCGATTCTGCTCCAGAAGAACCTACGGGAGAAGAACCACCTGCAAATAAACCGCCCGAAGATAAAACAATAGAACCAATGCTTCCCGGAGATCCAGGAGATCCAGGAGACAAGAAAAATCTTGAGTTTTTGGACAAGACCCCACCCGGTGTATAGCGTATAAATAACTTTATGAATTGAAAAGGATTTGTTAAAATGCTAGAAAAAGATGAAATTATTCAATTACTTAAACAAAAAGTAGTTAAAAAGATCGGTCAACTCAGAGAGCAAGAAGAAAAGGAATTCTCCGAAAGATTAAATGAGTCTGACGACGATGACGACGATAAAGTTCGCAAATCTCGTAAAGGTGACAAATCCAACGATGACGAAGACCTCGACGATGCAGACCTTGATGACGACGATGACGACGATAACGACGATGACGACGAAGTCAGCAAAGGTAAAAAGGGCGACAAATAATCATGGATAAGACAACAATTTTCGAAAAGCTCTCTGATAAGGTTGGTTCCAAGATCGAGAGGATTCGACAACAAATTGCCGAACAAATTTTTGTAAACGAAAAACAAGATGAGTTCTACATCGTCAAGGGGTTAGTCGATTTCGAAATTGTTGCTGGGCCGTTTGATTCGATGATAAAAGCCAGGCAAGAAAAGAAGAACATGAAAGATTCTGATCAATTGTCCATCGTATCGTCTAAAGAATTGAAGGCAAAAACAAAATGATTGATTCTACCCAAATTCATCAGACTCTTCAAAAGAAGGTCGGAGAGTTAATCGAAGATATTAGATTTCAGCTCGAGTCTTCGCTTCTTTCTGAAGTCAAGATGAAGCGGGTTATTCGAGGCGGAAAAGTAGTTAAAAAGGTTGCTGTCAAGAAAAAGGGATTCAAAATCAAACGTGTCGGCAATAAAGTCATGTTTGTTAGAGAAAAACCATCTGAGAAACGCAGACGTGCTAAGGCGATGAAAAAAGCCTGGAAGAAAGGCAAATCCAAACGTTTAAACAAGACTAAAAAGTCGATGAAGAAAACTCGTAGAAAAATGAAAGCAATGAAATCGCTGTATAGGAAATAGGAAGCAATCATGATTTTAATTGAATCTCAGTTTGTAACTGAAGCAAAGAAAGAGGACGATGCTGGAGCAAAATCTTGGAAGATCCAAGGTGTGTTCATGCAGGCCGAAGCTCAAAACAAAAACAATCGAATCTATCCTTCTAAAGTCTTATCTAGAGAAACAAATAGATATGTAAATGAATTCGTAAAAACCAATCGAGCAGTCGGCGAATTAAGCCATCCACAAAGCTCCACAATAAATCCAGATCGCGCCGCAATCTTAATTGAGTCGATTGACCAAACTGGTAACGACTATATTGGAAAGGCAAAAGTTTTAAATACCCCATGTGGCAAAATCATCCAGGCTCTATTAGAAGGTGGTGTCCAGATCGGGGTATCTTCACGTGGGCAGGGTTCAGTTAAAAAGCTGAACAATGGCATTTCAGAAGTACAAGATGACTATAATTTAATTTGCATTGATGCGGTAATGTCGCCATCCGCTCCTAAAGCGTTTGTTGAAGGACTCTACGAATCTACTGAAATCGAAAACATATTAAGTGATTCGATGATGTTAGAAGAGTTTTATCAATGGCTTACAGAGAAACGAGCAAGTAAGATGATCTCGAATTCAAAAGAAAGAGAACAAAAACTAATTGCAAGTTTCCAAAAAGCACTCCAACAAATTAAGTCTTAGAAATCAAAAATCTAAAATTGTATAAATACTTTAAAGAATTTTAAACTTAGAAAGGAAGACCCAAAATGGATATTGAATTGGACCAAAAAACCAAAGAAAAGTTGCAGAATATTATTGAGGATATTGTCGAAGATGTTTCGATTGACAAATTGTTCAAGGATGCTGAGCTATCTGAAGAAACGGTTGTTCAGCTGAAAGGTTTGTTCGAAATTGCTGTTAACGAAGCAATAAAAGAAAAACAAGCTGTTCTTGACGAAGAGTTCGAGACTCGTCTTGCTGAAGAAACTGCTAAGATCGAAGAAAAACTTACTGCCGACACCGATGCTTATCTTTCCTATGTTGCTGAACAATGGGTTGAAGAAAACCATATTGCAGTTGAATCTGGAGTAAAGGTTGAAATTGCTGAAGGTTTTATCAATGGGTTAAAGAATCTTTTGGCTGAACATAATATTGATCTGTCAACTGAAGAAATTTCCCAGATTGAGCTTGTTAAAGAAGAAAAGGATGCGGTGCAGGCTGATCTAGTAAAAGCAATCACCAAGATTAATGAACAAAACAAAGAACTCGTTTCTATTAAGAAAGCTCAAATCTTTTTTGAGAAAACGAAAGACATGTCCGAAGCTCAGGCAGAAAAAGTTAAAGAACTTGTAGCAGTTCTTGATGAAAATAAAACCCCAAAAGAATATGCTTTGATTCTTGAAAGTCTTTCCCATAACTTAGTCGAAGGCAATTCTAAAGAAGATAATAAAGAAGTCGTTGAAATCAAAGAAAATATTGAATCTGACGATGACTCCGGATCTCTTGAAACTGTTGAAATTCCAGAAAGCATGAAGGCTTATGCGTCTGCTATTTCTCGTCAAGTTAAGATTGGCAAAGCCGCTTAATCAAAAATTACGATTTATATAAATACTTTAACAGAAACAAAAATTTACATTTTTAAACTTAGAAAGGAAGTAAAAACATGGAATCGAATTTGATCCAAGAAGAATCTTTAGTAAAGAAGTGGAGTCCAATTCTAGAACACGCAGATCTGGCTCCTATTAACGACCCATATCGCAAGATGGTAACTGCGGTTTTGATGGAAAACCAAGAAAAGAACAAGCACTTGCATGAAACTGCTCCTGCTAACGCAACTGGTGCTGGTATTGCTAATTGGGATCCGGTATTGATTGGTATGATTCGTCGTTCCACTCCTTACCTAATTGGCTTTGATATTGCTGGCGTCCAGCCAATGACTCTGCCAACTGGCCTAGTGTTCGCAATGCGTTCGCGTTATAGTGCACAAGCTGGTACAGAAGCACTATTTAACGAAGCAAACACTGCTTACTCTGGTACTGGTACCCATCTAACTGCTCCAGTTTCTCTAGCATTCGCCGCTACCCTAACCAATGCTTCTGCCAACGTAACAGTAACTGATACCTCCAAGATTGTTGTTGGTTCCCAAGTTTGGTCGGCTGCTGGTTCCCTTGGAACTGTTGCTTCTATTACGTCCGGCACTGTGTTCGTTCTAAGTGCTGCTTATGCCGGTACATCTGGCACCGTTAACATTTCCTTAATCCCAACCACTGGCACTGGAATGTCAACTTCTACTGGTGAAAGTGATATTACTGGCCAGATGGCTCTAAGCGTGGAAAAGGTGACTGTTTCCGCTCTTACTCGCCAATTGAAGGCTGAATATTCAATCGAACTACAACAAGACCTACAAGCTGTTCATGGTCTTGATGCAGAATCCGAATTGGCAAATATTCTTTCCAATGAAATTATTACAGAAACCAATCGCGAAATTCTTCGTCAAATCTATTCCCAAGCAACTTTGGGCGCAAGAGCTGACACCGCAGTTCCAGGTCGTTTTAATCTAGCAACTGATAGTGATGGTCGTTGGGCTTCTGAGAAATTCAAAGGTCTTCACTTCTCCCTAGAGCGTGATGCAAACGGTATTATGGTTGATACCAAGCGTGGCAAAGGTAACTTTGTTGTGGTTAGTGCAGACGTAGCTTCTGCTCTAAACATGGCTGGCCTAATGCTTGGACCATCTGGTCTTGGAAACGGCGAAATTACCAGTGACTTTACTACGAGCACAATGGTTGGTACGCTGAAGAGTGGTATGAAGGTATATGTTGATCCTTATGCAACTAATAACTTCTACTGTGTTGGTTATAAAGGCACGAGCCCATGGGATGCTGGCTATTTTTACTGCCCATACGTTCCATTGACGATGTATCGTGCAACTGACCCAACCACCTTCCAACCAAAGATTGCGTTCAAAACACGTTATGGTCAGACTGCTAACCCACTGTTCGGTGGTGGCACTCGTACCAACTCTTATTATCGTGTAGCAGAAGTTGCTAATCTGGTCTAATGATAATTAGATAGTTCACAAAAACCCAGTTAGAAATAGCTGGGTTTTTTGTTGACTTTTTCCCCGAAAGAATATATACTTTATTAAACATTGTGATGAAGGAGTTTCTAAATGTTTAAATTAATTTCTAAACTGGCTTTAGCATGGTTCTTAGTTTTTGTAGTCTTCCCGTTTGTTGTTCTTGCGGTAGGATTCACAATCCTTTGGGCAGTTGAAACCTACCTCTAACTTTTGAAGGAAATTTAAGATGGAAAATAAAATTACGATTGAATTGACTGAACAAGAAATCAATGTGATTCTTCACGCATTGTCTCTTCTTCCATATAAAGATGTATTTTCAACTGTTGACACTGTGATGCGTCAAGGTCGAAATGCTTTGGGCATTGCCTCAAAGGGAAACGATAATGACAATTGATATCGATGGGCAACCCAAGGTTATCAACTTTCTTCAGACGAATTCGTTTTTGGCGGTAATTGACAGAATTCCAGCTATCAATTATACTTGTCAAAATGTTTCGACACCTGGGATTAGTGCATCTGCTGCAGAACTGCCAACGCCATTTAAAGATCTATCAATGCCTGGCGACAACGTAGTATATGATGACTTGTCATTTACTTTTATTATAACATCTGATTTGTCAAACTATCTTGCTATCAAGCATTGGATGGAAGGATACGCATTCCCAGAATCTTATGAGGAATATACACAGTTCTTAACAGACAAGAAGCCACAGTTAAAGAATCCGGTATTGAACATGACATCTGACATTTCTGTTCAAGTTCTATCCAATAAGAAGAATAGGATTGCAACATTCCAGTTCAGCAATTGTTTCCCGAATTCGTTAGGAGGACTGAACTTAGATGTAACGGATAGTGACACTTCTGTCATCACTGCTGATGTCAGTTTTTCTTTTGCTAATTTCTATGTAGACGTTGCGGTATGATTTCCGAGGGAAAACAAGTTGGGGTGTTGTATCATTTTACTACTCCACAAGCACTCAACAAGTTGCTCGATGCGTCATATCAAAAAGAGCTCCATGACAAGGGAGATGTTTTGACGTTTGTTTCAATGTTTGGTCATTTGTCAACGACACGGAACTATCAGTTGAGCACAGACCCTGAACAAGTCTTAAAAGACGGAGATTTGTCAATTAAACGAGGATTTTGTGTTAGAATTGCGTTTGATGGAGTCAAAATCGGCGACAAATCTAAGGTTAGGCCTATTGTTTGGGTATCTGCTCAACACAAAGAGCGAGTGGACAAAAAGGAACAAGAAAGAGAAGAAATCATCTCGAACAAATCTGGAATATTCGATCTTTCCGAATACATTTTGTCCATCGATGTATATGGTTATACACCAGAAATCGTTGAATGGTACAAACAAGTTAAACCAAAGATTGAGGCACTTGGAATTCGAACTGAGATGCGAAAGAAGTGGTCGATTGTAAAAGAAGACGTTTTGACGTTCAAAGAATTTTTGGCATACGACATCACGGAAAGTTAGTCAATTTCAAACTTCAAGTGACAATTTGTCTTTAGAATCAATTAGTTATATGATTAACTTAAAGTAAAAATAGTTCTTAAAAATCAATGACTTATACGTTTGATGTGTTTGGCGAGTCTTTTTGATACAATGACCCGTCTTTATTGTTTTTAACACTCGCCAAATGCATCAAATGATTAAGAAGTGAGGAACGACGAGGCTCTGAATGAAATTAGAAGAATTGTTGCAGATGGCGGAGGAAGACTCGGTTATAAATGAAGCAATGTTAGGCAAAGAGTCGATGAAAATTTCTGCATTGCATGCGAAGTGGCTTAATTTTCGAACCAAAGAATCTATGTTAATGAAGAAGTATAAGATGGATTGGAGACGTCTTTATATTGAGCGTCGAGAATATTATTTGGGTCGAGCTGACTCATCCGTATATAAAGCAGAACCATTGGATGTGAAGATTCTTCGGGGTGAGGTCGACAAATATCTCGAATCCGATTTGAAGCTTCAAGAGTTGACGACAAAGATTGAAATTCAACAGGAAAAGGTTGACTTCTGTGCAGACTTTCTTAAAGGAATAATGCAACGAACATTCAATATCAAAAATGCGATTGAGTTTCAAAAATTGTTGGCGGGAGTTGTATAAATAGTGGATGTCGCGAATCCATTTCTCTTATCTAAATTCATCCGAATTCAAGCTCATTGCTGACGAAGATGTTTATAGAACTCTTCATGAGAAATTCAAATACTTCGCTCCAGGATATCAATTCCATCCACAATATAAGAAACGCAATTGGGATGGAAAAGTTGCCTTCTTTAACATCAAGACGCATACGATGGCGATTGGTCATTTTAAAGAAGCATACAAATATATAGTAGATCTTTTCCACACTGAAGCTGAAATCAAAGTCGATCAACGTCTTAAAGATATCTTTATTGAATCGGGGGTTAAAGATAAAGAAATTGAGGAGTTCATCAATTCTTTAAATCTTCACGCATATAATAAAAAAATCGAACCGAGAGACTATCAAGTAGAAGCAATTAAACAATGCATTAAGCAGGAAAGAATAATCATAGAATCCCCAACATCAAGTGGAAAGTCGTTGGTTATCTATAGTGTCATTCGGTGGTTTCTCGAACATCACCCATCCCCAAAGATTATCTTAGTTGTCCCAAACGTTTCACTGATTAAACAGTTATTTTCTGATTTTGTGGACTATAGTTCCCATAACGGGTTCGACCCAAATGAATTTGTCGGAGTTGTTAGTGGCAATCTAAAAGATTATTCAAAACAACTCACCATTTGCAACTGGCAAGCAGTCTATAAGAATGATGCTAATTTCTTTTCCAAATTCACCCATGCTTTCATCGACGAATGCCACACTTCCAAGTCATTTGAGATTTCAAATATTTTCTTAAAACTGTCGAATTCTAATGTTCGAATTGGATTTACTGGAACTCTGCCACCACACGAAACAGATCGGTTGACAATCAAAGGAATCTTTGTAAACAAATTCACACCGACGACAACTAAAGAATTGATGGATAGAGGGGAAATTGCTCCGCTAAAGATTAAAGCAGTTTTGAACGACTATAAAATAAATACGAAGTTCGTTGATAAATTATTTGACTCAAACACTGTTCCGTCTTATAATAAAGAAGTAGATCAGATTATTCTTAACGTGGCCAGAAATGAGTTTATTATCAAAACTGCGAACGCTATGAAGGGAAATATTCTAGTTCTTTTTAACTTCGTACAAAAGCAGGGAAATTTTCTCTACGATATAGCAAAGACATATAAGAAAAAGGTGTATTATATTCATGGATCATGTGAAGCAGATGAACGAGAATCGATTAGAAAAATTCTTGAAACCGAAACTGATTGCATTTTAATAGCATCTTATGGCACATCGTCAACTGGAATTTCTGTTCGCAATCTCAACGGTGTTATTTTTGCTAGTCCAAGTAAAAGTTTAATTAGAGTTTTGCAGTCGATTGGCCGTGGGTTGCGATTGTCGGAGAACAAAAAAGAATGTATCTTAGTTGATATTGCAGATAGATTTACACAATGTAAACATAAATTTCACACATATCAACATTTTTTAGAAAGATTAAAGATTTATGAGAAACAGCAATTCACAGTTGAAAAAATTAAAATTGATAAAATATTAACTGATGAAGAGATAAAGGCCGCATTTGATCTTTCAAAACAATTTAAACCTCCAAAGAAGAAATCAAGATGAAACGTAATTACAAGTTTGATGACGAAGAACGCACACCGAGACAATTCATCCAGGTGAATTCAAGCGGACTGCTTTTCATGCATTGGATCGATTCGATTGATGATGTAGAAGAGAAGAAAATTGCTGTCGAGAAAATCATCACAAACCAGCTACTAATTAACAACGCGTTGATTTCAACAACTTTACACTAAGGAAATACTATGACCATTCTAACTTTCAAAGATTTCGTTTCAGAGGCATTGGACACTGAAGACGAAGTAGTAGCAAAACTTAATTCTCTTGGATTCTCAGTGGAGCGAAACGATTCCAATTACTTCATTCTAACTGTTGCCAAGGACGCACCAGCGGAAGTTCAAAAATTGTATGGATCGAAGAAGCTGAACTATCCAAACCTAGATCAGGTAAAACGATTCATCTCTGCTTTGCCAAGATCAGTCACTCATCCAAAGAAGGCAAAACAATGAACACTTTGAAATTTGCGGTGGTTGTGCTAACAGTTGTAGTACAATCAGCATTTGCTGGAGAATTGCCAAACCAACAGCTAACTCCAGGAGCAATCAATCCTTCCGTTACTCAATCAAATATCCACCAGACGATTTGTGTTGCTGGGTGGACAAAGACTATTCGCCCGTCCACAAGCTACACTAACCGCGTCAAGCGTGCATCAATGGCGGCATATGGCATACCTGCCGCCGACATCGATAAGATCGAGTTGGATCACTTGTTGTCCCTTGAGGTCGGTGGTGCTCCATTCGATCCTAAGAACTTGTGGCCAGAGTATTGGTATCTGAATGTTAATGGGCGTGACGAAGGTGCCCATCAGAAGGACAAGGCAGAAACTGCAACGAACCGTGCTGTTTGTGATGGCAGGATTACGTTAATCGAAGCACAAAAGCAATTGATGACAGACTGGCGAGTGTTATATTATCGTTTCGTCGCAAAAGAATTTCCGAAGTTCATTCAGAAGTAAATCTGCGCTAAGATAGGAAAAGGGATTGTTCTTTCGTTCTACGTCTGACCAATCCCTTTAGTTCAACTCCGCCAGCTCTTGTCCATTTCATGAATTCCTCGGCTGCCCCCTTAAAATCGTTGGCTAAGATTTTCTTTCTTAGTGTTGATTTTTCAAGCGTACCTTCTCCGAGATTGTAGCAAAAATCACATAGAGCTGCTAACTGGTTTGCGGAAAGATCGACTCCGTCAAACATTTTAACAGTTAAGTTCATCTTATTTCTAACGACATCTGTTAAATCTTTGTCTGCTTCTTGTTGAGTTATATTTGGATATTTTGAAAGATTCTCAAATTTAACTTTTGAAAGCAGTTTGCCATAGCCAATGGTTGGATAACCAGCTGCGTCGTGATAGGCTTTTAATGAACAGCCTTCAAATTCTTTACACAATTGAATTGTAATGTCAATTGCTTGATCTATCGTTTCTTGGTTCATGGTTGGCACTCAATTTTTGATGTTCAAATCTTTTTCGGTGAGAATTAGGAATTGCATTCCGTGTTTCATCGCGAATGCTTCTGCTGCTTTCCATTTTGCTAAGTTCTTAGAATACGTTGAAACCTCATTTAACATAGTCTTTTTTCGCCTTCCCTTTGAAATCTTAGGAGGCTTGGTTTGAGATGATGGTTTGATTTCAATTAAACAAGTAGCAATAGTGTTATCTGCTCGCTTAACCTTTATCCAAAAATCCACGAAATATCTATGAGATTTCCCATCCCCTTCCCAGAAATATGGAACTACTATTTCCTCTGATGCCCAAGAAATCACGTCTTGGTGTCTATCGCACCATAGCATGAACTTTCGTTCGAATGAAGAACGATAAATGATTTGTGAAACATCCCCTACATACTTTTCTGGATGTTTTGGATTGAATTTTCCTTGAAGGAAGTTGAAAGCCACGGTTTCTCGAACGATAAATAGTTATTTACAAAGCTATTTATCGGTGGCTCAAAATGTTGTTTGATTATACAACTCTTTCAATGCCGACACCAACACAGGCAGAACTACAAAACGACAAAAACCCAAGTAGTGCTGCCCCGCCCACGAACAGTGGCAAACCAGTAGTGGAGGGGTTGACCGCACTTGGAAATAACTTGAAGTTCCCATCGGACCTTGGATCAGCTGGAAATTCTCATAGTGTTACTTTCTTTATTAGTGTAGTCGAGAATAGCCAGAATAAAAAGAGTTACGGGAATAGAATTTCAAGCGATTCTCCCTTATATCAAAGAGATGGCGTGTCTTCGGCAAGTAAAATGATTTCAAACGTTAGTTCAGGAAAAGTGATTACAAGTTACAAGAGGTTGAAGAATACTATTCGGCTTCCATTCCCAGATAATATTGTGACGAACTATACCTTGAATTGGGATCAGGATGCAGCTGGACTTGCATTAGAACTGGGAACGGCTATTGACGGAATCGCTGGTTCAGAAAAGAAAATGAAGGATGCGATAAAAATTGCTACCACCTATGCTATTCATGGTGCAGGTTCGATGTTAAATTTTGTGGGCGCAGACTCCCTAGCCAATGGTGCTCAACTTGGAACTAAGCAAGTTAGAAATCCAAGAATTGAAGTATTATTTAAGGGAGTTAATAATAGAACATTCGATATGAGCTGGGATTTCTTTCCATCAAACGAACAAGAAGCAGCCGATATCAGAATGATTCTTCAATCGTTTAAACACCATGCTCACCCAGAACTTGTAGATGGAACTGCTGGAGCATTCTTCCTTTATCCATCGGTTTTCGATATTGAACTACGAACTGGCGATGTGCAGAACCCATGGTTATTCCAAACGTCGACCTGTGCGTTAACTAACATTTCAATCAATATGACGCCAACTGGAACATGGAATGCAGTTGAGGGGAGCAACAATCAACACTTTCCGGCACCAGTTGGATATTCATTGACATTGAGTTTTATGGAAATGGAAGTTCTTACAAAGAATAATATACAAGAAGCATGGGCCGAACGTTCTTCAAAAGCTGGATCAAAAACAGAGTTGAGGTTCTAAATGTCAATCGACTATTTCAGCAATTTCCCAAGCATCTACTATTTTTTCAATGGAGATGAGTCAACTGCAATTAAGGTTCCTCATATCTTAAGAAGATTTAAGATACTAGATTTCTACGAAAAAAATCCAGATTTGTTTGACGAATATTTTGTTAACGATGGCGATAGACCAGATTTGATTGCGTTGAAATTATATGACAATTCATATCTATACTGGCTGATATATCTAGCAAACTCAATCGTAAACCCAACAGATTTCCCGAAATCGTCATACGAACTGGATCGGTTTATTGAGATGAAATATGGTGTCGGAAATCAATTTGGCATTCATCATTATGTGAATAATGCTGGACACGTAGTAGATGCAACCGATCCTCAAGCAACAATTGTTACTAATATCATGTACGAAGAATCCCTGAACAATGCAAAACGGTCAATCAGAGTATTGAAGCGAAAATATGTAGATTATATTTTGCGCGAAGTTTCGAATATCGTGCAAGATTTAGACTCTAGGCAATCGTAGTAATGGCAACTCAATTCTTTCCTGCCCAAATAAAAATCAATAAGATTCTCATTATAAATGAGAATGATGAGATTGACATTACCCCAATTATTGGCGAATTGAGCATATTTGAAGATATCTATTCATCCTGTGTTACTGGATCTGTATTTGTAACCGACTCGTTTGGGCTGATTCGATATTATCCATTAACTGGGCAAGAACGTCTTTATGTTGAGTTTGACAATGCGTCGTCTTCGGAACCGTTGAAGTTTAACTTTTGGATTTATTCGGTAACTAATAGAGAAACTATATCAGACACTCTCGAATCATATTTAATAAACTTCGGTTCAATGGAAATGATTGCAAACGAAGCATCCAATATTTCGTTTGCAATGACGGACATATATTCAAATATGGCGGCAAAGGTGTTCAAATCTTTGAACACTAACAAAAAGTTTGATATCGAAGCGACAAATCAAAATTCTATCCACCATGTTGTATTTCCGATGTGGAAACCATTTAAAGCATTGAATTGGTTGGCGAGCAGGGCATATACGACTGCTGGTGCTGCTGGATTTATGTTTTTTGAAACAATGAGCGGGTTTGAATTCCGAAGCATTAAGACTTTGCTTCGTGCCCCAATCGCGACTTATAAGAACCCAACAACTGGAACAAATGATGAAATACGTTATTCATATGAACCAATGAAAACTGGAACCATTGACCCATTTACAGTGTCAACATATGAGATCGTGAACACATTTGATACTCTTAGTATGTTTGAATCGGGACTTGAGTCGTCTACATTATGGGTTCATGACGATTTAGAACGCAGAGTGGAAAGACGCAAATTAGACTATCTCGACTTCTATGACGATTCAAGCAACGAACCGTCAAATAATCCATTAGTCTATACCAAGACAATTTTTAAGTCAGCATTTGAAGAGCGGGATTCTTCAGTCAACGTAAAGAATTATGTTCAAACAAGTACGTTCAATCCCACTAATTACTATCTACGAACTCAAATGTTGAGAGAAGCATCCAATTATGTTCGAATTAGGATGAATGTTCCTGGGTTTTTTGATCTTCGGTGTGGAATGAATGTTCATCTTCAACTTCCGAATGTTGGAGCTGACCAGAGATCGGACGCAGTTACAACAAAAGAAGAACATAAAGATCCATTGCTGTCCGGAAAATGGATGGTATCTGCCGTTAGACATATCGTAACTCTTGAGGGTTACCGAATGTCAGTTGAACTAATCCGTGATGCATATAACAATCCAAAGGTCCCACTATGAAACTGTATTATGCTTGTGTAGAAAGTCGGAATGACCCAGATAAGTTGGGTCGTTGTCGTGTTCGAGTAGTCGGTGTTCATACTGACAACAAAACAGTTCTTCCAGTAGCAGATCTTCCTTGGGCACAACCGATTCAGCCGATAACAAGTGCGGCAATGAATGGGATTGGTCATACACCAATGGGTCCAGTTGAGGGAACGTGGGTTGTAGTGGTTTTTAAAGATGAGGGATCGTTCCAAGAACCGTTAATTCTCGGAACGATTGGTGGGATTCCAGCCGATCCACATCTTGTTTCAGAAAGAACCGACGACTTGGTTACCGACGCATTCGGATCAATAACCAATGCAGCCGACCCGACAACAGCTGGGTTGACGTCGTATAATCCAGATGATCCTGGCGCCGTTTCGGTTGATTCAAACGGAAATCAAATCAACAAAACTCAGATTTTAAATTCATCTAATTCTCCTAGTTCAACGCAATCTTCGGCTTCATCTTCTGTTTCATCTGGTTCTATGTTGGACAAGATTGGAGAATTGACCGCAAATCGTGAATCTGGAAATGTTCCTACCATGGTAAACGATTATCTTGGTAAGGCTAGTGGAGATTTAGGTGGAGCGTCATATGGATGTTTCCAGTTTGCGTCTTATATGCCAGCGACGAGTTCTGCTAGACAGAATGCTCTTTCAAAGGGGAAATCTCCAGTCCTTCAATTCATTGAATCGTCTGGATATTCATCGACGTTTGCTGGAATGACACCAGGAACTCCAGCATTTGACAAGGCATGGGTTTCTCTTGCATCCGATCCGAACTTCAAACAAAAGCAATATGAATTTGCTAGATCGGTTAACTATGCACCACAAGTTCGTAAAAATCCAGATTTAGGAAAGCGTGGATATCCAATTCAAGAAATGTTATTTTCGATTGGAGTTTGGCTTGGTCCCAACACATCAGTCGTTACGAAAGCATTGAATGGAAAAGATATTTCAACGATGTGTGACGCGGAAATCGTTCAAACGTGTTTTGATTATATTAAGAACAATGTTCAGACACTTTTTAGAAGTAGCCCAAGTTACTGGAATGGTATTAGAAATCGTTGCACATCCGAATCGGCCGAACTACTTGCACTATGTGATGCTTGTGGAGAACAAACAGAGAAAGCACCAACTATTCCACCAACTGGACAAGAAGACATAACGCCAGCACAACAAGCCGAAAATCAAAGAAGATTCCCACCGCCTCCTGGTAGACAAAGAGTTTCTAATAAATTAGGGTTTAGAGACCCACAAGAATACTACCCAAGAAAGTCTTGGGTTGGAGAATCCGATGTTCATCGGTTGGCAAGAAATGAAAAAATTGATAACACTATTGTTCGGGTTAAAGAACAGAATAGAGTAACCAACGTAAATGTTGCATGTGGTGGCAAAGTCTGGGAAGAGCCAAAAAGTAAATATAATTCGAAATATCCATTAAATCACGTGACATGTACGGAATCTGGTCATGTAATTGAATTGGACGATACGGTTGGGGCAGAGAGAGTTCAAATTTATCATCGCCAGGGATCGTTTATTGAATTCCACCCAGATGGTAATATTGTTTTTAGAACACAACAAGATAATTTTGAAATCAACCTAAGAGACAAGAAGATTTATGTTGGTGGAGATTATTCGCTTTCAGTGAAGGGAAAATTGAGTTTTTTGAGTGAAGATGATATGACTTTTGAAACCAAAGGCGATTTCAAAATATCTTCGAATAAAAATGTTAATATTATAGCAAGCGATACTGCAATCTTGTCTGGGAACACTGCGGCAGTTTCAGCGAGCGATACTGCAATTTTGACTGGAGAAATCGCAGCAGTTTCAGGACGCCTTGATACGTATGTGAATGCGAGGAATGTTCTTCATATTGTCGGCTTAGAAAGAACAGATAACGAATATAGATCATTTTCAGTCGAAACAGGAAACGTGTGCGGCGATACTTTAGATGTTTCCGTAAATAGAATGATTCTGGACGATGGAACGGTTGAACTTTATGAAAATGACTCAGACGAAACTGTTCCAAAAAATGAAGAATCTACTGCAATTTCAAACGGAATGACTGAAATACAAAGTCAAGATGCGGCGACATCGACCCCAACCACTCCAGAACCAACACCCCCTGGAACTCCGGACGATGTTATAACTGATGATAGGTTGTCCACACATTATTGGGTGAAAGATTTAGCAAAGAATGGATTAAAGGCACAATATGGGTTGACAGAACAGCAAATACTCGAAAATCTTAGGGTTCTTGCAACAACTGTTCTTGAGCCATTGTTAGCAATTTATGGACCTAGTATGAACATAGTATCTGGGCTTAGATATGGAAATACTCAAGCTGGAAATGGTAGAGTTTCACAACATTGTAAAGGGCAAGCAGTCGATCTTCAATTTTCCGATGTTTCAAGGGCAGATCCTTTATTGGGAATAAATAGAGCAAGGGAAATCATGGCTGCGGTTGATTTTGACCAATTCATTTTGGAGCACCAACACTCCGAAGTGTTCCACGTTTCGGCAGTTGCAAGTGGAAATAGACACAAGCCCTGTTCGACTTTCGGTTCTGGAAATAGTGGAATTCTATCTGGACTTGTTGGATGTGACGGAAAGAAGTATGCTTGAGTGGGTAGATAAATAAGTTAAAAGGAATTCAAAATGAAAACGTTTAAAGAATATATCTTAGAAGGTAAGATGAAGGAAATTCACTCTGAACTCGAACAGATATTGAACAGGGATATCAAGAAATATAAGAAAAGTGGTGGAGACGAATGGATTGCTTCTCGTCTAACCGACGCTGCCAAGAAGATTTCGAAAGAATATGGGATTTCTGTTGAAGATGCAACCACTGTCGTAAACGATTACTTTGACGAAGCGATGCAGTAATGCGTTATGTTGATGTAGGTCTTTCGTTTCTGATGCATCCTAATACAAAGGATGTTGTTCAGCTCACTGACGAACAAGCGATAAAGGCTGCTGTCAAGCATCTGATTCTTACCAATTATTACGAAATTCCATTTAGTCCATATAGAGGCGGAAATATTTCTGCTCTTCTGTTTGAGACTTATACTGAAATTCAGAACGCACAAATTCAAGTTGATATCAAGAATTTAATTGATAGATATGAACCAAGAGTAAAGTTTTTAAAATGCATATCAGATTTTTATGAAGATGTGCCAGCATTAGCTGTGAGGATTTATTTTAGAATTTTATCGCTTAACAAAGACGTAGATATTTCAGTAATCCTGAAGAGAACAAGATGACTTCAATCGTTTCCGCTAATGTTACCTCGTTAGATTATGATGGTTTGAAAGAAAGTTTAAAAAGTTTTCTTTCAAATAATCCAACCTTTACTGATTACGATTTTGATGGGTCTGGGCTAAATGCTATCATTGAGGTGTTAGCATATAACTCTCAGCAATATGCCTATTTAGCAAATATGCTATCCAATGAAATGTTTTTGGATAGTGCAATTCTTAGATCGAGTGTCGTGTCCCTTGCTAAATTGGTTGGATATACACCAAGATCAATCGTTGCTTCTCAGGCTCAAGTATCTTTGACGTTCGAAGGGGTGCCTTTGAACTATGTGAATCTTGAACTTCCAAAAGGAACAAAGTTTTCAACTAGAATTAAATCAAATATATTCACATTCGTAAACAGAGATTCTGTTTCAATTTTTCCAACGAATGCAATAACCAATCCAGGTCAGTTTCAAATTACAAATCTTCCGATCTATGAAGGCGAGATTATAACGAACGATTTCGTCGTTGTAAATCCAGCATCCGATAGATTTATTATTCCAAATAATAATGCGGATATATCAACGCTTCGCGTATATGTAAAGCCATCTGGTGGTTCAACTTTTTCTCTTTATACAGAAGCAAACTCTATTCTTGGATTAACTAATGCTTCAACAATTTACTATATTCAAGAAGTCGATTCAATGCAATTCGAAGTTTATTTCGGAGATGGCGTTTTAGGTAAATCGTTAAGCGTTGGCGACACGGTTAGATTAGAATATATTGCTACTAATGGAATATTTGGGAATTTTGCAAGAACATTCACAGTTGGATCGATTGGTGGATTTACTCCGATTGTAACAACTGATGTTACATCAACTGGGGGTGCTTCTGCTGAGGGAATCAACTCAATTAGACAAACTGCCCGAAAGATGTATTCGTCTCAAGATAGATGTGTCACCACACAGGATTATCGAGCAGTTATAATGGACAAATTCCCATACGCCAAATCAGTTAACGTTTGGGGCGGCGAAGCCGAGAATCCTCCAAAATATGGAAAAGTGTTCGTGTCTATTGCTACGCAAGACGGAACAAAACTGACTCAAGACAATAAGAGAATGATTATAAATGATATTTTGTTGGATAGATCATTTCTTCGTATTGTCCCGACTATCGTTGACCCACAAAATATTTTTGTCGGAGTGAAAACTGTTGTTAAGTACAATCCGAGACTTATAAATGATTTAACTGCTTTAAAAAATTCAGTAAACGATAAGATTATTGCATTTGGAATTGATGCATTAGAAGGACACGGAAAACCTTTATATCTTTCAAATTTATTGTCAAGCATTGACCAGGTATCTGGAGTGATTGGGAATATCTCAACTGTAACCCTAGTATATCGTTTTGTTCCAAAAATAAACTCAACTCAAATTTTGAAGGTCGATTTCAAGAATCCAATTAAACTTGGGTCTGTTCGCTCAACTCCAATGAATTTCAGTTCCGACCAGTTGAGTTCGTATATATTGGAAGATGATTCGAAGGGAAACATCGTTGCTTATAAACTGAATGAATTTTCAAATAAAGTTTATTTACCAAATTATAAAGCTGGATCTGTTGATTATACTAACGGAACAATTGTCCTAGATAATTTGGTTGTTGAAAACTTTGTCGGTGAGTTTTCTGAAATAACTTGGGTCTGTGAAAATAACGATATCATTCCACAATTTAATCAAGTGCTTTATATCTCTCCAGAAAAGATTGATGTTCAAGTGCAAGCAGAAACGATTGTGTAATCAGCAAAGGATTGTATGGCAACCGCATTAGATACCGTAATTTCGTTTCAGTCAAACGTTGCTAGTGTTCTTCCACGTTATTTGCTTGAAGATCAAGCACTCATCATTCCATTTTTAGAAGCATATTACGAATGGTTAGGAACTCCTGGTAATCCATTAAGTGCTGGCGCAAATATTCCGAATTACTCAAATATTGACACCACTAAGGCAGAATTCATTCAGTTCTTTAAAAATACATTTCTAACAGATTTCCCAGATGTAATTGCAAGTGACAAAACATTACTAATCAAACATATTTTAGATTTCTATAAAGCAAAAGGAACTGAAAAAGCATTCGAACTTTTCTTTAGAGCAATTTATAATAAACCAGTTGAGTTCTATTATCCAAGAAATGATTTGCTAAGACCTTCTAATGGAAAATGGGAAACCGTTTCTTCGATGAAGGTTCACTATTCGGGTGAAACGTCCGACGTGTTCAAATTAATTTCAAAGAGCATATATGGCGAAACATCCAAAACTCGGGCTCGTGTAAATAACATTATTTGTTATCTAGTTGGAACAACGAAAGTTGCAGAACTCTTCGTTGAAGATATAGGAGGAATCGGGTTCCAACCTAACGAAACGATTAGATGTGAGGTTTCACCTGGAATATTTGTTCAGTTTATTTCATCTCCAATTGTTAATCGTATTGAAATTATTTCTGGTGGACATGACTTTGTCCCAGGTGAAACAATTGAAGTTCCAGTATCGTTTTCTTCGAAATGTCTTTTGAATGTTAAATCTGTTCTTGGCGGAGTCGTTTCGTCAATTAAAGTCATGACTCCTGGGTCTAACTATGCGGTCGGAGATAAAGTTGTTTTTGACAATATGGAAACGGGCGGTGGTGGTGCTAGAGCAATCGTCGAATCCGTTACAGTAGATGGCAATATTTCGTCTATACGAATTATTGATGCTGGCAATGGATATTTCAAGTCTCCAGTCGTAACGATTTCTTCTGTAACTGGAAGTGGAGCATCTGTTTTAGCTAATATATCTGGAAATGGATCCGTTAAAGAACTGGACATTATAGGGTCTGGGTTTGATGTTAATGTGGCACCTACTGGATCTGTTGTGTCCATTGGGAGAAACTGCTTCTTGAAACTTTTTAGTGGAGCAGTTCATACTTATTCTGGATATAGCAATAAAGACGGGTTCTTAAACGATAAGGATAGAATTCAAGATTCCAATTTCTATCAAGATTATTCATATGTTCTGAAAGCGGGCGTTGACGTGTCGCATTATGCAGACATCATTAAAGAGGTTGCACATCCCGCTGGGTTCAAGATGTTTGGCGAGTTTCAAGATGTAACAGAACTCAATATGAGCATGAATGGATGGAACATCCAAGACGAACTATCATCATATACTTTCTATACTGTGGACTATGATGCGTTCGTTGCCGGAGTTGGTCTTCTTGAGGACATCATCAATCTTTTCTTAAAGGTTGAAATGTGGAATGGAAATTCGTTCAATATCAATAATAAAATCGACGTAAACAAACTTGCAATACAAGAAATTGCCGATATTGAAAATATGATTATCGGAGACGTGTTAGATACTTCTGGATATATTTGCGATTCTCCATTCGTTGTCGATGGGTATGCTCATGCTGATGAATATGATGATTCTTCATCTCTCGCCGCGATTGAATTAGAAATTAAAGCAAGAGACTGGTGGTTATTGGAAGAATATGTCGTCGACGATGCTATTTTAAATACTACTTATAGAGACCCAAACGTATATCGCGAATTTTACGATTTTACAATTCTGGATTTCAACGAACTCATCAATGATCCATATAAACGAAAGGAAGTCGAAGTTGCTGCATATGTATTGGGAGAATATGATTACATCCAACCGAGTACATCTTCTTTCTCGACAATGATTGCAAACGGCGAAACCTCGAAGCAAATTTGGTTAGATTCTCATTATGTAGTTGATTCGGCATTAAATATAGAAAACGAACAGTTTGAAGTATTTTCGTTGTTTAACAATTCGAGTTCCTTTGGGACTCCATATTTAAATACAAAGTTACTCGAGAGAATGGCAGGAGATGTAATAGATGATCCACTTTCTCCAAAGACAAGATTTAGTTATATGTCGACGCCAGAAATATTATCCTCAGACGACCCAACAAGATATTTCGCTGCAGCTGGTCAATATAACATAGAAACGAAATCGTTTATCTGGAATCAACGACAAGTTGTTATTCCTCAACTAATTGGTAATTATAGCACCAATCAAACCAATGTAGGTGATTTTTACGAGTCGCTTGCATATATTGGTCGATATTCAAATTTGTTCAAGACAAACCCAAAAAGGTTTGAACAAAATAACACGAATGTGTTTGTGACTGTTGATATTTCTTAAAGGAGAATACAATGTTTTCGTTTTTAACAATGATTAGACCAATCTTGAGTTCGAAGATTCTTTGGATTGGAGTTCTTGTGGTCGTGGTTTTTATTATGGGGATGATGTCTGGGGCTAAGCATACCAGAAACCATTATGAACCCATTGTAACTGAATTGAATTCTCGAATTGTGAATTATACAAAAACAATTGAGAATTATCAAGAAGTAATAAAAACACAGAATGCTGCAGTTGAAAAGTTGAAGGAAATAACTGACCAAAAACAAGTCATGATCGACGAAACTGTTAAGAGATTGGCGGAGCAAAAGAAAGTGTCGGACATTGCTATAAATACGATTAAGAACACTCCAAAACCTTCTAAGGATTTATGTGAAGCAGCGAGGATTGATTTTATGAAAGAATTGATTGAAGAGAGGAAGACCAAATGAAAATCTTTCCGTTAGTTGTATTGTTGTTTTTGGTTGGATGTGCTGGACAGACAGTTAAGGAGCCAACTGAAGTCAAGGTTCCTGTTTATGTTCCATGTCAAGTCATTGTTCCCGATACTCCGGCGTTCGAGGTAGATAAATTAAATATCAACGCTGATATCTGGGATATGATGATTGCGTTAAGAGTTGAAAGACAACAACGAAAGCAGTTTGAGCTCGAATTGTCAAATTTGCTGAATACTTGTATAAAGGACGCCAAATGAAATATCTTGATGTCAGATCTCAGATTAAAAGTGGCGACGTATTAGCTTGGACTGAGGGAAGTTGGAAGAGTTTGCGCGACATCAAACTTAACATTGTTCGCATTTTTACTAGATCGGAATACTCCCATGTCGGGATTGCTTGGGTTGTTGGAGAAAGAGTGTTCGTGGTTGAAGCAGTCATTCCACTTGTGCGAATTTACCCTCTTTCAAAACTAACACCATTCTACCTCATCAAGACTCCATATAGTTGGAGCAAAGAAGCAGAAGAGAAGATGTTAGAAACGGTTGGGAAACCATATTCACAATGGGAAGCAATCAAGGCATTTCTTGGTCTGAACACTAAAGACGAAAAAGTTTGGGAATGTGCAAAATTAGTAAATGATACATTGGCAACGATTGATCCCAACTTTGAAGAAATTCCAGATATTCCAACCAATACCGTTGAATATCTTTTAAAGAATAATTCGGTAATTAGTTTTGTTGAATCAGGAATTTGCTAGATTTGTTAGCCAACATGAACTAAATACACAGCCAGCAGATTGTGCGTGTTGTACATATCAAGACAAGCACACTGAGTTGGCATGGATGATTTGGCAATGGATATGGGGATACCAGCATGGCTTATAATAGGAGGAAAAATGTCAAACACTGATGAACCGTTAATTTATACGACCAAAGGGAACCTTCCCATTAAGGATTTGAATTATTCCCATTCTTGGGAAGATGCAGATACGTATATGAAATTTATTGAAACATATACCCTTGATGGTGAAGTTGTTAAGCAATCGGCACATGTTTTTATGAAACAAGGACAACAACTCAATTCTGAACTGGAGAAAATCTAATGGCTAACACACAAGCAATACCTAAAACCTTCCGCGTCGATCTTCTAAATGGGATTCATGCTTTTGGAACAAGCGTAGTAAGAGGTTCAACAGCTGCGGATACTTTCAAAGCTGCTCTTTACCTCGCATCTGCAACGATTGATGCAAATATATCGGCATATACTACAACGGGGGAAGTATCTGGTTCAGGATATACCGCTGGTGGTATTACCGTTACGAATGCTACCGCCCCCGCAAATACTGGCGGTACAGGCGTTGTCGCCTTCTGGACTCCATCTGCTTCACTTGCCTTTGGAACAGTTACGCTTTCCACTTCATTTGACTGCGTTATGATCTATAACAACACAGCGGCAGGTAAAAATGCAGTGTCAGTGAACACATTTGGCGCCACTACGGTAACTGCCGCTAACTTCACCCTGACAATGCCTACCAACGATTTGACTAACGGCCTCATCAGGATTTCTTGATCATGACGCTACGTGACGAAATAACGACACGCCTGGACTGTGCTGCCGCACTTGCTGCAAGAGATTGTGGTGAGTTGGCACACATCTTGTCTATTGGCCGCACGAAACAGATTGATTTCAATGTTGGCTATGGCTCGGTGCTGGATACGCTCGGAGCAGAGTCCGGCGCTGCATTTCTTGACGGATTGACTGCACTCGCCGCAACCAACAGCCCAGTGAAATGGGCATTAAAACTATTGGATCGCGGCGAATTGAACGTAGGGTCACCGAAAACGCAAGCACAACTGGATGCACTTGCCGCAGGTGGCGTCATGCCCCAGGCTGTAGCAGATACGCTCAAGGCGCTGGCGCTTGTGCCCGATGTGGTAACTCCGCAGGAAGTACAAACTGCGCTGGAAGGATTCTAAATGGCTACGATAAAACAAATAGTAGGTACACGCACCAGCCTGAATGTCACCGGCCTGAGTACGCTGGCCGCTGGAACTTATGTGAGTTCAGCAGTTTATATAGCGAACACGAATCAGCCGCTTGATGTGATTGTTGAAGTCGATATAGCCACAACGAATACGCCTGCTGGCAACAAGCAGGTGGTGGTGTTCGTCCAGGAATCACTCGATGGCACGAATTTCCGTTCAGGCCCTGGAAGCGGAACCACAACAACAGATGAGCCTAATCTGCGCCTGCTCGGAACTGTGCCGATGAACAGCGTCACAACTACCCAGATTGGGACATTCTCGGTAGCGCAGGCATTGGGTTACTGCCCGTATGCGTTCAAGCTCGTGATAAAGAATGATTTGGGCGTAGCGCTCACCAGCGGAACTGCGTTCACCAGCGAAATTAGTTCGACCGTAGCATAAGGATCAGGCAATGAGTAGCCTGATCCTTCCTCGTAGTTGGACTAGCCAGCCACAGACACCGACCCAACTTGATCCAAAATGGGTTGCACTCGGTGCAAAAGTCTATGTTTCGCCAAATTTTATTGCGCGAAAATCAGGACAAATAGCCGTACCAGTTATTGCATCGCCTGCAACTACAGCAATTGGCGCAGATGGTAGATGTTTTGACTTTACGGCTGCAAATGCAAAAGTACAACTTAGTTCGTCTGATATACCTTCAAATCCTGAGTATTCAATAGTAGCTTCTTTCGTCTGGAAAGCTACCGCAGCCTATGGAAACATTTTTTCTTTGGCTGTGTCAACATTTAATGCCCCTTACTATATTTGGACGATAGGCCGAGATGGCAACAGTGGATTCCGCATTGCTTATAGTGATGGCACGACCGCGCATGAACTTTTTGGGACAGGTTCGCTGCAATTAACAGCAGGCAAATCATATACAGTTGTCTTTGTAAATTCTAAAGCAGGGGCATTTTGCTATATCAATGGCGTCAAGTATGGTGCTGGTGTTTATTCTGCTCCAGGAAGCACAACAAGCATTCCAACACTTGGTGTTCTATCCACCAGTTCTGGATATGATTATGATGGATTAGTTTATTCTGGGATTATATTCGATGCTCCTTTATCTAATTCTAATGCTAGTAGATTATCGTTAAATCCACATCAAATACTCAATTCGATGCCTCGCCGGTTGTGGGTAGTTGGGGCGGTCGATGGTAATATATCGCTAGCACTTACAGGTCAATCACTCACTAATAATCTTGGCAATCTATCTGCTTTTGTTGCATCTTCTGTGACTGGAAATGTGACAACACTACAACAAGGATCGGTAACAGCCAATATAAGCACCACAATAACAGGACAGCAGGTTTCGACAGCACAGGGTTTCATATCTCCTGATGTGCAACCTGCAATAACAGGACAGCAGGTTTCGACAGCACAGGGTTTAATATCGCCTGACGTAAGCACCACAATAACTGGACAATCGGTATCTTTAGGGCAAGGTTCTACAACTGCATCAATCAGCCTTGCGCTTACAGGGCAGCAGGTTTCGATAGGACAAGGATCGGTAACAAACGCTGCTAGTAGTGACGTTACAAAAGCTCTATCTGGGCAAAGTTTATATGTGTCTCAAGGCCCATTAACTACATCAATCAGCCTTGCGCTTACAGGACAGCAGGTTTCGACAGCACAGGGTTTAATATCTCCTGATGTGCAACCTGCAATAACAGGACAGCAGGTTTCGACAGCACAGGGTTTCATATCTCCTGATGTGCGATCTATAATAACAGGACAGCAGGTTTCAATAGGGAAAGGTTCTATAACGGCATCAGCTAGTTTTGCTCTTACAGGGCAGCAGGTTTCGATAGGACAAGGATCGGTAACAAACGCTGCTAGTAGTGACGTTACAAAAGCTCTATCTGGGCAAAGTTTATATGTGTCTCAAGGCCCATTAACCGCATCAGTTGGTCTTACACTTAATGGTCAAAGCATTATTTTAAGCGGTGGATCGATATCTCCAATTATTAACTCCGCACTTGTGGGGCAACAATCATCTGTTCAACAGGGAAGCACATCTGTAAGCGTTTCTTCTGGATTACTTGGGAATGCTGTTGTTGTATCCAATGGAACGGTTGTTCAAGCGGGTTCTGACATTATAAAGGCGCTCACTGGCCAACAGTTAATGCTAACTTTGGCTAACCTGTTCGAGTACAAAACAAGCACCGATCTGTTATCGAATGTTTCCGCAATCGCAGCCTACGTTCAAGACACGCCAATCGCAGCCTACGTTCAAGACACGCCAATCGTAGCCTACGTTCAAGACATGCCAATCGTAGCCTACGTTCAAGACACGCCAATTATTGCTATTTCACAAGGTATTTGATAGGAGCCATCATGGCAATTATAAGACGCAGACGCGGCAATACACACAAGGATTTGCTGACAATCATCAGTTCATCTACGAATTTGCCAATTGACATCACGGGGTGTAGTTTTGTTATGAACATCACCACCGATAAGGCGCCCGACTCACTCGGCACCAATTTATTATATTCGCTGACAGGTACAATTGTCGCGCCCGCCACAAACGGCCAAGTCACATTCACGCCAACGTTGGCTCAGGCAACACAAGCTGACGGTACCTACTACTACGAAGTAATTATGACGGATACTCAAGGACTGACTGAAACCGTGGCGATGGACAAGTATATCTACTATTGACGGTGAGAGGATAAATATAATAACAGTAAAAGGGAAAAGATAAAGATGCCATTCGCTTCATTAAATCTTGACGAAACATTTAAAATACAGTTTGATGTCGAAGTGTTCGGAACGACACTTAGGCCTGCCACTGTTAGATTTGTGTTCGACTCTCCAATTGGAATCTTTATTCTTGGAACTCCTGGAGATGGGACACAAGTTGACTTCGAAATTCCAAAACTCAATGGGATTCTTCTTCCAGGAGTTTATGATTGTCATATTGAAGCATTCGTTGAAGACAAGGTGTTTGTTCCATTCAGAGATACAATCGAAATGTTGGCTCCAGTGCCACTAAGACCATACGAAGCCGAATCGATCGAGGAAAATATTCAAGTGTCTGTTAAAGTAAAGACACCCCAAGAGATCGAACCAAAATCACAATTTGAAGTTGAAGAAGCTGACGGAGTAAAATATTTGAAGAACTCGGATGGACTTTATGCTGGTCTACTTCTAGAATCTGGAGAACTTCTTGTTGAAACTCCAAGTGTGAATAAAAAAGAAGTTATTAAAGAAATTATGCGAGGTGGTAAGTAATGGCTACTATTATATCAAGATCACAATTAAGAGATTATGCTCTTCGCAAACTTGGAAGTCCAGTTGTTCGAATCAATGTTGCCCCAGAACAGTTAGAAGATTGTTTAGACGACGCAATTTTGAAATTCCAAACAGAGCACATGGATGGCTCTGAAGTCGTATATCTTCCAATTACTATCACTGCTCAAAATTTGATTGATCAATTTTTTGATGTTGACCCAGACATTCTTTCAATAACACAGTTGATTCATATTAGCGATCTTGGAATGAATTTATTTTCGGATTCATTCCAATATATCCAGAGTTTTTATCCATTTGCGTTATCTGGTCAAGGACTTCTCACATTTGACATGGCATTACAATATAGAAATGTCATCAAGAAAACATTGCTTGGAACTGGGTTACGGTTAAGACATCAATATCATGGAAGAAGACTTTTCGTTGATGTTGATTGGACAACGTTTAAAGAGGGTCAGATTATCGTTGTTGAAGCATTTCGTAAAGTTGACCCAGAAGTCGACAATTCAATGTACAACGATCCATGGTTGAGACGCTTTGTCGTTGAAACAATAAGACTTCAATGGGGACAAAATATGTCCAAATACGGTTCGGTTCAGATCATGGGTGGAGTGTCTGTCGATGGAGCCGCAATGGTCCAGCTTGCAAAAGACAACATTGATGAATTGATGGATGAGCTCGAAACCAAATGGACAATGCCCACAGATTTTTTCACTGGTTGAATTAAATGGCACTTAATCCGTACTTTTCATGGACAAACGAAGCATCCGAACAGAATCTCTATCATGATTTAGCTGAAGAATTCACACAGATGTTCGGAATCGAAATAATCTATCTCAAGGTTGAAAATCTTGAGGGAGCAAACTACGATCAACTGTTTGGTGAGAATAGACAGCCACTTGTTAAGGCTGGCGTACCGTTTGAAGTCTATCCCGCCGACATTGAGAATGTTGAACTTGGAGACGACATGTTTACCAAGTTCGGGCTTCAAGTGGACGACACGATTCACCTTTATTTTCCATATAAGAGATTTCAAAGTGTATTTAACGAGTTAAGACCAAGAGAAGGTGATTTAATCTTCGTTCAGAAATATGACGACCTGGGAGCAACTGATATGTTCAGAATATCCTATGTTCAAAAAGATATCATATTTTATCAATTGGGAAATAACTATTTCTTTGATGTAAAAGCAGTTCGACATTCCTTCTCACACGAAGTTTATGAAGATGACACATTGAATCCACATGGAGATCTTGCAATAAACGTTGATCAACAGAAAGAACCCGAAAATCAAATTGTTAATGATACAAATACAGACAATGCAACAATTGATTCTATTAAGAATTCAATTCTGAACTTCGACGAACATAACCCATTTGGTGATTCCTAATGATTGGAAATTCTCCTTATTATCATGAACATATAAAACGATATGTATCGGCATTTGGATCGTTGTTCAATGACATGTCAATCGAAAGAAGGAATTCTTCTGGGGTATTATTAAAGACGATAAAGGTTCCATTGTCTTATTCAACAAAGGATAAGATAATTCAACGTTTCAAACAAAACATAGATTTGAACAATACGTTCAGAACAACATTGCCAAGAATGGCGTTCGTTATGACTAGCTTGTCATATGACGGAACAAGGAAACAGAATTCTTTAAATACTACCAAAATTGACTCGACTGGGTTAGTGTCTAATATGATGTATTCGCCTGCACCATATAATCTTGATTTCGAGCTAAATATTTGGACAAGTCATTTTGAAGATTCTCTCCAGATTGTCGAACAGATTTTGCCATTCTTTCAACCTGAATATACAATTGCAATAGATGAAATTCCATCTCTTGGGATTGTTAGAGATATTCCAATTGTATTGAATGATGTTTCTTATTCAGACGACGCAGAAGGTAATTTCGAAGATGTGCGAACAATTGAATGGAACTTAACATTTACTCTCAAAGGATATATGTTCGGGCCAATTAAAACATCGAAAATTATTAAACAAACCGACACTGATATATTTACGGTTGATTTTAATAGTTCTGGAGAGGATTATCGGTCAACTGTTTCGCCATTGGGTGCAATGGAAACTGATCCACATACGATTGTCGACACACAAATATCTATACCGCCAGAAGTATAAATAAGCTAAAAATTGGGATTAAATCATGAGCGCAATTATTACCAAGGAAATGTCTTTTTTCGGTGCTTCACAATTTATTGAAGCGTTCGGAGAAGGTCAGGATAACGTATACTTAGCAATTGGGAAACAGACACCATGGAATTCTGAGATTGCTCCAGATATTCCAATTGATAATGTTTCTTCTTATTATAACGATTATAGAGATATTATTGCGGCTAAGAAGATTACGCCACAAGACGTGTCGTTTGTCATTCCAAGAGTTGAATGGACATCTGGAACTGTTTATTCGATGTATGACGATACCGATAATGCAATATATGTCAAAGAGTTCTATGTCAGGACTCCAGACAACAGAGTTTGGAAATGTATTTCGAATAATAATAATGCTGTGTCTGTTTCTCAGCCGACACTTCCAATTATCTCCAATGTAACCGATGTCGTTCAAACTGCGGATGGATATTTGTGGAAGTATATGTTTTCCATTAGCAATGCTCAATTCTTAACTAACAATTGGATTCCAGTTAGCACTCTATTGGCCGATGACGGGTCACACCAATGGACAATTCAACAATCGGCAATTGACGGCGCGATTCACGTTATTAAAGTCATAAATCAAGGCTCCGGATATATCGGAACCCCAACTGTTCAGATTGTTGGAGATGGTATCGGGGCTACAGCAACTGCTAATGTAGTTGGTGGTTTCGTAACATCTATTACAGTGACATCAATTGGGTCGGGATATAATTGGGCAACTGTTACGATTAGTGGTGGCGGTGGTGTCGGTGCGACTGCTAGAGCAATCATTCCGCCAACTGGCGGCCATGGAAAAGATGCGGTTAAGGAATTGGGCGGTAACCGAGTGATGATCATGATGACTCTTAATAATAATGAGTCACAGAAGTTTACGACATCAAACGATTATAGAAAAATTATATTGATTCGAAATCCAATGGCGGTTGGAAACATTCCTGCATCCGGATCAGTATACGATCTCTCAACTAGATTGACATTCAATTCAACCACTGCTCAATATCAAGTTGACGAAACGATAACAGGACAAACAAGTGGAGCAACTGCCAGTGTAATTGATTATAATTCGTCCTCAAAAACTGCTAGAATAAATCATGTTTCTGGAACATTTGCAGTCGGAGAAACCGTCGTCGGCGCAACATCAACTGCATCTGGAGCAATAAATACGATTACCAATCCAGAATTTAATTTGTTTACTGGTGAAATATTGTTCAGAGACTATCGGTTAGCAATTAACAGATCTCCAACGCAAAATGAAACCATCGGTCTTGTTGTCGACTTCTAAGGAATCGTAAATGGCAATCACATTAAGAAGAAATAAAGGTTTGCCACTTACCTTTAGTGAGCTTGACACGAACTTTGACGAATTAAACACAGGCAAGTTAAATAAGGCTGGCGATACAATGACGGGACCATTGGTTCTTTCTGGTGCGCCAACTCAAAATTTACATGCGGCAACTAAATTATACGTAGATTCACAGCTTGCATCACCGAGTGGGGCAGTTTTACTTACTGGATCGACGATGTCTGGTCCGTTGGTTCTTTCCGGCGCACCAACCGTTAATCTTCAAGCTGCAACAAAACTTTATGTCGATAGTGGCATTTCAACTCTAAGTAGCTCTGTTACTACATCCCTTTCTGGAAAGGTTGATAAATCTGGATCAACGATGACTGGTGCGTTGGGCCTTATAGCTGGTTCCAATTCTTCACCATCATTATTTTTTACTGGGGATATCCAGACTGGAATATTTAACGGTTCCGCCGGCGAAGTCAGTTTAGTATCTGCTGGAACAAAATCTGCCGCCGCAAATAACGGCGTGTTCGGAATCTTTCAACATAACACCACATATTCATCAAATTTAAATATTGGAGCATCGAGAACTGTTGCTGGTACTTCTTCAATTAATCTTATTGGAGATTTAACCTATACAACATTTGGGCTTCAATTGCAACGGGCTTCGACGGTCAATGGCAATTCGACTATTACACATAGGGGGACGGGTGAACTTTCTTTAAATGTTCAAGACGCCGGATCGTTGAAGTTCTATATTGGTAGCACTTCTTTTGTAAATATCGGACCCGACGGCACAGTAACTTCCGATAACCTTACTGTCAGACCGAACGCAACGGTTTCGACTCAAGGTGGGGCGCTATTATTGGCTGGAACTGTTGCTAGAACTGGTTTTTATTTAGATGAAAACAACGATGTCTTTCGAGTTCGAAACGATGGAATTGTTTATTTTTCTGTAGACAAGAGTGGCAATATTACTGGGAAGAACGGTTTAATAATTAAACCGTTCTCTGCTTGGACTATTATAACAGGAAACACCATAGCAACAGATGGCGGAAGATATTTAGCAAATACAACTTCTGCTGCATTTACTTTAACGCTCCCCGCTTCTCCAACAGTTGGAATGGCAATTAAAGTTAATGACTATGCTGGAACATTTGCTTCAAAAAATTTAACAATTGCAAGAAATGGTTCAAATATTATGGGTCTAGCTCAGGATATGACACTGAGCACAAACAATTTCTCGAGAGAATTCACTTATGTCGATTCTACTCGCGGTTGGCAACTCATTTAACATATCAACACCGGAAGATAAGATAGGGTTTCAAGCCACATGGAAAAGATGAACACGGGGATCGCCCCATATTTTGATGATTTCGATAAAACAAAACATTTTCATCGTGTTTTGTTCAAGCCCGAAGTCGCAGTGCAAGCGCGAGAACTGAACACCGCACAATCAATTCAACAAAGCCAAATCAATCAATTTGGTGATCATATCTTCAAGAATGGGTCCGTAGTTCGCCCAGGTGGTACATCATATAAGACAGTGCCATTTATCCGTGTTCAACAAACATATCTTGGAGTAGCAATTGACCCGACGCAATATCTCGACAATATAATTGTTCAAGATTCGACTGGATTGCGAGCACGAGTCAACTTTATTGTGACCGACACAACCGAATATAGGTTTTATTTAAATTATCTTAATTCTGGATCACTTGGTACGACGAGAGAGTTCAATAATACCGAAGCATTTCATGTCGAGGCCGCTCCGGGGATCCAAGTTGTCTATGGTCAACCGAATGCAACAAACCATACTGGTATTGGCCAACTTGCGTCCATTGCAGATGGAACATATTATGTTAATGGGTTCTTCGTTGGTGTTGACGCACAGACGGTTGAGATGGGAACAGATGCATCGACGTTAAGTGTTACGGTTGGATTAGAAGTAATCGAAGAAATCGTAACTCATATGGATGATGAATCTTTATATGACAATGCAATGGGATCTCCTAACGAAAATGCACCTGGAGCCGATCGTCTAAAGATTTCTCTCCTGTTCAAATCATATGACTTGACAACAGATCTGACTGGAAAAATATTCATCGAACTTCTTAGATTTGAAAATGGAATTCTTAAAATTCATAAAATCAATTCTGAATATTCCGATCTTGAAAGAACATTAGCACGTCGTACATATGATGAATCTGGCGATTATTCAGTTGCTCCATATCAAATTGTTGCGTTAAACCATCAAAAACTTTCCCAAGGAGATTCGCAGGGGTTCGTTATCAATGGCAATCCAGATTGGTTTGCATTATCCATTGGCCCTGGTAAATCATATGTTCGCGGTTACGAAATTGAAACTATATCAAACGAATATGTCACGGGCGTTAGAGCACGTGGACCCGATCACATTATCCAAACAGATGACAAATCTTTAGTTGCATATAGTGGTCAGTATATTTGGGTTGCTGGGTTTATTTCTGGACTAACCGCTGGGATTCCAGCAACCACGAATTTCTCAATTAGTTTGTTTTCAGACACTGCATTTACAACTCAGATCGGCACTGCAACTGTTCGTGGAGTTCAACTGGATCAAGACTTATTTGGTCAACCTGGAACTCCAAATATAAACGCATATCGGTTCTATATTCACACGTTGTCGATGAATCCTGGACATCAATTATCTGAATCTGCTGTATGGAAAAATTCTGCGTCAAATCATGGAGTTGTTCTCCATGCCGTTTCCCTTATAAATGTTACCACGCCGTTTATAACTGGTGATATAATTACAGAATCACAAACACTCAGAACTGCGACAATTTATCGTTGGATTCCAGAATTAGCAACTGCCCTTGTTTATCGACATAATCCAGCAAACCAGATTCCCAGACAAGGAAAGTTGATCTCGTCTGGAACTAAGACTGCGACTATCCAAAGTGTAATTTCTAACAATATAACAGGAGATGTATTAAATATTCCAACATTGTTTACACTGCCGAACCAGTATATTAAGAGTATAAGAAACGCATCGAATGAATCAGAAGTAAGTTTTTATTATCTGAAACCAGTTCAGGTTATTGCAGATTCAAACGGAGTATTTACATCTGGAACAGTGACTGCTACAAACGAAAGTCTCGAAACCAATCTTTCGGAATATGTTGGCGTAGTTCAATCTGGAACATCTGCCGGATTCATGTCAATGCTTCCAACTCAAATGGCTATCAGTTCTGATCAAAAGAGTTTTATTTGGTCACCAGTTGGGCTAACGGCATCGAATTTTGCTGGTGTTACTGCAACATTTTTAGTTCCAATTTATAAGACTAATGTGGTTGAAAAAACAAAAACAAAAACAACAATTACGAATGAGCCAGTTAGCATTGCGTCGATTGCAACTTCATACGTAAATCTAACGAAAGCAGACGTAATTCGAATCGTTTCTATCACCGATCCTGGAAATTCCAATAGAGACATCACATCCGATTTCTTGTTTGATAACGGACAACGTGATTATGTTTATAAATTGGGATCTATTATGCTAAAACCCGGTGCAAATATGCCGCGTGGATCGGACGGAGTTAACAGTGTTATCAGTGTTACATATGAATATTTTAGTCATTCCTCAGGTGATTATATAAGCGTAAACAGTTATCCAGTATTCGAAGAGATTCCTCAGTTTGTATCGAAAATTAGTGGAAATACATATAATCTTCGTGATTGTCTCGACTTTAGGCCAATCGAGAATGGTTCGTCATCTAGTTTTCTTTTGAATCAATCTAGAGTTAGTTTCAGTTATCAATACTATACGCACAGAATCGACAAGTTAATTTTAATGAGTGACGGAACATTCAGACTTCTCAAAGGAATTCCTGGGTCGGCTACTGCACCGCAAGCTCTCGACTCGTCAATGCCAGTTGCGGATATAACAGTTCTTCCATATACATATACGAACAAAGACATCTTGATAAAGATGTATGATAATCGTCGATATACCATGCGAGACATTGGAAAACTTGATGCTAGAATTACCAATGTTGAGAACTATACTACAATGTCTCTTTTGGAGATGGATACAAAAAATCTAAAAATCACAGATGCAGAAACTGGGTTAGACCGATTTAAATCTGGATTCTTTGTTGATTCGTTTGACTCATATGAAAGTGGCAATCAAGGAAACCCAGAGTTCAAATGCACCGTATATTACAAAATGAAATCGGTTTATCCACAAGAAATCAGAGAGAATATTCCACTTCTATTCAATGAGCTTGATAGTGATGATGTTGCGAAGGTGGGCAATAAAATCATGCTTCCATATACAGAAGTGACAAAGATTACACAACCTTACGCAACACATACTATTAACCTTCAACCATATGATAGTTATTTCTGGGAAGGGAAGATCCAACTTTTCCCATCGAAAGATGTATGGAACGAAACTGCCTTTGCACCAGATAAATCGGGGAGCTTTTCTGAAGTAGACTTGCAAGAGGACGTCACCTCTGTTTTTTGACTATTAACATCCACCGATATAGCAAGCTCCAGCAGTGTCGCCGTCTTAAGCAATTAACACGACTACTCCAGCATTGTGTTCAACTACATAATTTGGTGGCGAATAGGATTTTGTTACTGATCCTAAACTATCCATAATAAATACTTCAAATACAACGGATAATATAACAATGTCTATTATTTTAGAGCCTTTTACAGTATCGTCAACAAGAACTAGCATTCTCGGCTCAATTGCTAGAATTTCCTATACTCAGATTCCTTATATGCGATCGATTGTGATCAGAATATATGGATCTGGGTTCAAACCTAAAACAAAATTGCTTTGTTTTTTCGACGACTTGTATGTGGGTCAGTTGGTTAGACCAGTAACAAGTGTTGCTGTCCCTCCGTCGAATTATCAACCAAATTCAACGCTTAATGAAAGACCGCTAGATACCAGAAATCTTGTCTCGAGAATATATTCTGCAGAAGAGTTAGCAACTCGCTTTCCAGACTTACTTCTTAATATTCAAGGTTGGGTGAAGGATAAAGTATTTGCCGATGGGTCTGCTATTTTTAAATCTGAATTTGGACAATCTATTTCACAATTTCCATTTTTAATAAAAGGTACTACAAATTCTGGCACTGCAGTTGTGCCTGGAGCTCCAGTTTCCGGATCGACATCTGGAGAAACTGGAGCATTCGGCGACGATATTATAACCAATGATAACGGTGAATTTTTATTAGATTTTAATGTTCCTCCTTTAACATTCAGAACTGGTCGACGAAAATTTCAAGTTACAGATACGACCGATCCAACTGTTACTTCTCTTACTGGCGGGTCTGCTATTTTTACCGCAGAGGGAACATTGAACACATATCAAACTACGTATACATATCGGACAATTACTGAAAATGTAACATTTGTAAATAATCCTGAATATACACAGGATACCATGCCAGCTGCTCCGACTCTACCGCCAATGATATGGATCGACTCCCGAGTTGATCCAGTTGCACAAACATTCTTCTTAGAAGGCGATGCATTTGCCGGAGGCGGGTTTCTAACTTCGGTCGATCTTTATTTTGCAAAAAGAGATGATGCAGTTCCAGTTAGATTGGAGATAAGAAACGTTGTCAACGGATATCCAGGGTCTGATGTCTATTCAACCGTTGTTAAGAATGCAAAAGACATTTTAACGTCAAACGATTCATCTGTCGCAACTAATTTTAGGTTAGATGAACCAATCTTTCTTGAAGAAAATGGACAGTATTGTTTTGTCGTTATAACGATGTCCAAAAGATATCAAATCTGGGCATCCGAGTTCGGCGAGAAAGCAGTTGATAGTAACAAAATTATCACTGAACAACCTAACCTTGGGTCATTGTTTAAATCACAAAACAACACAACATGGACTGCCGAACAAAAAGAAGATTTGAAATTTAGATTGAACTTCGCAAAGTTTGACATTTCCCAAGATAGAACAGTTAAATTCAACAACGCAATTGGAAGGCAGTTTCATTCTAATACTTCTGTGTTCAGTGCGTCGATGGTAAATGCTACAACCGTTCGAATTGATATGGTTATGGAAAACCATGGATTTGGAAATAACGGATCAACTGGCAAACTTCCAATAACAGTAAATCCAGAATTTGTCGATTCTAGAACTGGAATTACCGGATATATGTTGACTGGAACATTTGATGTCATATCTGTTATTAACGAATCAATAGGAGTCGATGATGTCTTGAGTTTCAATATCACTTATTCCATGCCAGCATCATTGGGATCTACTACTATAAGACTTGATAGCTCTGGGGAAGTATGGGCAGATGGCAATACGTTGATGGATCAAGTTATGTTTGACATCGGTTCCAGTAAACTTGATGGAACAACTATTCAGTCAAGTGCAAGATTTACGTCTGGTCAAAGCCCATGCTCAACTGTTCAAATTCCTTATTCGAAAGATATATCGTCGACAGCGTTCGACAATTTGAACTATATTATGTTCAAGCAAACGATGTTAATTGCCAATAAAACAAACGAATGGGCAAAAATGAATGGAGTTTCTTCAGTTGATGTTGATATAGTATTATCTTCATCTAACGAAAACGTTTCCCCATGGGTTAAGAATGAAATGGCATCGTTGTCCGCAACTGGGCATCGAATAAATCGGGTTAATCCAAGCGCGTACCTGACGAATAAAGTAACTCTTGTTACTCCAGCGACTAGTCTAAGGTGTTTCTTGGGTGCAAGCAAACCACAAGGTTCCGAATTATTGTTGTTCTATCGAGTTTCTGATATAAGTGAAGAGTCCCATGAATCAAAACCATGGATTCAAACTTATGCGGCAGCAGATGCTACTTCGTCGACTCCAACAGATTTCAAAGAATTTGTTTATGACATTGAAACCGATTCACCATTCACGGTATTTGATTTTAAGATTGTTATGAGAGGAGAGGCTGATATAGGCAACTCCGCAATGTATCCAATTCTAAAAGACTTCCGCGCGGTTGCAACGGCATGAGTTTAATAAAAGTAAAAGACGAAGAAAGTCTCGTTCGGGACTCTTCTTCGAATGCTTTAATAAATACTAATCTAAACGATTATCAGAATTTTGTTAAACAAAGAGAAATGGCAAGAATTCATAGAGCAACCTTGGAAGAAACTCAATTGGATCTCATGAAATTAAAAGGTACCATTTCCGAGTTAGACAAAAAAATGAACATGATAATTCAGATGTTGACTACAAAGGATTGATTGTAAGATGGCTAAACCAAATATCACCCGTTTTTCGTCGTTCAAGACGTGGCTTGCGAATTTCAATCTTTTAGTAGATTCCGTCGGCGATCTTTCGACGCTGAACACAAATGCAAAGACTTCGGTTGTTAGTGCAGTGAACGAAGTTGCTTCTAATAGAGTTGCATCTCTTGTTAATGTGACATCTGCTACTTATTCAGTTCTTACAACAGATTCTTACTTGACAATAAATTATGCTGGATCCGTTACATTGACATTACCGTCTGCGGCGACTTATCCAAATAGAATTCTTAATGTTAGAACAATTACGGCAAATGCGGTCAATTCTGCAAACGCGAACGTAGTTCCAATTACTGGTGGGTCTCCGTCGACTTCGATATTGCCAGCAACCTCTGGAAAATGGGCACAGCTCATCTCGGATAGTTCAGCTTGGCAAATAGTTTCACAAGGATAACATTTAGATGGCAATAACTCTTCGACAAGCAAAAGGATCTCCTCTAACAATTGAGGAGATGGATGCTAACTTTTCTTACATTCAGTCTGAAATTGATGCTTTGGTTTCAAGTGGAGTTCCAAATGCGTCGGCAATTCCGGTTTCTCCTGTTGGTGGAGTGTCATCTACCAATGTCCAGAGCGCAATTGCCGAATTAGACGCCGAAAAAGCAACTCTTGCTCAGGCAGATATTGCTTCCAATGTTCATGGGGCTACGTCAAAGACCACTCCAGTTGATGCAGACGAACTAGCAATTTCAGATAGCGCGTCTAGTTGGACATTGAAGAAACTTACGTGGGCGAACCTGAAGGCAACATTGTCTTCATACTTTGTAAATATTTTTGCAAATATTTCTGGATCCGCATCCCAATCATTCTCGATGTCAACTGCGGTACCAGATACGAACACTACCCAAGGTGCAACGACTGCGTTTGTGATTGGTCAAGCTGGAACGACGACTCCGGTAACTGTTGGCACTGCTGCTATTGGGTCATCGTTGAGATATGCAAGGGCCGATCATAGCCATTCTGGTATAAATAATGGATATGCGGATATCGCTTTTTGGATGGGAATGTAAAGAATGTCTACACTGACAGCAAAACAACTTTCACAGACTGCACTGAGTACGACTTTAACAACCGTATTATATACAGTTCCAGCATCTACTTCAACAATAGTAAAAGAAATCGTTCTTTGTAACACTGACTCTGTTAGCAGAACTGTTACGCTTCGTGCTGGAAATGGAACTACAGTCGCTCAAACTATTTTAGCAGCAAAATCATTGGTTGCTGGAGAAACATTTATACTATCTCTATCAACTGTTTTATCAGCTGCCAATATAATCAGTGGTGGGGCAAGTGTTGGGGCGATGGTTTCTTGTACTATTTCTGGAGTGGAGATAGTCTAATGAGTGGAATGTTCTCGACTAGCCCAATAGGAAGTTGGTTGCGAGTAACTGCAAACTATACCGCAGTATCTGGCAACCGCATATCAGCCGACACAACAGGTGGAGCGTTTACTATTACTCTTCCAGCTGGTCCATCAATGAACAATTATGTTGAGATTTCAGATGGCGGTGGTGCTTTTCAAGCTAACAACCTGACAATTAGTCGGAACGGAAGCACCATCATGGGCCTTTCAGAAGACATGACGCTATCCACTAACAATGTCGGCGTTGGCCTTGTTTACAATGGAACTACCTGGAGAATCTACTAATGAGTAACCTGAAGCAATTTCTTAACCCTGGTTTCGGCCGTAAGCAAGTTATGTATGTAACGACTAGCCAGACAATCACTGCGCAAATTTCTGGAATGTATCGTATTACAGCGATTGGCGCAGGTGGGAGTGGCGCAGCGAAGTCGTCGTCCTCTTCATGTAATGCTTCCGGCGGTGGCGCTGGCGGTACGTGTATTAAAGAAATGTATATCGCGGCGGGAACATCCATTGTTTGCACGATTGGGGCTGGCGGTGCGGCTGTTGCTCCAATTGCTGGCGGTGCGGCAAATGGTAATGTAGGGGGAAATACAACAGTTGTTATTGGTTCTACGACCCTGACAGCCAATGGCGGTGGGGGCGGATTGCAATCTGGTGGAACTGCTTCGGGTGCGTCTGGTGGAACTGCTTCTGGTGGGGACGTAAACCTGACAGGTGGGGGTAGCGGTGTAGCCAACGCAGGAACTCTTGGTGGCGCAACAGGTGGTGGGGCCATAAACGTTGGTTTTGGAGCCTTTGCCAGTGGAAGTGTTGGAATTGGTGGATATGTTAGTGGCGGAGCAAGCCCATTCGCAGCTTCAATATCCGCTGATGGTGCCACCACTGGCGCTGGTGGAGCCGGTGCTGGTGGACCCAATAATGGCGCTACTGGTGGACCGAATGTACTTGGCAAAACAGACGGCTCCTATCCTATAACATTAGCTTATAGTGTAATTCCTATATTCGGTGGTGGTGGCAGCGGCGACGGCACCATCGTCGCCGGTGATGGTGGTGGCGGCGGCACCACCGTCACCATCGGTGCCGCCAATGGTGGATTTGGCGCTGGCGGAGGAGCTATTAATACCTCCGTCAGCAATCCCGCCGGCAATGGCGGCAGAGGGGCTGGCGGAGGCGGCGCCGTCAATACTGGTGCTAACGCTATAACCTCTGGTGCTGGCGGTAACGGCATAGTAATTTTGGAGATCTTTTGATGAGATACGAAATCCTTGATGCAGTAGACGGTAATGTGGTCAATACAATTGAGGCCAGCGAAGATTTTTGTGCCGAGCACTATCCATTTTATAGACTGGTCAAAGAACCAATCGTGACTACTCCCAGTGTTCGCACACTAACCAAACTTGAGTACATGAGCCGCTTTACAGATGCGGAACTCGCTGCAATTTATACGGCAGCCAAATCGAGTGTTCAGGTTGAAGTTTGGCTAGACAAGTTCAAACTCGCAGAGGAAATAAACCTCGATGACCCGTCAACAATCGCTGGAGTGAAGGCATTGGAAGCTGCTAAATTGCTTGCCACAGGGCGTTCGACAGAAATCTTGGCTTAAGAAATGACAACCACTAGAAGTAGGATCGCCACTGATCGTTCAGCGTAAATAAGATGGAAAAGATTAAGTTATTCTGGAAAATATTAAATGAATCCCTCGAGGGATTCTGGGTCATTCTTGATCGTGGAATGGTCGTTCGTCGTGCTTCGTATGTCGTTATGCTCTATATGACCACCTACTTCATAAACTGGTCATTGCATTTCGCTGAGACTAGCACAAGAACAGGAACAGATATTGCTGCTATCATCGCCGCAATTGGTGTACCGTTGTCTGCTTTACAAGGAGTCGTTATGAAAATCTATAGCGACTCGAGAACTCCCACCAACACGCAACAACAATAGTGTTAATTAATTTTGGAAAACTTAGCCGTGGTTGAACTTAACAAAAGACGAGCAACTGACAATATTGCTGAAAATCAATCGAAGATTTTAGATTTAATAGAGCAAGAGAACGACCCTAAAGATCGTGCATTCTTAATTGTTCTCCAACAAATAAATGCGTCTCTTATTGCGAACACGACGACGATCAATGATATTGCAGAAAAACTCGACACTCACTTGACTAAATATGAATCTCATACTAGACGAGAGCAAGAGCTAATTGATACTGGGAAGGGGATGTGGAGAGTTGGCGCATGGATTCTTGGAATCGTACAAACGATTGCAATTGCCGCAATCGGGTTTGTCTTTAATAACATTGAAGAGTTGAAGAAAACAGAATCAATGATTATTTCGAGAATTTCTGTCATTGAGGATCAACAAAGCAAACGATGGTCTCTTCAGCAAAACCCACAACAAACTCCACAACAAAACCAATCTCAATGATTCGTTGTCCGATTTGTGGACAATTGTATCAGAAGATCTACAGTTGGCAAGAAATTTGTATTAAGTGTAAAGTGAGTAATGGCAGCTAATCTACCCGCCCCACAAAAAAAGACCTATCTTGGCACGAATCTAAAAGCGGCTGGAGTCGCAATCAACTATGAACCTTGGATGATTGACGAAATCACCAAGTGCATGGATGACCCAATTTATTTCGTCAAGACTTATGTTAAAATAGTAACCCTAGATAATGGACTTCAACCGTTCCTCTTATATCCATTTCAAGAAGATCTGATAAAACTGTTCCACGAGAATCGTTTCGTTTGTGCAAAGACTGGCAGGCAGAATGGAAAGTGTTGTTCTGAAAATACTATTGTGAAGATTAAAAACAAAACTTCTGGCGAAATAGTCGAACTCACAATGGGAGAATTGTATGCGTGGCAAAAGTTTAGGCAATCGGTCAATGCTTCAACTTTCTGACATAGTAGAACGAAAGTTCGTCGATTCAATCGAAATATCTGACTGGGAAATTGAAACCGAGTCTGGTTGGGTTGATATCACGCATATTAACAAAACTATTGAATATGATGTATATAAATTAAATACGTTGAATTGTTCGATTGAATGTGCAGATACTCATATTGTTTTTAGAGACGACCATTCGGAAGTTTTTGTCAAAGATTTGATTCCTGGTGATGTTATTATTGGACAATATGGCAAAGAAATAGTTATAGGGGTAACCAAAACCGACAGGAAAGAACATATGTATGATCTTTCCGTTAGTGGCAATCATACATTCTTTGCGGAAGGATTGCTCCATCATAATACTCAAACAACTGTAGCATTTCTTCTCTGGTTCACTCTTTTTAATGAAGACAAGACGTGTGCAATTCTAGCGAACAAAGCCTCAACTGCTAGACAGATTTTAGCGAGATATAAGTTATCGTTCGAATATCTTCCAGACTGGTTGCAGCAAGGTGTTGTGGAATGGAACAAGGGTTCTGTTGAGCTTGGGAATGGATGTAGAATAATGGCTTCATCTACGAGTTCAAGCGCAATTCGTGGTGAATCAATTTCGTTCTTGATGTTGGATGAGTTTGCGTTCGTTCCAACAAACATCGCCGAAGACTTCATGGAGTCGGTATATCCAACGATTTCTTCTGGTGTTTCATCAAGAATCATCATCACCTCAACTCCAAACAAGATGAACCACTTTTATAAACTCTACATGGATGCGAAAGAAGGAAGATCGGATTATGTCCATTATGAGGCAACATGGAGAGCAGTTCCATGGAGAGATGAAGAGTGGATGCGACAGACGATCGCTAATATTGGTGAAGCATCGTTCCTTCAGGAGTTCGAAGGAAACTTCATGGGTGGCACGGATACCCTGATTGCTCCAGCAGTATTGGCTACGCTAACATATCAAACTCCACTTGTAGTTTCTGATATTGGTTTAACTGTTTATGAAAAACCAATTGATGGTCACACATACTTCATGACTGTCGATACGTCGAGAGGAACTGGGAATGACTATACTGCAGCAAACGTTATTGACATCTCTTCGTTTCCATACAAACAAGTAGCTTTGTTCAGAAACAATTCGCTCAACCAATATGTTCTTCCAGAACCGTTGATTGAAATTGCGAAACAGTATAATGATGCATATATGATTCTAGAGTTGAATGATGCTGGAGAAGGTGTAGCAAATTCAATCTTCTTTGATTTTGAATATGAAAACCTGTTATGGATTGGAAAGAAGAATGGCAAGTTTTCTCTTGGATCTTCACATAGTGCTTTGCCTGGTATAAGAACAACGGTTTCAACTAAGAGATCATTTTGTGCCGATTTTAAAGCGATGGTCGAATCTGGTAAACTTATAATTAACGACTTCGAAACAATTAAAGAAATGTCGACGTTCGTTCGTAAAGGCATAACTGGAAACAGAATTGAAGCTGAAGACGGAATGCACGATGACATCGTGATGAGTCTTGCTATCTTTGCGTGGGTAGCAACTCAAGATTTTTTCAAAGAACTGTTCGATTCTAACTTGATGAAAAACATTAGAGACGAACAACGATCCTTAGTTGAAGAAGAACTCGCCCCAATTGGGTTCTTTTCTCACATCGACCCAGAAGAAGAACTGGTTGGGTTTGAACGTGCAGACACAATCAAACCCGAAGAGCTCAAAACTTGGGATCAAGTTTAGAATTCTTTTTGATCTTCGATCTCCCGCACGTTCTCCAAAAAAGTATCTTCGCCAGTATCTCACTCCACTTCTTTCATTTCATCATCTCTGCAGTATATTCAACAAGTTCAGCAATTTCAACAAGTTCAACAAGTTTGTGTGCCATTTCGATTGCCCATTCTGGACTACAATAACCATTCTCGTCTGTTTTTCCTCGTGTTTCTAGTTCTCGAGTTAAATCTTCGAAGAATTGTTCTACTCGAAAGTAGGTATAACCAAAACTTCCACCGCTCATCATAACCTCCAATTGTTAGTTGACTTAAGTTAGATTATATAGCAAGACAGAAAGAATGTCAAGTCTTTTTGTGGTTGATTTAAAATCTTTGTCGACGCAAGAATAAATAACCATGCGACACGATGAGTTTTGACAGGTTTTTTTAGTATTTTGACATGTCTGACTATTAGGAAACAGAAAAAGACGTCATTTAAACGTCTTTTCTGTTAAGTCATTGATTCTAAAGAATAAATCTTACTTTAAGTTAATCGTATAACTAATTGATTCTAAAGTAGAATAGTACATGAGGTTTATTTTTTGAACTCATTACACAATGATTCGAAAACGCTTTCACCGAGGCATAGAACTTTTCCGCCAATCCACATTTCTGTTTTAGGGCTTGTTGTCGATCTCTTTTCATATTGTTTTGGAGTTAGCAATTCGAATTCTAGATTGTCATATATTTTTCTGACTTTATTGACAAAATCACCCAATAAGCTCTCTATTGGGCTGCCTTTAACGCCATATTCTACCGAATCTCTAAATTTTTCGTCGGTTTTTAGTTTCTTATCAAAATCAATAAATGACTGCCAATTGGTATCCGAAAGTCCAAATTTTCTAAGCATATTAAAATAACTATTTGCACTTACTAGGCCCGTTCTTTCATTTCCCATAACAATTGATTTATCCCATATATCTGGAGCATTGACTACACCAATTTTGGCGTCGTTAAATGGTATGATTGCCATAGGGGGTCCATATTCTTTAGCAGTTTCTATATTATTCGCACAAATGAGCGATTGACTTCTTTTTGGATAATTTTTGTATCTTGGATGATTGTCAATAATTAACGTGTACCAATTACTCATGGCTGCACTTTTTCTCTCAGATTTCGTTGTGTCAACGATAGCAACTCCATCTTTTCCTAAGATTGAATCTTGTTGCTTTTCTCCTCTCCATATTGGAGTCTTAGATTCGAACATCCATAGCGAATCGGAACAGTTCTTTTTAACGACTTCGATTGCTTCTTGTAAATCAAGCGGAGTTGATTTAATTGGGGTCACTGATGCTTCTTGAATATATTGTTTAAATGTTTTCATTTTGAACTCGTCTTCAACTACCACGCCCCAAAGGCCAAGATTTTATAGCGCCGTCGTTATAATATGGTTTCAAAAACTTCTTCACTAAGAGCCACGACTTTTCCACTAATCCACATTTCTGTTTCGCGTCGTCTTTTCTTTGCTCTTTCTTCATATTGTTTTGGAGTTAGCAATTCGAATCCTAGATTGTCATATAGTCCTCTAATTTTAACAATAAAATCATCAAATAAGCTCTTTAAAGGTTTGCTTTCAGCATCATCTTCTACTTCCTCTCTAAATTTTTTATCGGTTTTCAGTTTCTTGTCAAAATCAACGAACGATTGCCAGTTAGTATCAGAAAGTCCGAATTTTTTAAGCGAATCAAAAGCCTTATTTGCTACTTCGACGTCCATTTTTTTGCCGCCTATAATAACTGATTTATACCATATATCTGGATCATTAACTACTCCAATTTTAGCATCGTTAAACGGTATAACTGCCATGGGTGCTCCAAAGTCTTCAGCTCTTTCTATATTACTCGTGCAGATAAGCGATTGACTTCTTTTTGGATAGTCTTTATATTTTGGGCTATTGTCGATAATTAACGTATACCAATTACTTGTATTTTGACTTTTCCGTTCCGATTTTGTTGTGTCAATAATACCAGCCTCAGTTTTTCCTAGAATTACATCCATATCATATTCACCTCTCCATATTGTTCTTCTGCGTTTAAACATCCACAACGAATCGGAGCAGTTCTTTTTAATAATTTCTTCTGCTTTTTCTAGACTTAGCTTAGTTGATTTAATTGGAGTTACAGATGCTTCTTGAATATATTGTTTAAATGTTTTCATTTTCAATATTGTCCTATTGAGTTGATTTAATTGGAGTTATTGATGCTTCTTGAATATATTGTTTAAATGTTTTCATTTTTGAACTCGTTACATAATGATTCGAAAATGCTTTCACTGAGACATAGAACTTTTCCACCAATCCATAATTCCGTGTTTTTTTCAGGTGGGTTTTCTCCATATTGTTTTGGAGTTAGCAATTCGAATCCTAGATTATCATACATTTTTCTAACTTTATTGACAAAATCATCCAATAAGCTCTCTAAAGGTTTGCCTTCAACACTAACACTTTTTTCTACTGAATCTCTAAATTTTTTGTCGGTTTTCAGTTTCTTGTCAAAATCAACGAACGATTGCCAATTGGTATCGGAAAGCCCAAATTTTTTAAGAATATCAAAATAATCATTTATATCTGAAATATATGTTCTTTTGCCTCCGAAAACAACTGATTTATCCCATATATCTGGAGCATTGACTACTCCGATTTTAGCATTATTAAATGGTATAATTGCCATGGGTGATCCGAATGGTCCGGTGGTTGCTATTTTGTTCGTACAAATTAGCGATTGATTTCTTTTTGGGAATTCTTTATATCTTGGATGATTGTCAATAATTAACGTATACCAATTACTTGTATTCTGACTTTTTCGTTCAGATTTTGTTGTGTCAACGATGGCAACTCCATCTTTTCCTAAGATTGAATTAAGATCATTTTCACCTCTCCATATCGAAGTCTTGGATTTGAACATCCATAATGAATCGGAACAGTTCTTCTTAATGACTTCGATTGCTTCTTGTAAATCAATCGGAGTCGATTTAATTGGAGTTATTGATGCTTCTTGAATAAATTGTATAAATGTTTTCAATTTCGATACCACCCTTCAACTTTCTTGGATAACACGTCCATTGACATCAACTCTGGGGTTAGATATTTATATTTTTCTGCTTTCATTTTTTCTATTATTCTATTGCCAATTGGATTGTCAATAGGCTTGGAAAAGAACGATTGGGTTTCCTTGAACGCCGCAAGCATTTGAGCATCGCCAAGAGAATCGGAATCGTTTTCAACTTGTTTAAAAAATCCTACCTTTGTTTTCAAATATTTAACGTTTTCGTCGTTTCTTGAGTTTACTTCGCGAATAAAATCCTCGTTGACGTGCCGACCAATTAATTTCGCACGTTCCTGTGCTCGTTTGATTGCGGTTTCCAATGAAGTATGTACGAAAACAACACCAATGTCATATCCAAGCGATTCGAGAATACCCATTCGATTGAGAATATTAGATACATCGTTTGACGTACCATCAATGAACAAGGGCAACATACTATTTAGATATTGCGTTAACATTTCTTTTGTCATTCGTTTTGTGGTATCTTCAAATTCTTTCCAAGTGTCGGATTTAATTTCCTTCTGCCATTTGGATGCCAAAAATTCTGATGCTTTGTCGGTATTGACTATTTTTGGACTAATCGTGCCGTTAAGTTGTTTTATAGTATAGCTCTTGCCTGCTCCAGGGAGCCCGACAACGAAAATGGCTTTAAAAATGCCCTTGTCGTTGATGCTTTCGCTTAGAAATTCTTTAAATGTTGCGATCATAGTGATGATGTCATCTAGTTTGGGTTATATATTTATGGTTGGCGATTAGGCCAATCTTTGTTCAACTAGATGATTAAAACCATTTGTAGATGCCCCATGCATTTACGAATCCGAAGTAGATTTGAATGTAAAGAAGAGCCTTCGGTGAATTTGATTTGACTAGTAGGTAGGCAGACGCAATTCCGCCTACTAGAAAGAACACAAATCCAAATTTCGATAGATCATTGTTGTTTGCTATCAATGACGATCCAATTACAGCTCCACCGAATGCTACTATTTCCAAGAATTTGCTAAACATCGAATTCGGATTCGTTCAGCGTGTAGCATTCTAGCAATGCAAAAGATTCCAAGATTTCAGCTTTTTGTCGTGCCTCGGATTCTGAAATTGCGATAACACTGATTGTTTCTTTTCCATTCGAAAACTTGTACATCTTTTTGATCAACAGCATTGATAGTTCCTTTTTGGAGAAAAAGACCCACCGAAGTGGGCCTATGAATTGAAGATTTTTTTACCAGATGGCACCGTAAAACCTTAGCCTTTAGGGCGTGGTAGTTGACCTTCCGTTAAGCAGATCCAAGAATTTTGTTATTTCATCTGCATTCCACATAAACTCTTGTGTAGATGCTACACAAAATGTTTCGGATTCTGGATGGTTATGTGAGATGACCACTAATGGGCCAGTTTGTCCTGGTTCAATCCTAACACGATCGCCAAATTTCGATGGGTCAAACTCATTCGAACCTACTGCTTTGTTTTCACTAACTGGAATGTTCCCATCCATAAAAATATATGTCGTCGCGTTCATATAATTTTCGGTTGCTTCTTTGATGAATTCTTTAAATGCTTTGATTTTCACTATATTCTCGTTAATTTTATATTGTTCTTTAAGATTTTGTATATAACTTTTGTCAACGATTTCGATCTTGAATGCTTTATAGATTTTCAATTGTTTGTTCGGAGAAAATACGCACCATTCTGGAGAAATGATATCGTCGCCTCCTAAACCAGCAGATAGATAATCTTTACCTTCTTTCCCAAGCAAAGCATGCATTTGGAAAACATATCCAACAGTTTTAATCCCTCGAGTAATCTCAATGTCCCCCGTATATTGAGCTACCTTGTCTAAGACGTTTGAAAAATAAATTCCATCGCCAAGCATTTTGCCACTGGTTTTAATTGGACCGCCAATACCAGTTATGACTGCAAACCCATATCGAAGAATCATGCTTGCCGCAACCGATCCAGTTCCATGAAAAACAGGATCAAGAACTTTAGTATCTGGCATATATTCTAGAAATTCCTGTTGCCCTTGATTTTGTTTTTCGATATTGACGTCGAACTCTTCAAGAAATTTTACCCCGATGTTGCCATGTCTATATTTGTTGAACACATCATATTCGATAGTCAGCCGATCCATTTCTTCTTCTGATTTGTCAAGTTTAGAAACTTTTAAATCTTGAATTAGTCCCGAATCTGAAATAGTTTTTCCGATATTTTCTTGTAATGCTTTATATGTCGTCAACTCTTCCTTTTTAACAGCCAGCGACGGAACATGAATGTCATTATATTCCAAAATAGAAATTAAACTGTTATTATCAATGCTTATCAAAGGCTTAATGACATCGTTGGTTATTAGTTTTGCACTTTGTTCGATAAACTTTACATTCATTATGCGGTTTGCTAGTTTTTTTCTTGTCGGTGTGTCTACTTTTTGAAAGACATCTTCTAAAACTTCATCTTTGTCTTCAACGACGAGTTTATCAATAATTCGATTGACAGTCTCGTTCAAAGTATCTTTTATACTTTTTGCATATCCAGAATCAGTCTTTAATAGATTTAAAAAATTGAGTGTTGTTTTTGTTGAAACTGCTTTCCAATTATCTCCATCAGAAAATGATTTCATTAGACCTACGCTAAATTTGTCAATTTTTATTGGTTGATGATCGAATGTGGTTTCGACGAATTTATTTGCTTGTTCTGGAGTAAAAAGAACAGTTGCTAATAAACTAGATGTGTGGTCTAGAACTGGAGATTTCATTGTTTGTTCAAACAAATTTCCTCTCAATTTTTCTTTCAGCTTTTCTGGAAAGTTCGCGACTCCTGTAAAGTTTTCCAGAAGTTTTCCAGTTTTGACATCGTTATTCAGCAGTTGTTTCATTTTTACGACTATTTCATCTGGGATTTCATCTCCTAATAGTTGAAAATGTTTTCCCAAACCGACGACTGCCGCTATGTCGGTTGCTGTGTCAACACGTTGTTCGATCATTGAAAAAAGTTTTTCTTTCATTTTCGGGAAAGCATTATAAATTCGGTTTAAATACTCAGGAAAATCGAAATAAGAGTTCAATATATCAAAAAATATACGTTTTACGTCGTCATCACTTGGAAGAGGTGTTTCTTTTTGGTTTTGTTTGATTTTAACAGTATTGTTATAAAAAAACTCATAATCAGTCGGTATATTATATTTAACTCTATACTCGAAAACTTTATCAGCAATTATCGAAGCCGAACTAAAATATGTAGAAGCAACCAATTTTAAGAATTTAAGGCTAAACCCAACATCGAACATTCTGGACGCTATTGTCGAATCCTTGGCCATATTCCAAAATTGTTTTGCATCGACGGTGTCGTCGTTCCATACTAATTTGTATACTCCGATTACGATATCATTCAAAACATTTCGTTTCGCATTGCTCATGCGGTTTATCGTATTTTGATTAAATTTTTGTAAAAATCCCCCAAGATTTGTTCCAACGACTGGTTGTGCTTTTGCTTGTCTAATTCCCTCGGTTATAGCAGATTGAGTGAACTCTTTCATATCGGAATTTTTAGTCAATTGGTCAAAATAACTAAAATTCTGCTGATTCATCGTTAACGCTCGAACGAACTCATATACGATTTCCGCTGGAGTTCTGGTTTTGACGATTTTAAATATTTTAAACGGTAGATCCATGTCAATAACTCGTCTAATTGACATTGGAAGAATGTTATGATTGTCAGACGAAATTTCGATTGTGTCTGGGTCGGGAGAATATATTAAAGAATCTTCTCCCAACCTTATTAGAAGATTCTCAATTCCAGTCTTAATGGAGGATAGTATATTTGGAAGAACTACGTTCGATGTCGAACACATTCTAAATGAGATGAATGCCTTTAATGTAGATTCGTCGCCGTTGCTGAGGCTATACTTTATTGAATCCATGTTCGACATTATTGGAGTATAACTCTTATTTGGTATCAACTCTCTATAAAATGATCCAGCAAAAACTAAGAATTCTGAAATTTGTTTAATTCTATCTTCGCTATTGTCTTCTTTTAATAGGTTGAATATCTCTTCATTTTTGCGTCGCAAAAATGCATAAATTCGTACCATATCACCAGGCTTGGCGTCGCGCTTTGACAAAATCAAATTGTTATTGTCTATGATCGTTTTTGCGACTGCTTTTAGTCTAGCTTCACATTGACTAATATTTGAAATGTCTTCAAATACGTCATTCAGTTCATTCATAGTTAATTTAACAAATAAATTGGTGCCTAATTTTTTCAGTTGCTTATAAACTTCCCAATTTGAGAACAGTGGATAATTGCCATGAGTCGAATTTAAACCGAGATCGATATCGACAAAAGTAACTTTATCCGTTGCTTCAAACTTGTTGACGCCATAAGTTTTTAAAACTGCATTATATTCGGCGGCGGTTCTAGTGTTAAATAGGTCAATCCAGAATTGGTTGGATATTCCTTTTGGCGATTGTATAGTAGGAGTTATCGTTGCTTGAGTTTCCGGCGAAACTACATCTTTCAGTTTCTTTGGCGCAGGCGAATCGTTCTTTACAACAGTTGACGTATCTGCCGTGGGAGTTTTGACAGTCGATTGAGAAGTTGTCGTGGGTGTTTGTGTAGTTGTGGTAGATGGAGGCACATAGTCTCCCATCTTTCCAAAGATCGTGTTATATTTGCCTTTCATCACCAACTCTCGGACTTCAAGCGTCCCATCTTTATTTGGTTTAATTTTCGAAAGAAGATACAATTCCTTGGCGGTATGTTCGAGATCCAATTTTCCATCTTGGAATTGTTCGACAATCGCTAATACTTTTTGGGATGGTCTGAAAGTCTTATACTTGATATCGGCGATAATTCCTCGAATTAAATTTTCGTCGAGATCCTTTCCAGACAATCTTTTTGATTTAATTAGAAACAACAGTTTCGTAATTCTTGTCGTTACCGCAGGAAGAAGAAACCCGGAATCATATGCCAGTTTAACCGAAACCGACACGTCATGGTTATCGTCCCCGATATTATCAATTTGCAACTTTCCTTCGGCAGTTTCATAATTCTTCATCCCTGCTGTCTGATCGTTCATCTTGAACATGCCGAGAAACATTAGGAAATTGAAGAAAAAGAGGTTCATCACCTTTTCTTTGTCTGCTAGCACTGCTGCTTTTTCTGCTGGAGTGGTGTAGATTGTGTTTTCTTCAAGAAAAGAATTTAGTTGTTTCATGATGGCTCTTTGAAGTTAATTGGGAACTTAGAGTATTTATTATTTGGTTTTGAAATCGGTCTCATAGAATCCAGTGCCGTTGAAGATTGGCCGTCCTGGTATAGAAACTTGTTTGACGAGAGAACCCTCAGACTTGCAAATCGGACAATCTTTCAAATTGTCGTCTTTGATTGATTGGTAGGCTTCGATCAATTCGTTACATTTTTGACATCGATATTCATAAAGTGGCATTTCAATCTTCTCCAAATACGTCTTGGTAAACTGTTTTCATTCTGATGATGTCCGCACAAGTGTCGTGTAGACAATTGTGAGCAATCAACCCAGGAATATTCAAATTTTTGTACTTTCCGTATCCGTCGGTTGATCCAGTCAGAACATCGATGAAAGTTCTGATGTCGCGGATTGCCCAGGTATTGAACGGAAGATTCTTTCCAATCTGTTGATGCATTGACTCGATCATGGGGAAATCAAAATAGTTGCCGCGACAAAAGACAAATGATTTTCTGTCATCGAATCGATATTCAGATTCGTGAAGATATTTAGACAGTTCGGTTAACCCATCTTCCATCGTCATGTCTTCGTCGGAGTCTTCATAAACAGCTCTCGCCTCAGAACTCTGTTTCTTCCACCAGTCGATGGTGCTTTTGTCAACTGTTCGACGATATTTGTCCCTTTGTTCGCGTTTGTTGAATTTGACTGAGAATCCATCTTTAACATATTCTTCGAAGGATTTGTTTTCGTCAATTCGAAATGGAACACAGGCTAAAGACAACACAATTGAACTTGGCCGAGTCCCAAGAGTCTCGACGTCGAAATTTAGGAAAATTGGCGAATCTGTCATTTTTTGCTTCCCATGAGCAGTATATAACGGTTAATATGTTTGATTTCTTTTTCAAATGGATCAATATCCAACAATGCAATTGGCTGATATTTCGCCAGAGCTGCAACGGTATCAAGAGAAATTACGTTATTGATTGCTGACTGAATGATATTCTCTCTTGTTTGTCCAATACATTGTTCTTTCTCACGTTCAATGTTGGCATCTAAATTTTCCCGAAATTTGAAGAACTCGTCTGCCACTTGATATGCATGTTTAGACGCCATTAGATTTAGATACGGAGGACGGTCGAATTGTCTAAGGTTAGCAACGAAGTGATATTTGATTTTCTCCATGTCTGCGTCATAGTGATTCAACAACGACAAGCATTGTAAGTTGTATTTCAAATACTTTGAATCCGTTGATTTCGTCCATCCAAGTTTAGTAAAATCGTATTTTCCTTGAAAGTGTAAATATAGTCCCATGAAACAGTTGTAAACATCGATGGGAGAAAACGTTGTTGTGACCATCAAAACTCCATCATTTGATTTGAAGTTCGTTTCAATAATCCAACACTTTCTCCTTGGACTCTAAGTTTCTCTTTAAGGGATTCCGATAACATTGCTGGGATGTCTTCGAAATCTACCTTATTAAGTTCGCTCCATTGAAGCAGTGCTTGGATATAATCCCCGTCAGTTTCGAGCACTGCTAACAATTCGATCTCTTCCGATACATTTCGTGGATTATCAAATTGACGATCAAACTTTTCAATTGGATCATTGATATGTTCGATGTCGTCAAAGAATAAATTATTCATCTGCTATTCTCCTATCTTTTCCAAAGATTTTGTAAATTAAGATCGCCCAAATCATTCCTCACAGAGGATGTTAGATAACTAGACAATTCTACTTCCTGTGGAGCCACCTGTGAATTTTCGCTAGTGAAGTGCTTTTCAATCCAAGGTAAAGGATGCTCAATTCGTGGGATGCCATCCACCAGTTTCACCGCCTTCATACGTCGAGGTAACAAGTAGTCAATATAATTTGACAGAATTTTCTCGTTCAAACCCAACATCGTTCCATTCTCAAACAAATACCTCGCCCATTCTTTTTCTTGTTCTGCCGCCGCCATGAAAATCTGTGTTGCATTCTTTCGATTGTCGCCGATGATTTGCACGAATTCTGGGTCATCTTGTGGAAGTAGCTTTAAGATGTGCTGAACTAAAACAAGGTGCATGTTCTCGTCACGAGCGATCATCTTGATAGTCTTAGCTGATGCTTCAACCATTCCTCGTTCCATGAATGCGAACGTGCATGCAAAAGAAACATAGAATCTGATGGCTTCAAGTGCATTTGCAGAAATCAGCGCAAGATAAAGATTTTCTTTGTTTGGATTGTTGCGTAGACGATCATATGATTCGGTGATGTCATGTGCGCAATCCACGATTGGACGAATATTGGGCATGTCGTCAACCACTTCAGCAGGGTTTGGATAGATAGCCCGTAAGATGTAGGTATAACTTGCACTGTGGATAGACTCGAAAAACGACCATGTTAGAATGGCATTTTCTAATGTCGGGTCAGTGCAGTGTTCCAAGAAAGTGAGAGCTGGTGCCCTTCCCTGGATTGAATCCAATAAGATTTGTCGTTTAAGATTAGATGTAAAGATGAACTGTTCGGCATCTGTCATCTTATCGAAACTACGTTTCTCTTGAGAAAAGTCGATTTCCTGTGGACGCCAAAAAAAGGATTTCATCTTCTCGTCAATTTTGTCCAAGATTGGATAACGTATTGTATCGTAACGACAGATGCCATGTCCACTCTCGCCAAAGAATAACTTGTCGGGGTGAACATTCATTGATAGAACTGGTTGAAAAGTGGTCATTAGTAACTCCATAAAGTTTAATTATACGCTAAATTACCTGATAAGTCAAGTCAGAGTTTACATGCACCACTTTCACATCCACCATCTTCTAACATATCATCCCCGGATCCATCATATGTGTTTGAATAGTATAACGTTTTCACTCCAGACTGATAAGCAAACAATAGGTCAGAAATAAGACAACTCATAGTAATTTCACCACGGGATGGGTTATAACTGGTATTTGCTGAGATTGATTGGTCAACCCAACGTTGCATTACTGCAACTGTTTTAAGATAATCTCGAACATCGACATTCCATAGAGTCTCATATACGTTATTCAGTTTGCTAAATTCTGGAACAACTTGTGGCAATACACCCTCTTTGGATCCTTTGATGGTGATTAGACTTCTTGGCGGTTCAAATCCAGATGTTTCGTTCGATAGCTGTGAACTTGTTTCACAGGGCATTAGTGCCATTAAAGTTGCGTTACGAATACCATATTTGAGTGCTCGAGTTTTCAATGCATCCCAATCCATTCTAGTTTGCCCTGGCACCACACTGACGTCTTTGGGGAAAATGCCGTCATGATATCGAGTGCGAACATCAATGCTTCCTCGTTCTTCCGCAAGACTGATTGACGATTCTGTTAGATAATAAGCAATACGCTCCATCAACTTATCGGTTTCTAGCAGTGCTTCATCTGATCCCCATGTCATTCGACCTTTAGCTAACCAGTGTGCATATCCAATAATACCTATTCCAAGTGGACGATACCGTTCGGTGTGACGTCGGGCAGCGTCGTTCATATAGTCTTGATATGATAAAAGCTCATCCAACCCTCTGTTTAAAACTTGACAACAATCTCTAAGAATATCAATCTGTGACTCTGTCATTTCTTTGCTGAATTTACCAACATTAACAGCGGCCAGAGTGCATAGAGCAATGAGGGATTCATTATTGCCCATTGGTGCAGTAGGAAGACAGATTTCTTGGCATAGGTTAGATAAGAAAATGTGTTCATAGAATGGAGTTTGCGTATTTACGTTATCAGCATTAAAGATATAGATTCGACCAGTCTCAAATCGTTCGTTCATCAACTTGGAAAAATATTCCATTGCTGGGATACTTTTACGAGTGACCTTTGGAGACGTTTCGTATTTTTCATACAAAGTTTTGAAAAGTTCGGTGTCATTGCTATAGAAGGCATCATATAAATCTGGTACTTCTTCTGGGCTGAATAAAGTAATATTGCCACCAGTTACAAGTCGTTCATACATGAATCCATTTAACGCAACCGAATAATCCATGGTTCTGATTCGTGTTTCTTCTGTCCCTTTGTTGTTCTTAAGCTCAATCAAGCTCTCGAACTCAATATGCCAACCTGGATACGACATCGTAGCAGATGCACCACGAACTGATCCCTGTGAACATGATTTAAGTGCGGCATTGAAATACTTTGCAAAAGGAATGACCCCAGTAGTAACTGCTGTGCCTTTGTTGACTAATTGTCCAACACCACGAATACGCCCGACATTGATACCAATTCCTGCTTTCTTGGATGCATATTCAACAATAGCGGAAGCAGTGGAATTTATAGATGACAGCGAATCTCCACTATCAATTACCGTACAAGATGAGAATTGTTTTACTGGTGTTCTCATACCAGCCATAATTGGCGTGGGCAATGAAATATAATGTTGACTTGCCAAATCGTAGAATTTCTTAACCCACATCATTCGAGTTTCTTTCGGATAACGTGCAAATAGCGTAGCAGCAACCATGATATATGGAAACTGGAAAGATTCATATATCTTCCTCGTCTTTCTATTTTGTACCAAATATTTCTTGCGCATCTGTTCGGCGCCGGCATATCTGAACAGATCGTCTCGACGGTGGTCGATCATTGAATTGAGTTCGTCTATTTCTTCATCGTTATAATATTGTAGAATATCGCCCGAGTAGAACCCAGATTCAATGTTGCGATTTAAAACTGTTCGCAGGTGAGGTGGCATGTTAGTGCCGAATGCTTCTTTGCGAACTGTAAACCAAACCAGTCTTGCTGCCACGTGGTCATAGTTTGGTGTGTCTTCGGAAATCAAGTCAGATGCTGCTTTTATTAGAAGTGAATGTATCTCACTTGTTTTCATCCTGTTGTAGAAATGTATTTGTGCCTGCATTTCTATATGCGACACGGAGACGCATCGAATGGGTGTGAGGCCATCGTCGTTGTCGCCACCACATGCCCATTCAAGGACATTATGGATTTTAGTTAAATCAAGAGGTTGGACTGATCCGTCACGTTTAATTACGTTCAAGTTGAAGACTCCGCGATGTTAGATGAAAAGCCACGAATTTTTAGGCTCGTGGCAGGTAATTGACATACGATATATAAAATTTGCTATTCTTTTTGTGGAAAATTATTGATAATTTCAGCATCTTTTGGATTAGACGGGTCAAACTTTTGAATGCGAAATCCTTTGGCATACTCTTCGTCGACTTTAGTTATTCTAACGAGTGGATATTTATTCCAATTCGTTCGTATATACTTTACATCGGTTTCGTTTTTAATCGTCATTATTCTTAAGCACTTATAGTCCGACTTCGAGATGATAAAGCGCGTTCACTTCATATACTTCTAAATCGCCAATTTTTAGTGATTGGTTATCTTCTTCTGAACTCAGGACATTTTTTGTTAATGCATCCTTTTCTGCTCGAACGATTGCTAACTCGATACTACCGAGATATACCTTAGTTGGCTTCTTTCCAGTTTCGCGCTCAAAGTAGTATGCTTTTTTGAAAATCGTGGTGGAAATACTAGTAGATTGTTGCATTAAGTTACCTCGAGAAATCAATAGAAGTCGACTTCAACACCGCTTTCATTAAACATGGTGGCTGCTACTTCAAAACTGTCGGCCCACCGACCGTCTATCTCGGGTAAAGGGGCGATAACTTTAGTAATTCCTGCCTGGATGATTAGTTTAGCGCATTCCGCGCATGGATGGAGCGCACTGACAATAAGTGTCCCACCTGCAACGGATATTCCTGAGCGTGCGGCAGTTGCTATCGCATTGGCCTCAGCGTGAATAACATACTTCAGCTTTGTAGCTCTGTCATTCAGTCTTGCATCGGTATCCTCCACCCCAACGGGGAATCCATTATACCCGATGCTTAATATGCGATTCGCTTCGTTGACAATACAGCACCCGACCTTGGTACTTGGGTCTTTTGACCATGATCCTACCAAATGTGCCAGGTCCACAAATTTTGATTGCCATGATGGTTTCATTCGCCTGTTCCAACGCCGATAAACCAACCAAGAAACAGGGAAACTGGTATCGACAAGAGAAACCAGAACAATAGTGCGAGCAAGTAATTCATTTCGTTCTCCTTTCACTTCGGCGCACAGGCTCGTATGTCACATCGAAAATATCCGGCTTACAGGGATATAACTCACCTTTGACACCCCGAATTATCCAATCCCCGATGTTTGCTTTCATCGTTCCTTCCAAGGTTACGATGTAAAGCCCTTCAGGACGGTTTCTAATTTCTCGCGTACCTCCCATGTTCATAATCCGCTCAACGCTTTCATTAGTCCCATCGTAGCATTCTGCTTCAATTACAACCGGCTTCTTTCTAAATTTCATGATTTTTAGTTTTCCTTTGTTGTTTATATCTTCGCGTCAGGCACCAGTCGCTTTCGACCCCATTAACGCTGCAAGCGTGTCCGATGTCATCGCGTCAGTGTTGCGCCCCTTGTCCAAATACATCAGTGTCAGTCTCCGTACAGCGGTCAGTGCCTCCACCTCGGTCAGCCCGGCAAGGCCGCCGCAGTGCGCAAGGTCTGCGATCTGCTTTAGCGTATTCTCTTCCTCCGCCACGTCGGTTTCTCGACGCGTTCTCAGTTCGCGCAGCCATCGCACAAGCTCCGCATGCTCATTTCCACAGTCCGTACCGCGGCACTTGTAAGCCTGCGCATCTGCATGTGCTATCGCTTCGTCAATTGTCATATTCATGTCTCCGTAGTGTGTTCTAACCCAACAGTCGATGTGGACGTCTGAGCAATGAAGCTGTTACAAGGCCAGTGACTTCTATGTTAGAGCACTCGCGTATACCCACGGCGCAATTGTGCGCCCCGTCGTGGTTATTCCATTCTCCTTTCTACCCATCAATACGCTTGAACTCAATATGAGTTCCATTGCCACCGACCTCTATTACATATCTAGGGATAGTACTTCCTTCGGGAATCTCATCAAATTCCGGTGACAGAGCCGTGTATTCAATTGCATCGGTATAGTACATCGTTTCACACCGAATAACAATACAGCGCCCCATGATAGATCTGACTATATCGGGGCGCTCTTCTATTAGTTTACGGCTTATCTCGAAACGGCCTACTCGTCTGTTCTCATTCGTCTGAGTTATTTTTCCATGTTCGTCATTCGTCGGGGCGGCGGACAATTCTTCTGCGTTATCGGATGGCTTTAAATGTACTGTCATTTGTGAACTATCTAAGGCAGTGCACTTCAGCACATCGACTCCAGAACGTACAGAGTAATCAGCGCCACCACTAGACCATGAGTTAGTAATGGTTATAGTATTAATCATGTCGCTTACTTGATCACAATCATCACTACCTTGCTTCCAGTCACAGGAGTCACACTCCCACTTGCCGTTGCGCTCTTTAATGTTTCCACCACAGGCACATGGGAAACTAGGTTCTTTATCTTCCGGTATGCTATCGAACGCCATTTAGTTCTCCTTGTTGTTCATATCTTCGCACCAGGCCATTGTCCGATGTCTCGGTGCAACTGCTCCAGCTCGCCGTCCCACGGAACGAACGCACGTACACTGTCATTCATTCCCCACTCTTTGCCACATCGCGTACAACCAACCTTCCGGCTTGTCTGGCTGAAAACCCGTTGCACCACGTAGCGATGTCCAAACAGCGCGCAAATTAGTTTCTTAAGCACTTTCATCATTCTTTATGTTTGCCGCTGCCAATTCCAAGCCCCTCGTTAATCGTATCTAACGCGCGTACTACTGCATCAAGCATGCTAATGATGTCGCCTAGTAATTTTTCAGAACTTCGGGAGGGTTCTTCAATATCTGACTTCACTGAGTTGTTCGGATATGACACGTCAGGTAGCTTAATCTCAACTGGCTTGCGGGTTTCAAATCCGCAGCATCGACCGACCAGATCAATTTTTCCGCATTGGGTGCACCTCCACATAACTTGTACTTTGTCACATGGTTGATCATTACTCAGCCAACGTTTAATGCCGTCCGATCCTACGTACCATTTCGGTGTTCCGGCAAATTCTGTTTTATTTACGCCGTACTTATCCAGTACGGCCTGCAAGTCATTTGTGAATGCCTGTGTTACTTGTTCCTTTGTCTGCATCATTTTGTTCTCTGTTTATGCATTATGAACAAATTATATAAGAAGACCGAAAGAATGTCAAGACTTTTTCTGAATTTTGTTCTTCAGAATCCACTTGTCTCCAAGTGTTTCAATTGCTTTTAATCGTTTCTGTTCAAGTCTATCGGCAGCATCTTCGTCGACTTTGATACGTTTAACTGAAATGTATTCTTCATCGTCGATAGCAGAAGCAGAGAAAAGATTCCTGAAAAAGTTAAACATTATTCGATTCCTTTAATAATTGCATCACGACCACGGCTCATCTTCTTTACGTCTGCCATTGTTGGGTGGAAACCTTGAACTAAAATTGGGTCGTCAAATCGATTTCCAGTAGAAAGCGAAATTAGACAACATATCTTAGGAAGAACTTGGGCAAGAATATATTCATTTTCGACTCCATCGTCATCTCTGATATTAACTCTTGAACCCAAAGGAACTTCTTTAAGAAGCTCTGACTCTAATTCTTCCCTCCGTTTAATAAGTTCCGAGATCTGATCGTCAATTGTTTCTATCGTTTCCGGCTGCTCGACATATTCGGATTCAAACGGTTGCACTATCCATTGATCGATTGGAACATTTTGTTCAACCACGAAATCTGGGGAACATTTAGAATTTTCTTTTTGCCACAATGTTGCGATACGCCAGAAATACAAATCAACATATGACTCGATTAAAACTCGCTTAATTTTGTTAAGAGTTTCTCCAGAATCGACAAGATCATCCACTATAAGAAAGTTTGTCTGCCCATTTTTGTTCATATCTGGCGGAAGTATTAGATCCGAAACCAAGACATTTCCTGTTTTCTTCGTTCCTTCATATGATTTAGCAACGACAAAAATCAATGGAATATTTAATGCCTCACTGATTCGATTTGCGACATAATATCCACCTCGCATTACTGCGACTACATGGGTGAACTTATAATTCGAACCTTTGATTTTATCAATCAATTGATCGCAAAGTTTATTATACTCATTCCAGCTTACATATCGTTTTTTCATTTATTTCTCCTTCACTGTTTAACTACTATGGACAAATTATATAAGAAGCCCGGAAGAATGTCAAGAACTTCGTGAGATCAATTGAATTTGGATTGACGATAGAAAAAATGATTCCCAATCACGGCAGTTCGAATCATCTTTTTCGTCCATCCTGGCCGAACTGTTTGGTTGTGGAAAAATTCTGCACCGTGTGTTGTATCCGAATGCGGCGAATGTAGGAAACGATATGCAATATCCAAGGATTGTTTCCATTCTGGGTTCTCTGAACTTGGAATGATGGTCGGCGGCACAAAAACTTCATCTTCTCCGACGGGCTTGTGGACGAATCTTGATGTCCAAGAAAATTGTTTCCTCTCAAAAACAACACCACAGGTTGATTTGTCGGAACTATCTGATCTATTGAATGTTACGTGTGCGATGGCTTCTTTGCCACGAATTGATTCGTGCGATGCCTCGTAAAAAATGTTCAAAGCAAGACACATGAAAGTGCTAATAATCATAGCTGGTCTCCTGACAGGGGAATAGAGTGTTTAGTGATCCTTCAGTTAAAATCAGTTGAAAATGGGAGGAACAAATCCTCCCAGGTTGTGACAAGAATGATACTACTTGAATGCTGGCTCGGAACCATACTTCAGAAAAGCATGTGCTCCAGTTTCAGAGTTTTTAACTAGAATTGGTTTCTTAGGATAGGAGCTATGATATGCTTTGATTTCTTTTCCGACTGGATGATCGTCTGGGAAAAAGTCTGTCCATCTCTGACCCTTTTGTCTACCTTTGAAAGCCTTGTTCCAATCTTCTGGAGACAATTCAAACACTTGAGTGTCGAATATCTTTTCTTTTCTATCAACCCAATTGCGTCGTCTAACCATTCCACCCAATGGAACTCCAACATTCGTCGATGTAGATGACCCATCTCCAACAGAGTTAGCAGCAACATCTTCCATGATTGGTTGAAGAATTGAATCCAACTTTTCTTCTAGAATCGAAATATCATTCTCAGATACTCCACGTTCCATTAGTTCCTCCTTTAATAGAGCAATTGACGTAAAAAGTGTTGCAACTCGTGTTTTTCCAAGTGGAACAATTTCTAGCATTCGTTTAATATTGAACACTAATCTATCGAGTAGTGTATAAGCATCTTTTTCTTCGGTTGTTTTGAGCTCGGAATATTTCCGTAAGACTTTTCCGTTTGCGTCAATAATTCCAAGTTTAAACGCATCAGTCTCGTCCCATTTTTGATTCAACTTTTGAAGAATCCTGAACGTAATAATCGAATCGAGAAATCTGCTCATCTTGGTCTTTCCTGGGTAAACTCTTCTAGTTTGGCTAACATTCCGAAATCGAATTGTGTTCTGTCGGGTCGAATTGTTAAAGTTGAATTTATTCGCAATTCATCTGGCATGATTTCAAGCCACGTGAACAAACATGCCAGATGATTTTCTAAATTTCTCGAATCTAACAGAAATGTGGATCTAACTACAAAATCAACATCCAAACAATTGCAAGCAATGACTACATTATTGATTGCTAATTTTAAGAATTTTTCATCCCCACTCGAAATAAACTTGCTTAGGCTTAGGGAAATTCTCGAAATAGTATCGCAATCTTCTTGAAACGTCCGCATCGACACTGGCTGAACTTTATAAGCCTTTGCCGCATAAATTTGAAAATTTGATCTAGTCAGCTCCCGATAAGCAGTTGTCAATTTAGAAGAATTCCTTTAGTTCATCTTCTTCTTCGTTGAAGTCTGCACCGTCGTCATCCTCTTCGTCATCTTCAACATTTTCGCTTCGAAGAAGAATGGATACGTTATATCCTTGATTAAAGGAAAGTGAGAATTCATACTTCTCATTATCTTTATCAAACATATCGATGTCAATTGAGATCAGGTCGTCCCCAATAGTTTCTGCAATTTCAGAATAGAGACCTGAAACCAACTCGTCTCTATTGAGTTCGACGTCTGGCTCAAGTCCGATTTCTTTAAGAGCATCCATACAAGCCAAAGTAAGATCGACGATTTCTTCTGGGGTCTTGCAATCGAATTCGTCGGAAACATCTGACAATGTATCAATTACTTCCTGTTCATCTTCACCCATCTCGTCGTCGTTGTTGAACATGACTGCGACAATTGCTGACATCATCTATCCTTATTGGTTTTTTGGTTGATCGTTAGATTCTGGAGCAACTGGAGCAGCCACTTCTGGAGCAACTGGAGCAGCCACTTCTGGAGCCACTGGAGCAGCCACTTCTGGAGCCACTGGAGCAGCCGCCACTTCTGGAGTCGCATTGGGGTTTGAAGGTTCAACTTTTTCGACTTCAGCTTTAACTTCTTCTACAACCTTTTCAACTTCAGCTTTAACTTCTTCAACAACTTGTTCCATATACTTTGCCATATCAGGCACAGCTATCAACAGCTCTCCAGTGATACGATGTCTCCATCCTTCTTCAGACTTAACTGCATCTTTACACCATTCTGGTGCTTTGTCGTAAATAGACATACTTTTCTCCTGATTGATAATTTTGTTTTATTTATCTACAACATCCGTTGCTTTTGGCGTAGACTTCTTAGTTCTTGGTTTCTTAACTACCAGTGGTTTTTCTTCAACAGTCTCAACTACCAGTGGTTTTTCTTCAACAGTCTCGACTGTCTCAACTACTTCCATATACTTATCCATTTCTGGAACAGAAATTAAGAGTTCCCCTGTAACATGATGTGCCCACCCTTTAGGTGTCTTGACCGCATTTTTGCACCAATGTGGTGCTTCATCATAAACAGACATACTTTTCTCCTGGCTAATGATTTTGTTTTATTTATCAGATGGCACCGTAAAACCTTGGCCTTTATGTCAGGGATATAAGGCGTGTTTTTAACTTGTTCCAAGTATATATTAGTAAAACCATTTTGTCAAGTGCTTTGACAATAATGAGTTCGTCAAAGTTGAACAATTATATAAATATACGTATATGAAACAATTACTCGCATACAAATATCGGATTTATCCAACAAAGGATCAAGAAATCCTCTTGAGCAAAACCTTTGGTTGTAAGAGAGTAATCTTCAACCATTACCTAGAAGTGCAGCAAACCAGATACAAAAACAAAGAACCTCGGTTAAGCAATTTCGACATCAACAAAGACATCACCAAGTTAAAAGATGAAAAGGAATGGTTGAGGGAAGTCGATATAAACGCACTACAAGCGGCGGCGGGAGATTTGTCTGTTGCATATGACAATTTCTTCAAGTCGGTTACTGGTAAGAGAAAAGGTCCGAAGATTTCTCCACCGAAGTTCAAGAACAAAAATTCTAGACAGTCGTATAGGACTCGTAATGTTCGCGTCAATGAAGACGGTTCTTTACAGATACCAAAACTAAAGTCAGTCAAAGCAGCCATCCACAGAGAAATTCCAGAAGGATCGATAATTAAATCGGCGACCATATCAAGGAACCCAGATGGAAGATATTACGCATCAATATTAGTTGAAACAGAAGTAGCATTGCAGCCAATGACAGGTAAAGAAGTCGGTTGCGATTTAGGTCTCAAGGATTTGTTAATCACTTCAAGTGGTATAAAATTCAAAAGACCCGATGATTTACCAAACATTGCGAGAACCAAGCAATTGTTGAAGTTGAAGCAAAGACAGTTCGCAAGAACCGTTAAAGGTAGCAAAAATCACGAATCGTTAAGACTTCAAGTAGCACGACTTTATTCGAAGAGCACAAGACAAAGAAATGAATATTATCATCTAGTTAGCAGATACTTGGTTGATAATTACGATTCTATCTACGTCGAAGACTTGTCGAGTAAAAATATGTTACAGAATAGGAAGTTGAGTCGAGCGATTCATGAAGTGGCTTGGACAACTTTGTCCAATATGATTTCATATAAATCATCTTGGGCTGGTAAAACTTATCATCAAATCGATCGTTGGTATCCAAGTAGCAAGACCTGTAGCTCTTGTGGTCATAAGCTCGAGAAACTTGATCTTGGCACTAGAGAATGGACTTGTCCGTCTTGTGGAACTCATCATGATCGTGATTTAAATGCTGCTATGAACATTCTTCATGTCGGTCAAGCCGACTGCTACGGAGAAGAAATGAAGTCGCAAGCAACAGGCGACTTGGGACTAGAGATCCCAGTGGCCCTACAGAAAATGACCATTAAAATCGAGAGATCCAACGCTACGTTGGTTGGTCATGGGAGTGGGCAAGCTACGTCCTTTAGGGCGTGGTAGTTGACCATAAATTGACATTTTGATTCTCCTATATCTTCAATGTTTTTTCGGTTTAGCAGTTTCCATCCGCTTAAGAGTTGTTTGCCACAACTTTCTAAACTTCCCACGAACAACTCCACCTCTAGCAAACGACAAGATTTGCTTTGACGCAAACCGATTCGACGATGACGTAGATTTCGATTTATCCCAAATTTGCTTCAATGATTTATATGGCAACCCAGTTATTTTTACAAGTTTTGCTACTTCTGGATTTGTTCGTCCTTCTTCAATGAAATCTCCGTCTATCGAATCTTGAACCATCTCGTCAATTAAATCCGCAAGCGCCAATTCATTTTCTTCTAGAATTGTCCGGAGTTCTTCAAAGAGTTTCTTAGCAGATGTAGCAGTCGCCGTCGACGGACACATCGACTTAAATAACTGGAAATTATTTGTTTTGACTGCTTCTCTTGATTTGGTTGCGCTAACGTCTTCGTCTGTTCTTGGGGACTGGATGATTTCAACTTTTGTAAATCCTTTGTCAGTGGCCCACTTTTCAAGACTCTTAGCATAACCACCAGTAGCTTGATCTTCACCAACAACTATATATAATTGGGTATATCCGAGTTCTTTTAACGCTGTTACCATTTTAAATGGATCTCGGATTTTATCGTTTTCAATGACTGTTATGTTTTTAAAGAATGTCTTGACCCATTTGACCTTGGAATTGAAATCCAATGGATTTTTCTTGTTATCTTGTGTATGCGAAAGACAAAGTATTGGATCCCCGTTGACTTTCTTTGCAGTCTCGACCGCAAGATTTACAAGTTTTTCGTGTCCGGATGTCGGGGGATTAAACCTCCCAAAGATTGCAACTGCTGTTTTCATTGTTCCAGTTCCGAGTAAAGAAGTCTAGGTCTAAACGAAAAACTATCGACCCCAACATCTAAGAGTTTCCTATGTGTTTTGGTATTTGTGCCATGGCAATGACCATGCAAAAACAAATCAATTTCATCCCCAATCTTTTCAATATCTTTTGGATCGATTGGACGATGTGACATGAAGAATGTGTTACCACCAACTTCTATTGTTGCACAATCCTGAATCTCAACCCATTCTAAATCAAGTGTTTTCTTCTTATCATGGTTCCCGATAATAAGAACCTTTTGTCCGTTCAATCTAGAAAATATTTCGGAATTCAGTTCGGTAGAAATTCCACATGAAAAATCCCCTAGATGAAACACCAGATCATCTGGTGATATCGATTCATTCCATCGTTGGATCATAGTTTCGTTCATTTCTTCCGATGTTTCGAATGGACGATTGCAGTATTTAATGATATTCCGATGCCCAAAATGTGTATCCGACGTAACCCAAATTTTACTCATCTCAAACCTTTCTTTTAGAGTCTTTAAACTCTTTCGTCGTTACTTTAAGAGATTTGCCATTGATCGCAAGGACAATCCCTTCAATTTCTTTTCCAAACTTATCTTTTCCGTCGATATCAGCATTTAGAATCAACGTCGCAAGGTCTTCTTTTACTTTATTGACAATAGCAAGCAAATTCTCTTTTTGAATTTTGTCGGCTGCTTTTCTACTTTTCAAAATTTCTATATGAGAATCATCAAAATTGACTAGAGGATCAATAGTAGCATTTATATCCAATGAGTCTATTTTCATTGAAGTATCGGCAAATTTAATTTTATCATTGCTAAACTTGAACAAATTTTTCTTTATAGACTCTTGTTGATCTTTTGGCAACTGTTCGCCAGTTGAAGCAACAACAAAATCAATTGGAAAAATAGTCATCAAACTTCCGAGTTTTGTCTTGTCATATTTTATAGTGACAAACGTAATCCCAGTGTCGTCTTCGGTTGCCATTGGGTTATAAAATATCTCACATATAAGTTTAACGTCATTTGGGATTGCTGTCAAGAAGTCTGCCGATTTAAAAATGTCAAACATATCGTCATAGTGTTGAGCACGGATAACAATTTCGTCCTTTGCTCCTTTTGCTTTTGCATGAGTCGAGAATGCTTTTGGTTCAAATATCGGACCAGTTCTTGACCCCTCAACAAACACTTTTCCGTCTTTGTTTTTTCCAATACGAAATCCTAGTCCGTCTACTTTCAATGATACCGGAATATCTTTTAAAACCCCACCTAATTCAGATTTAAACGATTTTACGAGGGAGATGAATTCTTCCGGTTTCATCGCTTGTAGATGTTCCATTGTAGTTCGTTTTGTCTGGACTACGTCTTCATAAATGAACTGTCGAAATGTTTTCAAAGTTGAAACCCCATCTTGTCTGCGGCGCGGCCATCGAGTGACCCTCTAACCTGATACGATTTTGACCTAAGATATACTCTTGAGGACGACATATTATTCAATAAATCTTTTCCAGTTAAAACTTCCCATTTTGGGATACCAGTTGCGCCAATGTCTAGTTTTACATAAACTAAATCGGATGACAATGCATCTGAAATAAATGGTCTAAAATCTAACCTTGGGTCGGTTTTCGAATAAGTCTCAATCAATTGTCCAACTACTTGACTCAGCCCAATTGTTGTAATGCCCTTATTCCAAAAATCAATCTTGGATGGGTCAACTGATTCAATCCACTTCATTGCCGCATACGGAATGAGTTCATCTTTTCTCGCGTTCTTTTGAACCCACGAAGAATCAAATGTCTTGAACTCTTTGAACTTCATTTCTTTCAGATATTCCCCAGCTTTTATAGGACCAACCCAAGCAGTATTTGACTCGATCTCCCGAATTATATTCGTCATTGGATCATTAAACCACTTCGACTTCTTATCTAACATTGAAAGAAGATCGGAACCCTTGACGGTATTTGTATGTTTTGCTGCAGTCTTTGCAGATACATTTATTACGCCAGTTGACTCAATAATATAGTCGAGCAATGGTTCGTTTGGTCTTTTTGGAAATTCAACGATTGAATATTTGTTGGCAACCTTTCCGATTGTTGCAAACATATCATTTTCAACAATTGCAATCGGTCCGAGACATTCTCCAAAGTCCTTCATCACTGATGCGATGTCAATATTCTTTCTATGTTCTTTGAAAAAATCAACCAACGTGGAATTTGGAATTTTGCCCAATTGATGAGAAATTAACATTGAACAATAAGACCCAGTCATTCCTAATTTTAACTCGTTTGTATTTCCTTGTAAAGTCTCGACATATTTTGGATATTTCAGGGGTTGAGTTAGACCAAACTTATCGGGTTTCAGAACATTTTGAGGAAGACGAGTTGACGTCACTTCGATTTTCATAACAATGAATTCGGTTGGGCTTATTTCGATATATCCTTTGGATGATTTCAAAATGCCGGACCCGTTTGTTTTTCTCTTCCATTTTGGGTTGTGATCTAGAAGTGTGGTGATTGCTCCCGCTCGTTGTGCATTCGGCAAGAATATATGATAAACCGTCTTCTTAGGTCTTCCTTGTGTCAGAACAGAAATATCAGACGCACCAGTGATTTCTTTTAGCTCTTCAACAAAATCTTTCACTTGTACCTCGCGTAGAAGGATTTCTTCATTTCGTCGAAGTCTTTAACGGATCCACCGAGTTTCTTAGTTAGAACGCTAATCATCGCATTCTTCTCATCGAGATCCTTGTCTGGATCTCCACGGTATAGTCCCTGTGCCGAATCTCCCCAGAGTGTATAAGCAAACCCAGTAACAATCGGCTTCCATGTGGACTTCGGAAGATTTTTTTGAATGAGGTCGATAAGTCCCGTGAAACTACTAAATTGTTTGAGCTCGTCCGAAGATGGAGAATGTCCAAACCATTCTTTAAATACGAAATCTAGATCAGTGTTGCCAGGAGATTCTGTTGTCGACATTTCTCTATAATGTGGAATGTCGTTTGTCTTTATTTGTTTTCCAGAATCATCTTTGATTGGGGAAAGTTTGGTTCGTAGCCCACCAGTAACACTGAATGCGCGCTCACTTGAAAGGATTTCTTTATCTTTCCCTCTAGACGTCTTTGCTGGAATCAAAACCTTCTTAAGATTTGGAGCTTCCATTGCGCGCAGAAGATATTTGTGAGCAACTCCCTTAATACCTTGCTCCATATCTTCCCATGCTGAGGAATGACTAAACTGTGCCCATGGCGTCGGTTTGCCAGTTTTGTCGAATTCTACCAACTCCATATCAATCTGAATGTTGGTATCATATGGAACAAGTGTCCATAGAGTGATAAATTGTCCAGCCGATTTCTTATATCCAACGAATGTCAACGGGCCAAATGTTTCACCTTCGATACCAGAATTCAAGAATTTTTCAACAAACGGTTCAAGGTTGCCATCGACTTGAGTGTCAATATCTCCAACCGACTGTTTCACTTTAGAAAACTTTTCGTCTTCAATTTTCTTCAAGTCAAAGAAATGAAATGCAGAACCAGAAAGAAATTCTTTAGACTTGAAAAGAGAATCGTTCCACAAATAAAGACCAGTCGACTTCGAAAATGCTTTATTGATTTCAGACAATCCCTTATCAATAACAGGGACGATTTCTTTTCTTGATAGTTTTGTCAGGTCAATTCGTTGTGCTTCGGCGTCTCCCAAACGAACATTTCCACCTTCTGAAACGAACTTTCTAAAACTTTTTAACACGAGATTTCCACCCAAAGTAATTTCCTTATCGTGTTATTTATGGACATTTCGATACTTGACAATCATATCGATCATAACTTGTTCGTCTTGGTTTGGATTCTCACACTTTAAATAGGAATCCATTAAATCATTTGCAAACTTGGATGTGCTTGGATCGACTTTATAAACTTCGTCAATTCCATTCAACTTCATTACGAGAAACCGTTTGACGCATTGTTTACATTCGCCACATGGGACTCCATCATTATGCCAACAACTTGTAGTTTCTTTCAGTTCTGGAATGATTTCTTTTCCGAATGTCTCGATAGCCCATTTTACGGTGTCAACCTTTGACATCTTCTCTTCGACGAACGGAAACCTAACTTTACATCCATTGATGAATGGAGATAGCACATATGACAATACTTCCGAAGTCATTGCCCTAAACTTTTCATTCTTGTCGGTTGCTTGTTCGTTGTCCTCGTCAAACAATGTCCCCATCCATACTTCATCTGGAAGTTCTTGGCTTGCGGCCAGAGTAGCAAATACAAGATTCCTTCCAGGAATATAGATAGCAGATGCAAACGGATCAGACTTCTTGGACACGGGACGAATACCAGCTGGAGATAACCAATCAATAGTTCGAATCTCAACATATTCTGGAAGTCGGTCAATCTCAACCTCTTCGGAATCTGCTCCATGTGCATAGTAAATACACTTTACATCCGCATCTGGATAATTCTTCTCGGCATATTTCTTCATCAGGAAACTGTCCAACCCACCACTATACAAAATCACAATCTTCATTTGGAATCCTTAAAAATAATCATTTGTGCCTTACGTTCTCTTTAGTAACCAAATCGTGCACAATTCTAACAACTTTTACGTCAGGACACAACCTTTCAATTTCGTCGGCCTGGATTGGGTCGTCTTCGTAGTGAATTACTATTTTCATGTCAAAAATAGAGTTCAACAGATTGATGGTTTTTCCTTTATGAGTCCCAGACGACAATCTACTCTTTTTGTCGAATGGAAGTGGATTGAAGAAGGGGTAATTCATAATCCCCCTACTCTTCAACATCGCTATCGTTTCTGGAATTTCTTCAAACGACCTTCCAGTGATAATGACATCGTTTTCTCTTGGAGTTAATCCAGGATATTCTCCCATGAAAATAACTCCGTCAATGTCATAACTCGCAATAGGATCATTCATAGTCAGTCTTTCCAGCTTGAAATGTATATGGAAGATCTTTCGCCCTTGGCCGTTTGTCTTTTAGTTGAGGCTCAGTCAACTTTGTCAACACTCTCCTTGCAAGTGCATCACACTCAAACTTTGCATCGTTGGTTGAAAGTTGAAGAGGAGGAGTTTTCTGAGTCCAAGCAGAAGGACCACGCAAAAATCCAACGACTCCAAGTTCCGAAGCCACTTTGCAGAATCGAATTGCCGAGATAACCACTCCACCGGAATTAGGAGAATCTTGAACCGACATTCGACATGCAAGCTCATAACGAGCTCCAGCAAATCCGTAAGCAACTATGTCGATATTACAAATCTTATTATCAGACCCAACATATTGTCCACCTGGTTTCTGATGAACAGTTAATGATGGGCCAGCATAGAGTGTCATTCCGGCAATTGATTCATTTCGAACCGAGTTTTGTCCCTTCAATACGTTTTCTTTTGAAACGTGTTTACTATGGAGCCTATCTTTGCTCGACATATTTAAGAAATCGGTATTTGCCGTTCTACCAGTTCTAATATGTTCCTGACCCTGTGTGCTTCCCGCGCTCATATTAAGTTGAATATGCTGAGAAACTATAAGACCAGAATCGAGCATTGCTCCTTGGAGAACTTCGGAAAGTCTCGATGCTCCCCATGCCGACCGCATATCTGACCCAACAATTGTTAGCCCAGCATCAATAAATTTCTGTTCATATTCCATAGTCTCTTCGGTTGAAATTAGTGTCGGAATACAATTTACTACATGGCATTTTGCTTGAATTGCGGCGTCAATATAAAACCGACTTGCTTCTTCTGAACCAACTGGAAGGTAGTTAATTACTACGTCGACCTTATGATATTTTAAAAGATCGACAATTCGTTGGAACGGCTCGGCTGGAATTGCTCCAGTCCTAAATGAAACATCTTCTGGGAAATCTAGCATATAGGGAGCAACTCCGTCGAGCTCAGGTCCAGAGTAGACAATTGCTCCCTTTTCGACACACGCAGTCGGTCCAGTGTCAACAATCTGCCGAACGTGGTCCATCGCACAATTTGGTTTAGCGCGAAGTGCTTCGATTAGTGGACGGTTAACTTTTCGAATATCAACATCAAACCCACAAACGAATTCAATATCGTGAGCAGTATAACCCCCAATATCATGATACATCAACCCGACTTTATCGGTCGGGTTTTCATTGTAATATTGGACTCCCTCAACTAAACTTTTTGCACAATTTCCAACACCAACAATCGCGACTCTGATTTTCATACAATTTCCTTCATTATATCAGTTAGTGCCATAAAATCTTGGTCTTTAGGCCAAAAATATAAGGCGTGGTTTTCAACTTGTTTTAATAGTGTATATTAGTGGAATGATTTTGTCAAGTGCTTTGACAAAATTATTTCGTCAAAGTTGAACAATTATATAAATACGTAATATGAAACAATTTATCTCGTACAAATATCGGATTTATCCAACAGAAGACCAACAAGTTCTTCTGAGTAAAACCTTTGGCTGTAAACGAGCGATTTTCAACCATTACCTTGAAATACAGGAAACTCGATTTAAAAACAAAGAACCTCGGTTAAGCAATTTCGACATCAATAAAGACATTACCAAACTGAAGAAAGAAAAGGAATGGCTATATGAAGTTGATAATGCTGCATTACAATCTTCTGCTGAAGACTTAACAAAAGCATACGACAATTTCTTCAAGTCGGTTACTGGTAAGAGAAAAGGTCCGAAGATATCTCCACCGAAGTTCAAGAACAAGAATTCGCGCCAATCATATAGAACTCACTACGTTCACGTTAATGAAGACGGAACACTGCATATTCCGAAACTAAAGTCAGTCAAAGCAGCCATCCACAGAGAAATTCCAGAAGGATCGAAAATTAAATCGGCGACCGTTTCAAGAAATCCTGACGGAAGATATTATGCATCAATTTTAGTAGAAACAGAAGTAACATCAAGGCCGATGACCTATCGGGAAGTCGGTTGCGATTTAGGTCTCAAGGATTTGTTAATTACCTCAAGTGGTATAAAATTCAAGAGGCCAGATGAATTGCCGAACATTGCGAGAACCAAGCAATTATTGAAGTTGAAGCAAAAACAGTTCGCGAGAACCGTTAAAGGTAGCAAAAATCACGAATCTTTAAGACTCCAAGTAGCACGGCTTTATTCGAAGAGCACAAGACAAAGAAACGAATATTATCATCTAGTTAGTAGATACTTGGTTGATAATTACGATTCTATCTACGTTGAAGACTTGTCGAGTAAAAATATGTTACAAAACAGGAAGTTGAGTCGAGCAATCCACGAAGTGGCGTGGTCAACCTTGTCTGGGATGATCCAGTACAAATCATCTTGGGCTGGTAAAACTTATCATCGGATTGATCGTTGGTATCCAAGTAGCAAGACTTGCTCTTCTTGTGGTCATAAACTTGAAACACTTGACCTCGGCACCAGAGAATGGACTTGTCCGAACTGTGGAACTCATCATGACCGTGATTTAAATGCTGCTATGAACATTCTTCATGTCGGACAATCCGACTGTTATGGAGAAGCAATAAAGTCGCATGCAATAGGCGACTTGGGACTAGAAATCCCATCGGCCCTACAGAAAATGACCATTAAAATCGAGAGATCCAATGCTAATGTGTTGGTTGGTCATGGGAGTGGGCAAGCCGCGTCCTTTAGGAAGCGGTAGTTGACCAAGCTCAAAAGAAACTACTGATGTCGACTTGCTTTTCTTTCACTGCAACTGATTTCATTGACGATTTAAAAATGTTCGACCATTCGTCAAAATCTGTTTTTGTATCTACATCTTGAAACGAACGATACATCGAAAACTTTTTCATGTCAACAACATCCTCAAGTCTTGGAGCAGACAAGAATGTTTTTATAGCTTCCAACAATGCCAAACTCGATGTAACAGCAAATGCCGTCCATACTCTAACAATCTCATTCTTATCTTTTCCAGCAGCAATATGTTTTTCGTTGCTGCTGTTGATTACATTGTGTAGGTGCTTTGGGCTATGGACTCCATCCAACTGGTCTATCTCTTTGATTTTGTTGAATATTTTTTCATATGCTACTTGGTCATAATGCCGTCCAAATGAAAATTGATTTTGGTCTGGACCGTCCGCAACATAAAAACAACCTTTTGTGATTCCACTTGTATGAGATGTCGAATCGAAACTTAAAATAACATCTGAATTTCTACCATCTCTAAAGCATACCAAGTTTGGTACGAGCCGACGCATTGATCCAACACCCAAAAGGTGAATCTGTTTGTTTTTTAGATTATATTTTCGAAGTATTTGGAAACTAGCGAATGTTCGAACAAAGGATTCATATTCTCCATTTCCAAGTGAGGTTGAACCAAGAGAAATTCCACCTAAGTAGTCATGATAATCTGGGGGAAGTTCGTTCAGAATAATATCCGCCCATTGTAAAAAAGTGTCGACATCATTTCCCTGAACAATCATCAATGGTTTGCTAACTGTTCCGAATTCTCTAAAGGCGTCGATTTGCTCTTTCAGATTAGCTGCCGAATCCTTCGCACACTTTACGAAAATATCCTTATCGAAGAATCTGTCACCAGTGCTACCAATCTTTGAGGAAGCAGTTGGGGTATAAAGAGGAATCTCGTCAAACGACATCGCAATTGTTGAGTTCTTTGCTTGAGACTCATATATTTTTCGCTTGATGCCAGAGTCAATCTTCGACCCACGAGTGATAATTTGAAGACCGCCAGAATCAGCATGAATATCACAAATTACATCTCGTAGATATTTGTTCAGTACATCTCCTCCCGATTTTTCCGTAAATGCGTTATATAACATTCCAAGAGAATATCCTTTTGCCTTTACCTTTTTGAATAAATTGCGAAGGAACTCGGTATTCTCTTCTGTATAAGACGAATTCATCAAGAGTTTTGGATATCCAACTCCAGACATAATGTAGTGGAACCGATCAACATCAACCATTATTTTTGCCTTGCTAAAGAAAGAAATTCTTGTCGAGCACTTGGATTATCTCTAAACGCACCCGACAAGAAACTTGTCGATGTTGTTGCTCCAGTTGACTCAACACCTCTCCATGAAACGCAAAAATGTTCACATTCCATTACAACGGCGACATCGTCTGTCTCACAAATAAATTTTACTGTTTCACCAATCTGTTGGGTCTGAAGTTCTTGGAGTGTCGGGCGGCGAGAAAAATATTCAACAATTCGTGGGAGTTTAGATAGTCCCAATGCAATATTCTTGGGCTTATAAGCAATTGTGCATGTTCCAACAATCGGAACAATATGATGAGAGCAGCTACTTTTCACTGGAATATTATGCTCGATAACAATCTCATCATAATGGTGGTCATTTGGAAACCCAGTACACTTGGGGAAATTTTCGGGTTTCAGACCCCACATTGTTTCTTTAACTAACATCTTCGCAACTCGTTTTGGAGTGTCAACATGGGATGGGTTTGTCATATCCATACCAATAGTCGTCAACATTTCCAAAACATTCTGTTGAATTTTCTCAATTTTTTCATCGTCTGGAACATTTAACATTGCTTCATCTACCGCACTTTCGAGGTGCAAAGATTTTAAATGTTGAAGAACCTTCAATCCAAGAACTGGATCACATTTCGTTGATTGTAGCATTCGAGTTTCCTTTTTGTTTTCGAATTTAAATTGTAACTTAAACTTGAGGAATTGTCAAGTCCTCATACCTACTTATGCGAGGTTTTACACCTCAATTGATGAGAAATCTTTCTTCTTTTTCAATGTGCTAAATCCACTTGGGCCACTTTTTTCTTCTTTTTCGTCTGGACTTCCCTTCTCGAGTATTCTACCGTTAGCAGGTTGATCGACGTTGTAGAGAAGCATCTTTGCCCGATCAACTCCGACAACGAATCTCTTGTTCATCACTGGATCGGAAAACCGATTCTTCAACTGCTTAAACATAATCATGTTCTGTTCATCAAGTGCTTCGGTTCTAATGATAGCAAATATTGCATCTGCAATCATTGCTGTTCCGAACGAATCTGAGATTTCGGTGATTTCCGAATCGGAATTATTGTTACCAGATCTGGAGAACTGTGTACTACTTATAATCGGAACATTAAATTCAATTGCCAACCCACGCAATTCTTCTGCAATCGATTTTACCATACTATAACTATTAACATTATTCCCTGCTTTATATCGAACAGACGACATAATATTAACATAATCAACCATTATAATATCTGGAACAAATTCTTGTTTCAATTGAAGGTCATTTAGAAGTGCTCGAAAATGTGCAACATTTGCGCCAGCAGTTGGATATTCTTTAACCACCATCTTTCCAGTTATTGTTGGCAGAACCTCGGACATTCGTTGAACATATTTTTCCTTTGACCACTTCTCAAGCTCGCCAAGATTCGTTTGCAAAAGATTTGCGTCAATACGTTCGAGGATGCGTTCTTCAGCCATCTCTAGTGTGATATAAAGAACATTTTTCCCAGACTTGATATAAGACGATGCGAGGCTACATTTTACCATGCTTTTGCCAGCATTGGTATTATGTGAGCTAACATTTTCTGTCCAGTATCTATGATTAGGATGGTCAATTACAACGTCAACAATTGGAATTCGATTCCCCGTCTTTTGTATTACGTATTCCGTTCGATATCCAGATTTTGTTAGAATATTTAGATGGGGAATATTATTCGCGTCAAGATCAAGCAGTTCTTTTGCAGAAAACCACCCAGATACAGTTTCGAATAAATGATTCTCATTACACCTAATCAAGTGACCGTCTATTTGGAGGATATATTCGTCCCATATCCCCTTATCAACATATTCCGCAATCGGAACCCATCCATCGGGCGAGTCAATTTCAACATCGGAATTATTCATCAACTGTTGAATTCTACCAACCGTTGAGTTCAACTCGTGCCAATGTTGCGTAGACTTTTGTCGAGTTCTAATCTTAACTTTAGTATCTGGATGAACACAACCCGCTATTAGCAACGTCAATGTTTTCTTAGGCAATCCACCACCGGTAATGGTATTGAGCATGTCGATATCAAACGGAATTCGAACCGATTCCGCATGCAACTTCTCAAACCGTTCTTCAACGTCAGTTAATGACTGCCCAACCGATTTATTAAAAGATACTGATAATGCATCTTTTAGAATATCCGGAAGTTGATCTCGGCTTTGTTCTTCGTCGTTAATAATTTCAATACATTTTAGAACAGAATTATAAACACTTCGTTCTTTAATCCAGGCTTCGGCGTGTTCGACTAACCATGCCTGGCTTGGCTCCTTAATTCTCGATGATGCAACCTCAGCAAGGACGCACTCCGCTTGTGTTACAGAATCTTCTGAAAGTTTATTGTTCGTTCGTAAAGAAACAATAATCTCATCTTTTGACGGCAGAACATTGTATTTAGAAACAAACTCGTCCACTGCTTTGAAAACAGTTTTTTTGCTTGTTTCTGTGAAATATTCCTCCTTCAAAAAAGGAAGAACATGCTTAGCAAAGTCTGGGTTAAAGAAGAGACCATGTAAAACTTGCTCTTCGATTCCAGACATTATTCTTCCTCATTGATGAATTTAGTGGATTCAAGCAGATGTTTGAGTACGATATCATAAATGATATCTTGAATTTTCAATTTAATATCGCCTTCCAATTCAACATCTTCTTCGTCCAAATTAAATGTATTGTATTCAAAACTCAAGACACCGTCTTTCAACTCAAATGTTTTAGAGTTAAGTTTGACCAAGACTTTCTCGTCCTCTAACGCAATTAAGATATCTTGATCCAACGAAGAAATTGCATACTTAACGTTTGCTAATTTATCATCAACTGCCTTTATAAGTTCGTCGATGGAGGTAATGTTTTCATAAGAGTTACTCATTCGTTGTCTCCTCTGGTTGGGCCTCATCTGTATCTACTTCTCCTGCACCATAACAAAACAATGGTTTCATTTTCTCATTGATGAGATCCAATATTTCCTTTGTAAAATACTTCTCGGGGTCTCGATTTATTTGCGTTCCAAACACCTTTCTACCATCTGGGAGAACAAGCCGAGTCGAATCCTTCTTGAAGACTCCACATTTTTCCGCAATATCAACTAAACCATAGTATCGTTGTAGGCCGGTGTCGTGCCGAATCAAGACGGAAACCTCTGCTCCAGTCTTAGTCAACCTAGATTTATAAAGATTCGCGCGAATATTCAATCCAACCAGTTGGCCATCTTCTTTCTCTTTGCGCTTGTTCAGGATAACAATTGTCGATGCCGCATACTTGACACCACTTCCACCACCTATCTCGGCTGGACTATACATATCAAAAACGGCGTAGACATGGTTGGTCAAAATCATCGGGACTTTTGCTTGTGCCAGCTTCAGTGTTAAAATCCTGAATGCTCCCTTAATAAGCTGCGTCCGAGTCATGTCTTTTACATCTTTTCCCTCTGTAGTATCCTTTACCTCTTTATTAGTCGACAACATGCCAAGAGAATCTAGAACAAACAACATTCGTGGCCGAGATTCCTTCTTTGCTTCGATATATTTGTCAAGAATCCTAACTGCCTGAGTCCGAAAGTCTTCAACTGTTGCAACTGGAATAATGAATATGCGCTTTGAATCAATCCCACGACTTTCAATATCTTCCTTTGTAATTGCACCTTCTGATTCAAAATAAAAGCAAGCAGAATCGGGATGTGCTTCCAAGAAGTTTTTTGTTCCAGTCAAGACCGCAAAAGATTTTCCCGAGGCTTCCTCACCAGCTAAAGCAGTCACTTTCCCAACTGGATATCCTTTGTAAATATCCCCAGAAATCAAAGCATTGAGCGCATATGAACCAGAGTCGATATATTCCGTTATATCCCCACTCATTACACCGTCACATACTGCTTGTGCCATGTTGTTCTTTGTTTCTTTTACCAAACTATTCCATAGTGCGTCACTCATAGTTACATCCTTCTTGTAAAATTTGAAGTATAACGGATTCTTTTCGAAAAGTCAAGAGACAAAAACAAGAATGAGGCCGAAGCCTCATTCTGTTTGGTTGGATTGTTGGTTAGCCGACAACGTAAGCATTAACTTTTCCGTCAGTATAACCTGTAACTGTTGCCATCATTTTCGGATATTTGTCCGTTAGAGATAACTTGGCAATTGGAGCCGCCGGAGTTGTCGAGCATGTTCCAAGAGGTAACCAATTCACTCCAGTAACAGATCCGTAGAAGGTTACCGTGCTTGTTCCAACATTCTCGACGACAAACGTACCATCCATTTCTAATAGTGCTTCAATTACTGCCGAATCGTTCAACGTCGAAGAGTTTTCAAAAAACTTTCTAACTTTCATGATTTATTCCTTCAAAACCATATTTATCAGGTGGCGCCGTAAAACCTTGGCCTTCAGGCCAGGGATATAAGGCGTGCTTTTTAACTCGTTCCAATAGTATATGTTAGTGAAACCATTTTGTCAAGTGCTTCGACGAAATAATTTCATCAGAATTAAATAATTGTATAAATACGTATATGAAACAATTACTCGCATTCAAATATCGGATTTACCCGACAAAGGATCAAGAAATCCTCTTGAGTAAAACCTTTGGCTGCAAGCGAGCAATCTTCAATCATTACCTAGAAGTGCAGCAAACCAGATACAAAAACAAAGAACCTCGGTTAAGCAATTTCGACATCAACAAAGACATCACCAAACTAAAAGATGAGAAGGAATGGTTAAGGGAAGTCGATTCGGTTGCTCTACAATCTTCTGCTGAAGATCTAACAAAAGCATATGACAATTTCTTCAAATCCGTAACTGGTAAAAGAAAAGGTCCAAAGATTTCGCCACCGAAGTTCAAGAACAAGAATTCACGTCAGTCGTATCGAACTCGTAATGTTCGAATTAATGAAGACGGTTCGTTACAAATACCGAAACTAAAGTCAGTCAAAGCAGCCATCCATAGAGAAATCCCAGAAGGATCGGTGATCAAGACAACGACCATTTCGAGGAATCCAGATGGAAGATATTATGCATCAATTTTAGTAGAAACAGAAGTAGCACTGCAACCAATGACCCATAGGGAAGTCGGTTGCGACCTCGGGTTAAAGGATTTGCTTATCACCTCAAGAGGTATAAAATTTAAAAGACCAGATGAATTACCGAACATTGCGAGAACCAAGCAATTGTTAAAAGCAAAGCAAAAACAGTTCGCAAGAACTGAAAAGAGTAGCAAAAATCACGAATCTTTAAGACTTCAAGTGGCACGTTTATATTCAAAGGTCACCCGACAAAGAAATGAATATTATCATCTAGTTAGTAGATACTTGGTTGATAACTATGACTCCATCTATGTCGAAGACTTGTCGAGTAAGAACATGCTACAAAACAGGAAGTTGAGTCGAGCGATTCATGAGGTAGCTTGGTCAACCTTATCTGGGATGATCCAATATAAATCATCTTGGGCTGGTAAAACTTATCATCGGATTGATCGTTGGTACCCAAGCTCAAAGACCTGTTCTAGTTGTGGTCATAAACTTGAAACACTTGACCTCGGCACCAGAGAATGGACTTGTCCAGATTGCGGAACTCATCATGATCGTGATTTGAATGCTGCTATGAACATTCTTCAGGTCGGTCAAGCCGACTGCTACGGAGAAGCAATAAAGTCGCATGCAATAGGCGACTTGGGAGAAATCCCATCGGCCCTACAGAAAATGATCATTAAAATCGAGAGATCCAATGTTGATACGTTGGTTGGTCATGGGAGTGGGCAAGCCGCGTCCTATAAAGGACGCGGTAGTTGACGCTTAGCCTGTCGACTCAGCATCACCCAAAAGGGTTTCGGCCAAGATTTGAAACTCTTCGTCTTCCGAAATCAACTCATTCAGATTGTTCTTAAAATACGTTTTGGCAAGTTTCCGTAGATGTTTGGGAGCAATCTTATACTTTTCCGAAAGAGCCTTGATTTCTTCTGAAATAAACGATCTCTCTCCTGCAATACGAATCTGACAATCGCCGATTTCTTTAATCGACTTCATAATTGTGTCGCGAACTTTAGGATCCGCTAGTACGTTGGTAATGCTTGATTGGTCAATTTCTTTCATCTTTCATTTTCCTAATTGAATCTTCGTTCAAATGTCGTCTAGCACTGCTTGAATTTCATCTGGATCAATTGCTTGGCCACAGACAAGCTGGTCTTTGACGTATCCCAATGCTTCGTAAAGTTCATCAGCATCATTGGCAACCTTTTTCAATCTTTCACCATCTACGTAATTCGCGACGGCCACTTTAATGATTCCTCTTCCGTCACGAACATCTATTTCAAATAGATACATTTCGTTTCTCCTCATCGTCCCATGCCTCTAAAAATGCGTCGAGAGAACTGAAGACGACGCTTCATGTTTTTAGGGGGAACTGAAGAAAAGAATGGCAAATTATATTCGCCTGTGGCAAACTCATTTCCGCATTCCGACATACGAACAAAATTCATCTTCGTTCCTTTATCGTCGGCATCAGCTGTTGCGAACTTTACAAATGGGACTTGTTGATATTTGTACATTTTCTTTCTTCTTAATCGCGTTAGAAAACAACTTTACTTAACATCTCCAGAAACTTTCATGTTTCCTCTGATATGCATTGTCCCATTGACTACTGCATTTCCACGAATCTTTGCGTTCGAATAGACACTCGCACAATCGCAAACCTCTGCATTCTCAAAAACTTCCGAGTCTCCAGCAACCCACGAGTCACCACAAACCTTTGCGTTTCCGTAGATCATTGCATTTCCATAAACCCATGCGTTCTCAAAGACTTGTGCGTCGTCAAACACCATTGCGTTTTCATAAACCCAAGAATCTCCATCTTGGGACAAATTTGCTTCGGACGCAATCCAGCCGCCAAGATCACCGGCCTTTACATTGCCGAAGTCCTTGAGTGCTTTGATTTGGAACAGGCCGCGGTCGTTCTTGATATCCGTCAACTCATATTTCATTTTATTACTCCTTCACTGTTTAACCACTATAAACAAATTATAAAAGAAGTCTGAGAGAATGTCAAGAACTTTTCGAAATTTTTACAAAAAAATGTGGAGGACATTTTGACATGTCTTCCACACATCCAACATTAGAACGGGATGTCGTCTTCGTCGCTTGCCAAGGATTTGAAGAAGTCGTCGTCATCGCTGTTTAGGACAGTCTCTTTCTTCTCTGCTCCCCGCGATTGTGTCGGCTTTTCAAATGGGGTTTCGGTTTCCTTAACTCCACTTGTCATTGCCTCAAGCTCTTTTTCTGCCTTGACATCTTCAATGCCGATGATAGAATTGAATTTCTTGGTCAGCTCTTCGAACGATTTGAAATGCACTGGAGAAACGATCTCTTGAAGATCAGTCATTTCCTCAAGAATAGCCTCCAACTTCTTTTCATCTCCGTCGAACAAGTCCTCGGCTGGAGATACCTCGGACAGGTCATAGTTACGATAACCTTCGACCTTCCGAATCTTCAACTTCATAATACAACCGTCGAAGAAAGCAAACGGATCTCGTGGCTCTTCGCCAAATTCTGCTGGGGGATCCATTGCCAATTTTAGCTTGTCAAAGATTTTAGCACCGAACTTGAACTTGAATACCTTGCCTTCACATTCGGGTTTCTTTGCATCAGTGATGACAATAATGTTCGCAATATAACTCATCTTACGTTTGCGTTCGCGAGCAACTACTTTATCCGATTCGATGCCAGAATTCCACAAAATAGAATTCTCTACACAAACTGGACATTCTTGGTTTAATGTAGTCGGACAGTTCTCGATAAACCATTTCCCCTTAGGTCCTTTGAACCCATGGGAATACATCTTTACGAACGGCAGACCGTCTTCTGTTTTTGCTGGAAGAAAACGAATCTTTGCAAAGCCGTTGCCGTTCTCGTCTACTGTTGGTTGCCAAAATCCTTCGTCGTCCTTTGCAAACTTGCCTGCGGATGCTTCTTCGGCAACATTCTTTTTCAACTTGTCTAGTAGGGACGATGATTTGTTTTTCTTTAGTGCGCTTAAATTTATAGCTGTCATGTTTCGGGTCTTCCTTATGGTTTGGGTCTTACAATTAGTTTTGGGTCTTGCTGTATATTTAGCTCAGTTTTAACAGCAACGTATCTGACGTAAGTCGACTTGAGATGGTTCCTTCGACTGACGCAATCGAATCAAAAATCTTCTTCAATTCAGATACCGATTTGTTGACAATTTCCTTCACAAAGAGATCTGGTTTCCGAATGGTTTTCCACAACGACTTTTCCAAGTCATATCCACGAATAGACGTTCCAGAAACTGTCAATCCAGCTGGTTCGGTTGAAACGAAGAATCCAAACTTACGACGGACGACGTCATAAACCCACAGTTGACGAGAGCCAACAATTCTAATTGGGTTCACTGATTGAATGTTGAATTCTTCGCTCTTCCCCAAATAATTCAGCTTCTGAACAACCTTTGCGGCGTTCACTTTTTTGACCACTGGGGCCTTGACTCGAGTTTTACGAGTCGCATGAACGAATGAGGAAATTCGTTCTTTTAGTTTTTTCATTTCCGATTTCAGTGTTTTTGCAGTCGTTTGGTTATATTGATCTTCGTTCTCCTTAATATCTAACAGAAGAGATTCAATTTGCTTAACACCTTCTGCCAACGACTTTGCATCGTGGCCATTTACATCGATTTTAATTGGCTTGTTAAGCACCAATCCATCGATAAAATATTCCAATTCTTCGAGGAAGAGATTGGGTTTGGGTTGAACAACCCGAGCTGGTTTAACTTCTACTTCTACTTCGTCCACTTCTTTATAATTTGCTGCCAATGATTCCAACCGATTCTTCATCTTCTCTAGGTCGGAATCCATCAAATCAAACCCACGGTCTTTGATCCGCAATACAAATCCAATATTCTTAAACTCGTCGCGATGAACCTTTTGTAGGGTCGAAACAATTTGTGGAAGCTCTTTCTTCGCGAACCAAATTGAATACGTTTTGCTATCATCTTGAGAAGCAGTTGCCGCATAAAAATTCAGTGCTTTCATGAGCTCCAACCGATACTCGGATGTCTGAATATGATTAATCCATGTCGGCTCAATGCCAGTTCCAAGCAACTGAACTGCTAACTGTTTTTCTCGATTACCAATCTTTGCCATTTTCTTCTCCGTCATCACTCAACCATCTGAACAAATTATATAAGAAATCCGGAAGAATGTCAAGGCTAGAACAGTGGCAATTTATATTTTTCACAGAAATGTTCCAGGAAAGCGGCAGAAACTCCGAAATGCGCCGCTAAACCTTCTCTCGTTCTGTGCTCATTGAACATCGAAAGCCACTTGTCGATGTCGATCAATTTCATAACAATTTCGGCCTCACGATTCAGCAGACAAATTCGGTATTGGTCTTCTATCATCTTCTCGGCGATGTTATAATCAATCGTCATTTTCTGTCTCCCGTTGAACAGCAAAATCACCGAACAAAACTGGCCACCGTTTGGCAAATTCGTCACCAAGTGGAATCATGATCTGTCGAATTTGTGGATGTGCGTCTCGATGTGTCCTAAGACGCAAAACGTGTCGCCATTCTCTAGCATTAGCAGTCATTTGAATTTCTGTCTTGGTGCTGTTTGGAAGAACGGACCGCGCTTCCTGGGGACTTGCTCCAGCCTCTAGCATCGCAAAATAAGTTTCTTCCGCAAAGTTCATTCCAATCTGCCAGACCGCACGACATTCTGGCGAAGAATCCGGGAATGCTCCAAACGGATCAATGACAGTGATTTCATTTCCGAACTTTTCTTTTCCGTAATTACAATATCGCGTCGACTCTTGACTATACGCGGCTAAACGATGTCGCACTAATTCGTGGGACACTCCACGATCAGTCACGAACTTCACAGTGATTACACCGTGCTCTAATACGCTTTCGTGTTTCATGTTCATTAACCGAGAGATCAGTGCTTCGTCTGACCCCGGACACATTTTGTCTTCACTCTTGTAACAGACTCGACCGCCGAGCTCGATGTTTCGAAGCAAATCGTTGTGGTCGATGATTTCGAATGATGGTTGAATTACTCGCACAGTCAAACTCCGTTGATGATTTTGGAAAATTTTTCATTTGCTACTTTTAAAGACGCATACGATCCTTTAGGGTCAATTTTATTTCGGTCGACCTGTTCAATTTGATATTCTTTTGAATGATTAAAAATATCTTCAATCTCAACAATCCTTAGAAAAAGATTCTTGCTTGAATGAACGCGAACGACATGTCGATTTGCTAGCATTTGAACCTCAAGTAATAATTTACTTTAATATCAATAAGTTAAGTCATTTTCTTCAAGTAAACTTTATACTTTAAAATCAATGACTTACCCGTTTTGGCATGTTTACGACGTCTTTTTTAATGTTTGAGCTACCCTAGCTCGTTTTTCTTTGCGTAATCTCAGCCATTTCTCTTTTCATACATTGCACCCTTAGCCAAGCCCTCAGAAACGTATATAGACGAGATTTTGTCTACATCCAGCCCGTCTGTCAAGCATTCGGCCTTTATTTGTTCTACAAAAAAGTCGGTAAGGTTTTCAACTGTGGTTTCAGTGTCAACAATTTGATATTTTGCATCGTCCGAAATAATCTTAATTTGAATAGTCCCACGACACTTGCTATCATATGTGACAGTCTTTGATGATTCATCCCAGTTGCTCGACCAAATGAACATTGTGTTGTCAAATTTGGCTACAACCTTTTGAATTGTTTTTCCAAACCCAACTAATTCATCTTTTGAAATGGAATTGATTGTAACCGTCAAATAAGACAGATGACCATGTAAAGTCTGACATCCAAACGAAGAAGAGTTCTTCAAACCATGGGTATAGGAGAAATAAAATACGTTTTCATTATTTTGACCAGGCATTCCTTCGATGTCAATTGTGTTGAAACATTTAATCTTAAGAGTTGGGTTCAACTCATTCAAATATTCTTCCAGTGCAACCGTGAAGGTATCAAACAGATTCTTTTCGGGATCTTCTTCGATGAACCGAACCCCATTATCTGGAACTCTAATCTCAAACATCTTCGTCTTAATGATATAGACATGCCCAACTAACTTCGTCGAAACAACACCAGATCGATTAGAAATGATTAACTTGTGGTCAAACCCAGTCTCTTTGTCGTCAATCTGACTCTTCAATTTCTTTTTAATTGAAGAAAAATCTTCGACAACTTGTTCTTCATTGTCGGTTGATCCGGAAACGGTGAATTTTGGGTTAAACGAAGCCCCCAAAATATTTCCATTTTCTGTAATAAAAGCACAATCAATGGTAGTAACCTGACCTAACCACATCGTCGAAGTGTTCATTTATAAATCCCTTTGTAAAATTGTAGTATAACTGAAAATGTCTGACTTGTCAAACCTTAAAAGAAATCATCGATGCTATATCGTTTTTCGGCCGACCAATTGATGGTAGATAGAATGTTGTTAATCGGACTCATGAATGCTTTTTCCCATTGAAGTTCCTTGTCAATGTACGGGACCAAATCGGGTGGCATTTTATCGACAAAAGCAAACGCATTCTCTCGCATTGGATTTGGAATTTTCATATAGAAAAACTTGATCTTTTCCCCTTCTCCTACCAATCTAAACTCTGATTCCAATTTAGAATCGGTGACGTACTTATTATACATCAATGCTGCTCGAACGTGAAACGGCGTTCCTCCCCTATAAATTGAATTTTTGTCCTTATACTTTTCCAAGTTATTAGCAGTTCTTGGAAAGGCAATCTGCTCTGGGGGAAAATTCATGAATTCATTTTTACACTGTTTGATGAATTCTTGCAAATCAGACTCGGTGCTCAATAAGCATTTCTGTAGAGCAGTCTTTAAAGTTTTTCTACATACGGTTGGAGTGCTCGCCCGATTAACTTCGATTCCAGTTACTGAAATCTGTGGCTCGTCATATATTACACCTTCATTATAAAGATAGGCAAGAACATATCGTTTCTTCCCTCTCCAAATTGCGGCCTGACAAATCTTTTCAATCTTAAATGCAAATGCATTCTCATAACAATTTAGGCCGTCGAATATTTCCTTACATGCCGCATCTACTACCTGTTGAAGTTTTTGGTTAACGAATTTCTCGATAGCGATAGCAATTTTGTTTGCATTAGATAAAATTGATTCTGGGAATAGTTTTGTAACTATTTGATTTAAATCGAGATATAATGAATTGTGCACTAAAATGTTGTTGGCAAAAAAGTTATGACATTCATTCACTTCGATGTCATATACCCAATCTTCAACGATTCCCAATGACTCAATCTTAAAATCTGTTTCTTCTTTCATCGATGTTCTTTTGAGTTTAATAAATTTGTCCGATGATAGTACATCTTTTGGTTTAATGGAAATTATTTCCCCGTCTCGCTTAACAATCAAGGAATGGTCGGAGGTACAAATAATAGAATCTTTCCCCACAGTTATTTTAAACATCTCTTTCTTTACTTTATGTTTCATAACATAGTTGATTGGTCTATATACTTGGTTTCCCTCGGAATCGACGGCTGCTGCGTTCAATCCAACTTTAGACTTTACTATATTTCCGGTACTTGTTTTAATCTCGGGTGCATCTGTTTGATTAAAGATTTCCTCGATTGTCTTTTGGCAATTGTCTAGCTGAATTAACGACGATCCAGCGACGGAATCAGTATCGGTGTACGCAACAAAATCAATATCCTGTGTTTTCAGCAATTGATTCAAAAATTCGTTGACTCGATTGCCGACATGACGAATCAACAACTGACCAGTCAACGTCGTTGCTTCCGCACACCTATTGTCAAAGTGTCTGAAGAAACGATTAGCAGTGGCGCCATAAAACGAATTCAACAACGTTTTCAATGCGTTTTGTTTATTATCTAACGCTGAAATTTCCAAATCCAGTTCTAACTTTCGCCTTTCGTCTGTCTCTTTTTGCTTTTCCTTTTTCTTCTCGATCATCAACTTTTTCGTATCTGCGCGTCTATTATATACTCGAGTTACGATCTTTCCGATATGACTTTGTTTACGCCGATAAAAAGATCCATTAGGAGCAAACGACAAGTCATACTTCTTTAAAACTGCTTCAATCTTTTTAATGTTCTTTAACAAAGCATCGACAGAATGCATTAAATAGAATTCTCTGAGCTCCAATGGAAGAGCGTCATATTCAACAATTGTCTCGGATGAAATATTAACAGAACGAATATTAGATGGGTAAAGTGAGTTTGCATCGAGACTTACTACCCATTCATGTCGCCCAACAATCGGGTCTTTTACATACGCACCTTCAATTGAACTTGAATCGCTTGGAGGTGTAAAAACAGCATCGACAAAAATGTTTTCCCTTGCCAGCTCATTTTGAATAAAGAAATCCCATGTTTTAACTGGGCTAAACACGTCCTCGTAGTTCACCCCAGCCATATAGGCAACACTGATATGCTGGCTTAGAAGTTTCTTTTTGTTTTCAATGTCTACAATTAGTTGAACGTCTATGCAGTTATATTCGACGAACTTTTTCCAGTCTCGATCTTGAAATGCTTGGAATGATTCAAACTCGCTGTGATCTAGCTTGTTTGCGCCAAGCACTTCGAACGCTATATCGTCAAGTTTATAACTTTCTCTTTCACCTGGAACATACTTCTTAAACAAGTCAAGATAATCAATGAGAGCAATGCCACCAATCTTATATGAATAAGAATTTGTTAGATCATCATACCTCTCATATATGTTACCAATTGGCGAAAGTCGTTTTGTTTCTTCTGGGCCAAGAATTTTCGATATCCGACGAACTAGATATGGGATATCAAACCCGTCACTATTCCATCCTACGATGATGTCTGGACAATTTCCGTTAATATGATTTACAAAAGATTGAAGAAGGAATTGTTCAGTTGCACAATAACGATAATCTGTCTTATCTGTTTCAAGCGGATGAAGTCCCCATGTGATGAACTTAGACCCGTTAAAAATTGTGATGAGGGAAACCCTTTCTGCAGCATCCCTCGGATTTGGGAATCCACCGAGAACAACCTCGGTTTCGATGTCCAAATAATAAGTTAGAATCTTTGATTCATCATACGTCGACGGAATTTCAAATTTCTCTGAGATATATGCGTAGGGGAAATTGGTATTTCCAAACAGCTCAAACCCTACAACAGCATCATATTCCTTTAAGTATTCTTTTGCTTCTCGAATTGAATCGAATTTGGTGGGGGAAATATTATCTCCCTTCATCGACTTATACTTAGATTCCTTGTTTGACTTGGTGAATAAAGTAGGGGAATATTCGTCAATGGTCGTGACACGATTGCCATTCCGATCAATAAATCTACAAAAGACTTTGTTTCGATATTGCTGGAAATTTAGAAAAAACGGTTGCATGTATTTCCCTCTCGCTAAACCACAATTTTAAAGTCTTTTAAGCTGAAAGTCAAATGTCTTTCAGCTTGGTGGTTAACCAAAGGTAGATTGGTCGTTGTGCCTTTTCGTGATGTGTCAACGTGTCTTTGATTTGCTGAACGACGGCTGGGATTGGAACAAAATCTGAAGAATCTGTCAGATCAATTGTTGGCATCTCTTCCTGTTCCGGAGACTGTGCCACTGGAACACTCTTCTTTCTTTTCGCTTCTCCCATTTTTAAGCTCCAATTGCGTTGTTATATACTTCAACTTGAAGTCTTGGGCTGAACATAAATCCTTTATTAAGGGCATAATCTGCAATAAAATGTTCGATTTTATTTTGTTGTTCTAGATCAGCACCAACAGGCATCAATGCAATTTTAAAATTACCATTCTGTTCAATTCCGAGTTTATCAATGGCAGCTTTAAGATCTCGAACCGAACTAATATTCCAATCAACTACAAACTTATATCCAATTGAAAGATTCGTTGGAAATTCCGAAATCAAATTATCGAACGCACCAGGAATAATTGCCTTTTCGCTCTTCTCACCTGAAACACTTTCCAATTTCGGGCTGACATTGATTTCAACTGGAACATCCCCAACCAATCGTTTGAATTCGAAAACAAATTCTTTTGATAGCACTTGGGTTCCATTGGTCTCAAAACAGAACTTTTTGAACACAATGTTTCTTTTTTGAAATTCTTGTAGAATTAACAATATTGCTTCTTGGTTCACTGGAAGAAACGGCTCGCCTCCAGTGAATGTCATATTAAACTTTGAAGAGGGAACAAAGGAAGGCAACAAATCAAGAAGATTATCGACAACTTCTTCTGGTGTCTCGTTCTTCTGGAGTTTCTTAAACGGCCCAGCCCAACTATACGCACTGTCACATCCGAGCGAAAATTGTTCTGCAGTTAGTTGTTCGACCCCAATGTCATTGTTTGTTGCTTTAGCAATTTCAATATAAGAATCTAGGTGGGAATCGACACCAGAATTTCCAAACCCAGCACATTGAAGGTTGCAACCAAAAAACCTTAACCAAAGACTTGGCTCCCCAACTTGGAATGCCTCTCCTTGCATCGAGGCAAACATTTCACTATAACGAATCAATTTAGACATGTTCAAGTTCCTTAATTACGAATTCAATTCTTTCATCTAGATCGATAATCGATTCTGGAATACAAATCATTGTCACCCCGTTGATCGAAATTCGACCAAATATGTATTTCAATGATTCGTTTATACTTTTCACGAAAGAGGAATCACACGATGCTTTATATTTCAAATTGCGTTCTTCTTCTGGAATTTCAATTCCAGGTTGAACAAGAAAGACGACATCAAAATATGATTGCAAATTCTTAAAACATTTCAATGTATGTTCGCCATCATATCCATATAAACGTGAATTGTGAGATTCAATATAAGAGGAATAAGCCAATACATCCAGTGGAGTTCTATCGGAAACAAAATCAATTCGTTTGTATTCTTTAAATTGTTTCTTCAGATATTTCCGAATCTTCTCTTGTGTTTCAAGAGAACTAGCCACTTCTAATCTATGTTCTTCTAGGAACTTTGCAACGTTGGTTTCGAGAAATTCATACCCCAGTCGTTCTGCTAAAGCAATGGCAAGTGTCGTCTTGCCAGTTCGTTGTGCCCCACAAATTCCAATTCTCATCTTACTTCTCCTTTGTGTTAAACTTTGATCTCGCTGTATCCAGTTGCTGTCGAAAACACAATCCTTTTTATCTTCATTGCTTGAATGATCGGAAAACAGAGTTCACATGGCATAGCTAACCCAGTTCCACCTTTTTTCATCGACCTAGAGACAAACATAGTCGAACCATTCAACTCTTTAATTCTGCCACTTTTAATCAACTTCATCACAGCATCCATCTCGGCATGAAGAGAACCCTCAAAGTGATTAGATTTTAGCCGACTCTTTCTAATTTGGTTATGACCAGTCGAAATAATTCGATCACCTTTAGTAATCACGCATCCGACATTAGCTCTGTCGAATGTAGACTTAAAGGATTCGATAGTCGCCTTTTCCATCAATCTTGTGTAGTTCATGCTAAAAGTATAATGGATTTGGTCTGAAATGTCAATAATTTTCTGTAGAAAAGAAAGGGATGTCGTTTGACATCCCCGAATATTTGATCCAGCCACTTCTGTTGCCAAGCAGGCTGGTCGCTCCGAGTCTTAAATCAGTCTGCAATTAAGCAGCCAGACGAACCTCATATGTTGCGTCGTTAGACGCTTCCACGTTTGCATTTACTTCATTTGCTTCTTCAACTATCACGGCTTCTGCGTTGCCGATTCTCCAGTTATCTTAATCATCGCCAATCGATTCCAATTCAGCCCCATCGGAAATACAGACAATTGCGTCTATACTTCTGATGAGGTTGGTGGAGCTGGAGAGACTCGAACTCTCTTCTTGTTCGACTTTCGATAACCTTCACCGAATTCTTTAAATCAATTTGGGCCAAAATACATCAGAGGATTTGGCGAAAAACGTTTTAATTGACAACCACGTACCAAAAACATATTACTTCTCCAGGTACTTTCTCCAAGGCTCGGGCATGTTACAATTTGAACCACACCGCTTAAAGAGTGGAGCAATATCTTTGTCATCGAATCCTGCCAAGCCACAACCTACCCTTGTGACCCAGAATTGAATGTGAGGGTTAGCAAGGGATGCATTAACGAAGTCATTGATGTGACCTCGAACTTTGTCGAACGAAAGACTCCGAATGTTTTCGTCTTTTGTTGGAATTGCTAGAGATTGTCCCACCAACCCTCGTCCAAGTCCACGCACGGCGCCGAATCGAAGTTGAGCTTCGAGTGCGGCACCTGCTCCGTGAATCCCGGCAAGGTTTGATCCGAACACGAAGATTTCTCCATTCTCTGGAGTTGTCATGTCTTTATGGTATTTCATGATCCAGCCCCAATCAAAATTGTTCCGTTGATCTTCTCGAAAATCGTGATGACGACCAAAGCACACATCATCACACCACAAACAATCCCAATCACTCGATCTGTATTGATTTCCATTTTATTCTCCATCAAAATTCGATTACTTCATAATTGTCAATGCAGCCATCTTCGCGATCGTCGAATCTCTTAACATTAATGTCAACGGAAAACTTTTCGAATGTGTCTCCGATTTGTTCGAGCAGTTTGTTGTAGCAGAAATCTTCAGACATGAGAACTGCTTCACCTTCATCTTCGGCAAATGTGATAGCACTGCCACCAAAATTCGAACCGTAATCTGTGCTAAACTTCACTACATACGCGTTCATTTTATTTCCCCTGAGCATTGCCAAGCATCCATGTATTGCCGAACACCTCGATATTGTCACCCACTTGGGCGATACCGCCGACATAGGCATTATCGCCCACCAGCGCATTGTCAAACACTGATGCATCGCCTCCCACCCATGCATCGCCTCCCACCCATGCATTGTCGAACACGTGTGCATTGCCACCAACCAACGCGTTACCACTAACCCACGCATTGTCACCAACCCATGCGTTCCCTTTTTGGGACAAATTTGCTTCGGACGCAATCCAGCCGCCAAGATCACCAGCCTTTACATTGCCGAAATCTTTAAGTGCTCTAATTTGGAACAGACCACAGTCGTTCTTGATATCCGTCAATTCATATTTCATTTTCGTTTCTCCTTCACTGTTTATACACTATGAACAAATTATATAAGAAGTCCGAAAGAATGTCAAGAACTTTTTGATAGCCCACCCTAGAATTTTCAAATAATTCTAATTTTTCTAGGGTGGGTTGATAAGGATTAAAGCGTTGTTCGTTCTAAAGAATGTTCGATGAAGTCGAGCGCGTTCTCTATTGCGACAAGTTGATGTCGAAGTTCAGAAAACAGTGGAGGATATTCTTCTGGGAGAATGTGATCTTTCTCTTTAAATGGTGGAATGTTAGATGCCATTACTGGATACAACTTTACGTTCACCGATTCTGCAAGGCGTTCTGCTCTTTGAACTATATGTTTTGCTAATGCTACTACATCTGTTGCCACTGATGAGTGTTCAACTGTCTCGAGACTCTCTTGATGATTGCGGAAAGTCGTATTAATTTTCTGATTCATTCTATTTTCTCCTTTACTTGTTTTCATCATTATTACACAACGATATACCAGTCTTCTGAAAGCATATCTGTCTGACTGGCAAGCCAACCTGGCAGCATCGCCTGGCGCCCATTCGAGTCAACAGTCCACATATCAATATGCGGCAGAATTTCACAACTATCTGTTTGTAAGGCATCGTGGTATGGGGTTCCTTCTTTCAACCTCGCATCCTTCGTTCCTGGAACAAGAATAAGCCACATGCCCTTTCCGTTCCATCCGACGCGAGAAACTTTCTCGCCGGATTTAAGTGCTTCAATGGCTTCGCCAAAGTTCATATTCATTTCCTTTACGGTATGTTCCCTGAGTGGGCAGGGGGCTAACCCATTTTGTAAATTCATTACGACCTTCTAAGGTACTTGAGCCAAATACGTTCAGATTGATTAACAAAACTTTTCAAGTAGAATCGTTCGACTGTAACATTTACTGGTTTCATCGCCCAAACAATCCTCATTTTACACGAGATATCATCGGAATCGTTAGGAGATGCATTGAACATTGGCGCGGCCCATTTAACCTCATTCCCAGTTACAATTGGCACGCCAGCAGTAACCATATCAGCGGCAATGATGTTGAAGGTCTCACTGAAGTTCACTTGCAACCCGATGTCAATTTTAGAAGAAATCAATTTCATAAACTGTTCATGTGGCATCCATGGATGCTCAATAAGTTTGTGACCATTAACACTAAGTCTAACAAAAAGTTCTCGAAGATTCTTTAGAATTGGATCTCCGTTGCCTTCTACTCGATTGCCATTGATATGGAAATGTAACTTTTTACCAATACGCCGTGCAAACTTTAAAGCAGCCACTGCTTGTAGTAGTTGATTCTTCAATGGACGAACAGCACCGAAACATCCAACCGAAACATAGTCTTTAGAAGAATCATATTTCTTTATTGGAAGAGGGGAACTAATGTCATAGTAATTGGGGAGGAATACAACCTTTTCTTTCACTTTATGGGACGGCCATCCAAAATGATGACCAATCAAGAACTCAAGCTCTTCTTGTATGACATCCGAGTTCCCCGAAACCGAAACATTAGGATGCTCAACAAATCGGAATAACCAATTCATTGCAATTCCTTCGGTTGCTACGAATGGAACTTCCGAGTGAAACCTAATGATCCATTTTACATTGGGGTGCAGTTTTGTCAGCACTTCGAATTTCTCTGGCACTACCCAAAGAGCTTCAATTATTACATGAGTTGGGCGAAATTCTGTTACAACTTTATCAATTGAATTATTATCCTCTACCACGGCAAGCTCAGAGCATATACCATTTTTTAATAGCATATCTTTTACAAACCGAGCCGAGTTTAGTAGACCCGTTGAGACTCCCGAATGTGAATAGGATTCATGTTGGCTGTAATCTTCACGACGTTTGCAAATAAATAAAACTCTTTTACTTTTCATCTTGTGTTCTCCATCGAACCATTTTAGTCAACTACCACGCCCTAAAGGACGTAGCTTGCCCACTCCCATGACCAACCAACACATCAGCATTGGATCTCTCGATTTTACTAGTCATTTTCTGTAGGGCCGATGGGATTTCTAGTCCCAAGTCGCCTGTTGCTTGCGACTATACTACTTCTAGTTACTTTGACAAAATCATTTCACTAGGTAAAATGTAATAATTTGGTTCTCGTCATTACATGGTTATTTATACAAATTAAAAGCACGCCTTATATCCCTGGCCTGAAGGCCAAGGTTTTACGGCACCATCTGATAAGCAGGTTCATCGAGAACCCTTCGATATTTATCAGATGGCGTCATAAAACCTTAGCCTTTAGATATGGCAGTTGGATTTTCAAAACAAATTTCAACGAGATGTTCTAATGTATTGATAAAATACTCGCCTTCGCCAATATACACATTAGGACTTTCTGTTTCTTGTTTGTTTCGATCATATATAAACCACATCAGCCAATCGAAATTATTAGCGCCAATAACTTCTTTTAACAGATTATCCCTGTTATTCCAAAACGAATCTGGAACCAAGGTCAAAATGCTATTATCTTCTCCGAATGCTTCACTAATTTTGTCGACGCGTTGGTTATAATCTTCAGTAGCCTGGACGTATTCTTTTACGATTTCCAAGAAGTTAGCCATTACATCATCCTTTGATAAGTTAGTAGTTTTCTTTTGTAATACGATATTCCGAACCTTTATATTCTTCTTTCTTTTCTTTCAACAACTTATTAGCTTCTTCGACTGTTAGGCACTGTTTATTGAAGAGAGTTTTGTATCCCTCTGCTACGATGACGTGCCATGTCTTCATATTGTGAGATGTTGCCATTTTAGTTCTCCTATTTACTTCTATCTAGAAGGAGTCTAGGTGGATTCGAACCACCGACCTCGCGTTTATCAGATCGCGCGCTCTAACCACCGAGCTTCAGACTCCTAAATTTTGGTGGGCCCGCACGGACTTGAACCGTGGACCAAAGGATTATGAGTCCTCTGCTCTAACCAACTGAGCTACAGGCCCTAAATTTTGGCGGGCTATGGCCTCAAACCCCGGCCCGTCGAATAAAAGAGTGTAGGTCAGGTCGCTATATCGTTCGGTGTGTTCCCAACCGGATAACGGATCGAAATCCCCGATTTCTACCAGCTACATACTATGCGGCTGGCTACCCCGAACAAACGTCTTATATCGACGAATACCCCTCACTGCTACACTTAAAACTTCATTGCACGGCCGAGTGGACTCGAACCACCATACTCCAGTTACTCGGTTAACGTCCGCTTAGAAGGCGGATGAGATACGGCCGTGCATTAAAGTTTCATCAACTAACTTTTTGATGTTTCTTTAACATCACAAACAAATTTTAACTTCTTTTTGTCGCGATGTCAAGAACTTTTACGAAATCACGCTTCTTCGAACAGTTCGTTAAATGTATCGGCGGTATATACGAAAAAGTTTCCATGCGCGTCTCGAACAACCCAATCACCTGGCTCGGCAATGTAGTATCCATCAAATGTCGGAATGAGGAGAACTTCATTGACCCATCTGGCATATCTTTTACTGTTAAATTTTGAATCAGCGAACAACCTCGAGTTAATCCAGTCTAACACCAAATAACTATCTGCGTCGTTGAGAAACTGTTGTGCCTCAATGAACTCCGGTTTTTTCCTAAATATTTTAACATTCACTGACATTTTAATCTCCAAATTTACTTCACTTCAAGAAATCGAACCTTGAATCCAGAATCTTGCATTTCATTAGCAAACTTCAACGCCGATTCCTCAGATTTAAATGCACGAAAATCAACCATAACCGAATCCACAAACACTATAACTTTAAACATCTTGTTCTCCTTCACTGTTTAACCACACTATGAACAAATTGTTAGAATTCCGAGCTGAAGCTCGGAATAAAATTAGATGTAAACTAAACCGGATACGAGGACATACCCGAAATATGGATCAAAATAGGAAATGATAAAAGCAAAAGAACGATCGTTGGGGGAGGGAACCCAGGCCCGAACCTCATAGGTAGACTTCTCAATGAGGTTGGGGTCTTCGCCAGCAGTAGAAGCCATCCAACGTTCAAACGCCAGAGCAACAGACTCTCCAGTGATTTTGGGAGCTTCAAAATCGAACGTGCCAGACTCGCCGGTACCAGAATCAGTAAAAACAACACGAGCGTTAATCATGATATTCTCCTTTTCTTTTGTTTGCATCGTATTTCCTTCGTCGCGGTTTAACTACACTATGAACAAATTATATAAGAAGTCCAAAAGAATGTCAAGAACTTTTTAACAAATCGGACAAAATTCTTTGAATAGTCAACAATTCTTCAATTGCCTTTTTGTTAAACCCGTTCCGATTAGGTCGATCGGCAATGACCAACGAGTTCAAATATTGGTCACAGAGATCAGACGGCCAAAGCAACTTTAATGCCTCGATTACATGAGGATATTTCTTTTCCAATTCACTACACATTTTAATCCTGACAATCAAAACAATTTTAGGTTTTCTCGGATGACATCAATTTCGGCATATTTGTTGAACACTCCGAGGAATTCGTTAGGATAGTCGTTGACCATCAAATTGAACTTCAATGTTTCGGACGTTGGAAAAGATGATACAACCCCATTGACCTTGAATACTGCAATGTTCCCAAATTGCGTCTTTTTAACGATATCGTGCACAGTTTCGCTCATTTTGCTTCTCCTCTTTGTTTAAAATAGTTACCGCCACCCTATCTGCCGCATGATTTTGACGTCACATCGACAAACTGGATCATATACCCATTCTTCACGATACACAGGAATTGGTTCTCGGTATTGAGGCTCATAGTAGATTGTTTGTGGTGGCTGTTGATACTGTGGAGGTTGAACTGAACGAGATTGGTTCAAGTCGTACCCGAGAATTCCACCGATAATAGCGGGCGCAACCCAACCGCCGTGACCGAACCCATGCTCAGCGTGAGCAGTAAACGATATAGCCATTAAGGCAGCAGCAATCAATGTAGATTTCATTTTTGTTCTCCTATGCAGTTTGTGGATCCATCGCGAACGGCACTTCTGTTCGCGGAACCTGAATTAGTATCGTCTTTGCAGTCGGAAGGTGCTCCGTCACGACACCTTTGATCTCTTCCATGCTACAATCCCCGATGTGGATGAGATGTTTAGTTCCGTCTGCTAAACGACACGCACATACATACTTTACTTCGTCGTTTCCCATTTTGATTTTTCCTCGAGGAAGTCGTCTTTCGAATATGTTCCAGTCATTTCAAGTGGAACACCTGTCTTAATGCTTTCTTTCAATTTCAAAGCAAATTCAGTGATTTCCTGTTCGTTACGAAGTTCAACTGGATAACAAAGGTCAATACCTTTTCCATAGTTAAGCCATTCTGTTTTAATTGAAGGATGAACTACGATATCAGACGTTGTCTTATATCTTTCATTCGCCTTCTTGAACTCATCATACCACAATTTACGTTGAGACCTAGAATCATTTTGAGAGATTTTATATCCAATGACCTTCTTACGACTCTTTCCCTGCTTCTTCCAAATTGGGGTATCTTTAGATAACCAGTCCGAAGCCAATCCAGAATTAGGATATAGATGTTGAACTTCATTATGTGCAAGGTCTTCACATTTATCCAAATATCTCATTCGAGGATGAACCCACCAAACAACATGGTAGATTCCATTGATAAAAAACCCGAAGTCATCCCACCAAGAATAGTTCTTTTGTTCGTCATAACAATGATAAATGACGACCCCGTCTTTGTTTGGGATACGATGCTTTGCTCCTTGGACATTCCATCTTGACCGAAGCAATTCCATATGTTTATTCTTCAATTTTACATCTCCACTATCAAATCAGGTCTAAAAGAATTATACTCGCCGTAATATCCACGTGGATTACAAATGACCCGAGTTCCATTCTTAGCATAATCACAAGAAGAATGAGTGTGACCATGTACCCAAAGATCACACTTTCCAAGAAGATGCCCGAGATCGTTAGTGAAATATGGTCCTAAACTATTTCCAGAATAGCGAGGATCTATGCTTTCCAAAAATGGGACAAAGTGTGTCATGACGACAGTTTGTCCATCAAACTTTTTCTTCAATTGGCCTTCGATCCATTTAATGTTCCTCTGTCCCATTGCTCGGCATTCTTCAACTGTGAACCGACCATTTTCTCCTTTGATTTGGAAGAAATCGTTAATGTCCGCCCTCGCCTGTCGCATGTTGAACTCGACTCGTTCTTCAGAGTGCATTTTCCATTCAAACGTAGTCCACAACGTACTTCCAATGAATCTAATTCCTTGTATTTCAACTGTCTTGTTGTTCAGCAAAACGACCTGAGTATTCTTGAACTCTTTCTGAAAATGTTTGTTCAACTCATCGATTGTTTTGACACTATAGTATTCGTGGTTTCCAGGAACAAACAACACAGGAACTTCACGTGGAATATTCCGAATCAAATCCTTGACCTTGTTAGGAGTCTCCAGTCCACTATAAACGTCACCAACTAGGAGCAATATATCCTCATCCAAATATTCTAATTCCAATGGATGATTCTCCAAGTGGAGATCCGACAAAATTCGAATAGCAGTCATTGAGAATTCTTTTTAAAGTTCGAGTAAACATTACGAAGAGAATATTTATTTAGCATATACTTTTCAAAAAACTTCTTGAAATCTGGATCTTTTCCTTCGATTTCCTTTATGGCCAATCCAAAATACGGATGACAACGGTGGAGCAATGCAAACTCTTTTCTTTCTAACTGTTTCCCAATATTCGCCAATTCTTTCGTCGATTCGATAATTTGATCAAAATCTTTAGTCACTTGATGTTCAATATCCAAGATCGGATCGAGTGACAATCCCTCTTCAACGATAGTAGATTTCAAATCATCTAAAGTTTCGTCGAGAATCAATTTAACAACATCCCGACCACGCAATTCAGTCCTAAGTCTGTGATGAAGAAGATACCATTCGGTCTTTATCTTAACGCGTTCTTGAGTGCTCTTATTGAAGAGAACGTAGCCCTCAAAGTTTATTTTAAGTTTGACATCGAGAAAGATCTCGTCTAGGGTCTTGTTCCATACTGGAATTGAATCAATCCCCAATTGTTTAGCATAAAATATTGGATCATGATACCATCCATCGTTATTTTCTCGAACAGCCAGTAAAACTAAACGAGGTTCTTGTCCATAGTCCAATACAATTCTGCTATCGGGAGAAGTGAATTCAAAAATCGAAGTCAGGCTATCGTTTGCGATGGATTTGACTGCTTCGTAAAACCGACCGTTTGTTGTATTATTGTATTCATCTGCAAATTTTTGACAATTCACTGCGACGTCTGAGTAAAATGACTTCTTCGTTTTCCAGAACACTTTATCATTAACGACAACTGGAGAAACCATTGAGCCGTCACGTTTCTCCAGAACGATGACGTCGTTCCAATTCCAGTTTCGAACAACACCGATCTGAGTTTCCGGCCGCTCTCCCATGTTAAAAAACTTCTCGAATGGCCGACAAACAACATTTCCAGTGGAGTCAAACGTGATGCCACGACATTCTTTTGCCAAAGGAATTTCCCAAAGATCATTAGTGGAAATCATATATGAGCAGATAGTCAATTGCTCACCATTAACTTCCTCTTCTTTAAACTTAATCATGGGTTCATTTTGTAAACCCTTGAAATCACTGATATTCATTATACATTCACTGTTTATACACTATGAACAAATTATAAAAGAAGTCAAGAACATTGTCAAGAACTTTTTCGAAGTTTTTACAAAAAAATGTGGAGGACATTTTGACATATCCTCCACACATTTTCCTAATTGAAGCTTCGTTTAGATGTCATCTAACACTGCTTGAATTTTGGCTGGATCAATTGCTTGACCACGATCAAGCTGGTCTTTGACATATTCTACTGCGTCATAAAGGTTAACAACATCCTTGACAAGTTTTCCCAATCTTTCGCCATCTACGTAATTCGCGACAACTATTTCCATGGGTCCTTTTCCGTCACAAATATCTATCTCGAACATTTGCATTTTATTTCTCCTTCACTGTTTAACCACTATGGACAAATTATATAAGAAGTTCGAAAGATTGTCAAGAACTTTTTAGGTTGACGATTCCGATTCTACATCGTCACAAACGGCTTGGAATGGAATAACGACGGGTTTAAAACTACCGACCCCATTTTCGTATAAAAGAATATGGCTATCTTGTGGCGCATATAGTTTAAAAATGTCGGGATGAATAATGTGCTTTGGCGATTCGGTTACTTTGTCGCGGAATTCTTCTGGTACTTTATGAGTTCCTTTGCGTTCAAAAATCAACAAATTTTGACGATACCAAGATTCAACTTTTATATTTTCCCAAAATTCTTCACGGATGTCATAACAGACAAATCCTTTGGCAGCAAACAAATCGCTCCAATATTTGGGTGGTTGTTCGTTGACATGGAACACTCCGCCTTGCCCTGGAACTGCGGCGGAGAAAATAACCATGTCACAATGTCGAGCAATGTTATCAACGAGTCCTTTTGCGGATTCTGGAGGCAGATGCTCGGCAACTTCAACGCAAACACCAATGTCAAACTTCCTTCCAAGATCAATTTCGTCGGAAGCTAAGTCTCCATAGAACACGGGGACATCAATCGGTTCAATGCTGTCGAATTCCGTTTCAACGCCTTGGACAACATCAGCACCCATATCCCTAGCAACTTTTAGCCATTCTCCCGTTCCACATCCAAAATCAACAACCGAATAGTTCGGCTTCATAAACCGTCGCAGCAATTCTTCGGCAGAAGATCGTTTGAAGTAAGAAGAATACTTCATTGCTCGATGCAAAATTCCATAAAGATCGTTTTTTGTCATTTTACTTCCCCTTTCGGCTTTCTTTAATTTGTTTCAGTGCTGCTGCTCCGTTGTCTGGAAAGACCCGCTTGAGTTCTTTTCGGATGAACTCAACAAGTGCCAAACCAGAGTTAGTGAATTCGTCGAGAGAAAACAAATAATATTCTTCTTGGTTCATTCGCTCTCTGGTAATTTCTTTAGCAATTTCTTTGCTAAAATTTTCACCATTGCAAACAGAAATAGCAACTCTCAAATCGCGAGTGTCATAATCCATTACAATGTAGAAGCATGTTCCCTTGGTGCTGTCGGCATATCCAGTTTTTTTGTCTATTGGTCGAACGTATCGATAGAACTCCGCTACGCCTGGTTTAGAAGACGACGCAGGTTTAACATCTTTGAACATCGGATGTCGACGTTTGTTTGCTTCGTTCTTTCGACGCATCCGAAGAGTCCTCAAAACAGAACGAAGCGCATTCTTGGCATAGTTTTCAGTCATTTCGCCAACAGGAATTTCTTGACCGCCAGCAGTGACCCACAGTTCATCGAGTTCGTTACGTTCGGGTGGATATTTAATTTGATTACACATTTTTAGACTCCTTCAAAATTTTTTGCATATTGGAATTTGTATTCGGATTTCGGCTTGCTTTAATAGCCGATCAATTAAATCTTGATACATTGTTTACTTTTCTAAAACAATTAGAACTCGATGTAGGGATTTCCAACTTGCATCACTTTAAATCCAAGGTTTCTCCACATACGACATACACTTGGCCTGTCATCAATAACGCCAATAACATTATAGAATGGAGCAACGTGTTTCCAAAACAATTCTTCCTTAACTACGACGTCTTTTCGCATGTCATTTTTTGATCTCATATACAGCGCAGAATAAGGAATCTTGTTAGTTTTAATCCATTCTTCTGTTTCTGGCCTACACACTTCATCCCTGCCAGACATCAAAACAATATCAACCCGACCAGCCAATCCCACAATAATCTCTCGAACAAGGCTGTCTACATCGTCCAGACCAACTTTTGACCATTCAAACGGTTTACGTTTACCATTCATATGTGCAAGCGTTCCGTCGATGTCACACAAAACAGCAGTAGGAAGGTTAGAGTTTGGGTAATATTGGGATGTAACCCCAATCGACTTCATCATCTCATGCCACTGTTCCATCTGCTTGGCGATAACACTATGTCCAACACCATTCTTTCGGGCAGCATCTCTAGCCCAGGCTTCTTCAATAGTGATTGGGAAATACTTTACTTCAATGTCTTTTGGGTCGACACCATAATCCCAAATCATCTTCGATTTGTGTGCGTTCAACCGTTTGACATTAAGATTGGTGTCGGCGACAATAAACCCGTCCATCTGACTATATGAAACCAACCAAGAAATATATTTTTCAACTCCCTCGGTGATCTCGGATTCCCATTGCCAATTCCACTTTGACCAAACAAGTTCTCGACACTCACCGTTTGTTTTCTCAACGAGAAGATTTTTACGAAAATCATCTCTCGAAACAATGGCCCAATGTTCTCCGATTTTCGACTTTTCGGCCACAAACTGATTGGCCCAAGTCGTCTTGCCACTGGCACTAATGCCGACCGTGTAAATAACTTTCATCACTTATACCTCTAAAATGTGTCGTTTCCAATTCTTTCTTAAGCAAGATAGTCAAGCTGTCCAATGCTTCTAAAGATGCGTCGAACAACCTGATGACGACGCTTTATGCTTTTAGGAAGAACTGAAGAAAAAAATGGCAAGTTGCATTCGCTTACGGTAACCTCTTCACCACTTTCCAGTTCTCGGACAAAGTATATCGTTGCCCCAGTATCGTCTGTTATGAACTTTATAAATGGGTTTTGCTGATATTCGTACATTTTATTTTTCCTTCACCTCTGTTTTTGGTGCATGAGGAGAGACTCGAACTCTCAATCCTTGCGGCGGCAGATTTTAAGTCTGCTGTGTATTCCATTCCACCACTCATGCTATTGTTCAATGTTTTTAGAATTCTTTAATCGTGTTTGTATACGAAAGGTATTCACCTTTCATGGTATATTTCGCAACACCGGAACTCATTTTTTCATGTTGCTGCTTTGTCAAATAACAAAATTTGCCTGTCGGTGTTACATAAACCCAGCGTTTAACTGTTTTCCTACGAACTTCGGAACCGCTCAATTTCATGTTGTGACGCGTCGAATGGTCAACTCCCAATCCCTTCATTAAGGAACGAAATTCGGGGCCGTGAAACTGTTTTGCGTGTGGAATATATTTAGAAACATAATGGTGGCACACTTCGTGAGCAACAGTCCTCACCAACACTTGTCCTGGGAATTCTTTAAGGTAATCGATACTGATTACAATTTTACCGGCATTTAATTTTGCAACACCGGCAACGCCCTTTTTTAGTTTGTCGATGCTGATATCCAATGGAAATTTAGGATATCCCATTTTTTGGAGTTTGTCTTGAACTTCGGCCATACGAGCTCTAACTATTTCAATCATGTTCTTCTCCTTCGTCACTGTTCAACTACACTATGAACAAATTATATAAGAAGTCCAAAAGATTGTCAAGAACTTTTTGAAAGATTCTGCAACTTGTGTGATTGGATTGTCGGTTTCAAATCCAATCACACACCGTTGAATTAAGCCAGCAGAGCTGCCATTGCTTCGTTCTTGATTTTGTCGGAACCGCCGAAAGAAGCATCCCAAAACTGTTGAGATTCATTCCGCTTTCCAGAGCCATGAGTATACATATTCGTAATTGCGTTCAATGCACCCCACGCAGTTCCCTTTGCAATATCGGCCCCAGCACCAGTACGGTAAAGGTCGAGAAGTTGATTCACTTTCCGAATATCGCCCCAAGACTGTTCTTCTTTCTTAGGATCAAAAAACAGTTTTTGGTAGAACTCTTGAACAGCGTTTTCTGTCATCTTTGTCGACGCCAGAGTTTCAACATTCTGTTTGAATTTGTCCCACGCATCGTCAATCAAACCAAGATCTAGTTTAACTGAGTTCGCGTCAAAATCCGAACGATGAGTCTTCTTTACAAGGTTCTTTGACGATTCATTGAGAGCAATCGACAGCGTGTTGTTACAAACTACACGCTCAGAAACAAACTTAGCAGTAGTTGAAAGGGTACCGTCGACACTTGTTACCAACAGAAGGTTTCCTTTGACTTCATCTTCACCTGCAAGTTTGAAGTCTTTTCCAGTCTCAGCAAGAGCCCAGAAACGCTTTCCGCCGAACAAAACTCCAGCAGTCGACAAAGCCATTCCATGGGTTGTGGTCAGATCACGGAAAAATTCCAACACTTCCCCAGGTTGAACAACCCGATAGTCATTCGATACGATGCTTAACGCTGTATTGGTATCAGAACGAAAAAGTGCTTTCCTATCTGGGAAAATATGTTCGCCAGCAGCCGACTGATATTTCACCATGGATTCGAATACTTCCCAATCCATCCCAGCCTGCGTCTTCCAGACTTCAATTGGTGCACCAACTTCGAGCTCTTCGCCCAAACCGTGCCAAATTTTTGAACGCTGACCAGTAAAGGCCATTTCAACTTTTCCGTTTTCGCGAATTGACAATTCATGTGCCATTTTTATTCCCCTTCATCACTGTTAATAAAAACAAATTATATAAGAAGATAGAAAGAATGTTAAGAACTTTTTCGAAAGATTTTGTTCTTTAGAATTCGTTCTTTAGGCGTAGCAGTTAACCAATTCTGCTTTTTAGCCTCGCAGTCCGATCAAGTAGTTAAGCATCGCCTGAGCATTTTCGAGAGTTTCGCCACCATTTTTCCAATCTGACCAACGCTCGTATGGCGACCCATCACAATAATCCTTCCCAGTGTTTCTTTTGATCGGACATGATTTAGAGCAACCGTTCGACATTCGTTTGCCGGTATTGATGGGGTGGTAAAGCTGACAAAGTGGACAATCATCACTTCCGTTCTCAATGGGATGGTTATTTCCGAACTTCATTTCCTCGACGATTCTCGTCCACTTCACGATCGAGCCTTCAATTGCTTCGAGTTCTTCGAGTCCCGTTTCAATCATATTCTTCTCCTTCTTCACCATTCAACTACACTGTAAACAAATTATAAAAGAAAACTGAAACATTGTCAAGAACTTTTCGAAAGATTTTGTTCTTTAGAATTCGTTCTTTAAATGTTTCAGTTAACTGCCACGCCCTAAAGGACGTAGCTTGCCCACTCCCATGACCAACCAGCATTGTACTGGATCTCTCGATTTTAACGATCATTTTCTGTAGGGCCATTGGGATTTCTAGTCCCAAGTCGCCTATTGCATGCGACTATACTATTTTTAGTTACTTTGACAAAATCATTTCACTAAATAATATATACATGCAATCAACTTCTAGTCCGGAATTTTACTAAACCAATTCTTAACAGCAGCCTCAACTGCTTTTACTGCTTCATCTTCAGTATCAAAGTCGCCAATATGTCTTTGAATTCCAGGTAATTCACAAATAGCAGTAAATTTTGACTTGCCAGCCTTGGAGATACCACTGTCGAAGTGAACCCCTCCGACATTCCATGGACCGAGGAACATTGCATCGCTGCTATCTGTTTTCTTTTCAGTTTCTTTTTTTACTCTCATTCTGTCCTTCCTTTTCTTTACGTTTAACTATTATGGGAAATTATTTCGGCAATTTGCCGAACCAATATTTAATATCTTTTTCAACTGCTTCTTTTGCTTTATCTTCCGCGTCAAAAGTGCCAATACGACCACTAACGCCTGGTAAACCAATTAAAGCAGTATATTTCGACCCTTCAAATTGAACACTGCCAACATTCCACGGCCCAAGAAATACCGAGCTGTTTTTTGAACTCTGTGAATCTTTTTTCCAATCAATCTTCATTTTTTATTTCTCCTTTACTGTTTAACTACGTTTTACTACACTGCGAACAAATTATATAAGAAGTCCGAAAGAATGTCAAGAACTTTTTCGATCAACTTCCTTTAAACTTTCGTTTTCCGATAGAATGTTTTGCTACTAAATTCCAGTCATTCTTTTCGTCAAACGACAATACCTTGATATTCGAACAAATTGGGCCAAAATGTTTCATCTCTTTCTCTTTTTCAAGAATCTTCACTAGATTCCAATTTTCTAACAAAAGAGCAATCGACCTAACCCTCTCTAAATCCGAATCGGATGGAACGGCATCCTTACCATCCATTGCGAGCAACGATTTAAAATGAGAGATAAAGTATCGCCCCATTTTATGGAACACGTGACAAGATTGAGTTAGAGTCCGTTGCTTTATGCTTGGGATTCCAATTCTTGAAAGTGTTTCAACGACACGGTTAAATTGGCTCGTAGAAAGTGGTTCAATTTCAACCATCTCAGCTAGAATGTCTTGCATATATTCCTGTTCCATCGTTAGCTCTTTTTGATTGCAACTGACTATTTATCCCGCTTTGATTTAGCTTTCCCACCCATTTCATACCAGCTTGAAATGGTTTCTAAATCTTTCTCAGACAGAATAGACAAGTAATCCCTTGCCTCTCGGGTAGAACATTCAAATACTTTAGAAATGAGTTCTACGTTTTCCTCTTTGACACCCTTTGCCCATTTACAATACGGAGATAGTTTTTTTGTTTTTGCAATATGAAACAGAAAATCATATTGTAGTTTCGGGTCAAGGTGGAAGTTTTCATTTATCACCTGGGCTGCCTCTGCCATCGAAGCATTCATCGACCCCCATTTCATCATCATAAATGTTGGATAATCTTTCTCGTCATCTTCGGTAAGTTGAAGATATTTCTTATTAGTGATCGACGGAATAATTTCCTTGAAAAGATCGTAACTCACTTGAAAGTCACCTCAGACATACATTCCACGCTAAATGCAGCCAAATTTATTTCTGGGTTTACACTCGACATTGCTCGATATTCGTAATTAGCAATTAGCAGGATTAGATTTGGAATACTTTGTGGTTCGACGAGTTCATATGCCAAATCATAAATCTTACGAAACAACCCTTGCACATCGGAATGACAGTTAGCAGCAATCCATTGTCTAGCATCCCCGAACTTTTTGTTCTTCAATGCTCGAATATACATTGTGATGTCTTGATCTCCAGAAGATGCTGAAACAGAAACTTCGTCAATCTTACCAGTCGTTTGAGCAATATTCTGAAGTTCGTTAATAGTTCGGCGAAAGTCTGGAAAATACTTTTTCACAAGAGATGCTAAAGCTGGTTTTTCAACTGGGATTTGTTCTTCTTCTAAAATCTGAATTAAACGACCCATGAAAGTCTTAGCAACCTTTGACATTTCGTCTTTAGGGATTGCTAGTGAGATATTCGTACAACGTGAATGGATTGCGTCGATAATCTTATTGGGAAAATTGCAAGTTAGAATGAATCGACATGTTTTTGCGAACTCTTCCATCGCTCCACGAAGAGCTGCCTGAAAGATTGGAGTTGCATGATCGAACTCGTCGAGAATTACGATTTTGATTGGGGATTCTGAATCGAACGACACGGTGCTCGCAAACGTTGTAATTGTGCTCCGAAGAACATCAATCCCTCTGGCGTCTGATGCATTGATAACAATGAAGTCAGCCCCCATTTCTCTCGCTAGAGCTTTAGCAAAAGTTGTTTTTCCAATGCCAGCCGAACCCGACGCGAGGATATTAGGACAATCTTTCTGATCAACGAACGACTGAAGGGTTTGCTTCACGGTATCGACTAAAATACAGTCTCGAACTCGAGCTGGGCGGTACTTTTCGACCCAAAGCAAATGAGATGGATCAAATTCAAAATCTTCTGACATTTTTGACTCCTCACAAGATGTGGTGGAAAATTTCCACCACATCGAACTCACAATTAGTGTGCCGACACCCCAGAACTACCAAACCCACCTTCACCCCGATCAGAAACTCCGAGTTCTTCAACAATTTCAAACTCGGGTTGAATCACTGGAAGAAACATCATTTGACAAATTCGATCATGGGGATTGATAACAAATTCATCGTTTGGGTTAGTGTTCCAAATACATGCCTTCACTGGCCCACGATAGTCCGAATCAATTAACCCAACGAGGTTTCGAAGAACAATTCCTTTCGTGCCAAGGCCAGAACGTGGAAGCAAAACAGCACAAACATCTGGATCAGCAATTTCCATTTTAAATCCAAGATCAATCATCATGGACTCGCCTGGATATATGACCACTTTTTCAGTAATGCACGCATAACAATCTACTGCAGCTGCCCCAGAACTCGCCCGTTTCATGGATGCTGCAAATGCAGACGTCGGCAGAATCCTAACTTTAGACATGTGCAGTGTCTCCTGTCTTTTCTTTCTGCTTGGTCTTCTTGAACTCCAGGTAGTGTTTTTCGGCAGAAATAATCGATTTTTTAAAAATGTTTCGAGCTGCTTTGTCCTTGATCCCGTTTAGCAGGTTCTTTACTTCATGTGACATTTTAAAATGTTGATCTAGTGACATCGTAATTCCTTTTAGTTTGCTTCAAGTGTGATTGCATATTGAATAGAACCGTCTGCAGATGTCCAAATTGAAAATCCCCTAGCAGACACCCGAACAACATAATCCATAGGCATTACTTTAATATTTTCCAACTTCAAGGAAAGTTCGAGCTCCTTGGACTTCACATCGCTAACTGGAAGCTGAAAAGAATTGGACGAACTGTTCTTGTTATCTTGGACAATAAGAAATACTCCATCTTTTCCACTCTTGATTTTAATATCAGGAACATTCAAAATCCCACCAGCCTTCTGAAGTTTGGCGATCTGATCCTTTGTAATAGTGAACGTCAGGTCAACTTCTTCTGGCAATTTGATTTCTTTGGTTGGAAAAACGATTAGAGCTGGATTACAATAACCATACTTAATACCACCTCGAGTGTCGCCCTCTTCTCGAACAATTAAAAACTTTTCGTCAAACGAAATGTCCGGAGTATTGAACAAGGAAAGAACACCAATAAATTCGGAAAGCGAATAAATCGCGAAGTCGGATGGGAACGTGTCCTTGATTGTCGATTCAGCAACGATGTTTCTTGCAATGGCAATAGTGCTGAGTTTATTTCCCGCTTTAACGTTCAACGAAAAGTTGATTGCGGAAAAATTCTTAAGAACGTCAATTGTTTCTGGGGATAGGCGCATTGTGTTTCACTTCCTTCAATTGTTGAAAAATGATATTTTAATTACTTTCGTCTTGGTTGTCAAGCGATTCTTCATCCAATTGTTGTGGAGGATAAGGAATTCTTGGAAGCCAATCGAAATCTGTTACTATTCTGTCTGCAAGTTTAAACTTTATCATTTCTTCTGCCGTCATCCAAAAATCAGATGGGCCAAAGAAAGTTTTGCTAATTTGTCGATGAGTTAAATTGCTATATTTTTCGATCAACCTGAACATTCGATTCCTAACATTTTTAGTCTCCGAATTGTAAGCCAAGATCTCATGTTCTTTAACAGAATCACCAAAACTCATCGAAAATTGGTGGCACAAAATCGAAACATTTTCAGTTAAAAGCCGTTCATGTGCTGCAATAAAAATCATGAATGCCGAACTATAAACTTCCCCGATTCCAATTGCAGTGATTGGAATGGAACTCATTCTAATTGCGTCGATTAGTTTAAATGCATAAGCAACATCGCCCCCTCCAGAAGTAATAATCAAGTAAATTCTATCAAGTCTTTGGGCAGCATTCTCGAACATGATTGAGTTGACGATCGGAATAACTGTTTCCTCGGAAATCATTCCATCTAGTGTATAAACACCAAGCGTTTCTAAAACCTTTTTGTCCTCATCTTGTTCACACATTTTGATTCTCTCAAGTTACACTACAGGGTTAAAGGCTACTCCAGCTGACTCCAGTTTCCATTTTTACGAATCTTTATAATAGATTGAAGTTTGTCCTGAAGATCAGGGCGATGTGAAATCATAAAGACATTTGAGTCTAGAGATTCCAACAGATTCACAAACACCGTCATTCCGTCTGAATCAAAAACACTATCAAACAATTCATCAAAGAACAAAAGATTCGTATTTAATGAGTTCTTAATCTTTGCCAATTCTATTAGAGTCAGAAGAATTGAAAAGTCAATTCTTGCTCTTTCGCCGGCGCTAAAATTTTCATATGAGAAGTCTTCGAAGAATCTTGCTTTTATTGTTTCATCAAATGTCTCATTTAACATAAACGACACATTCAAGTCTTGTTGCTCGAGATATTTATTAATCAATCCATTGATGATTGGTAGATATATCGAAATGATCTTGGCTCGAATTCCAGAATCCTTTAACAACAGGCCACACGTATCTAGATAATGTTTTTTAACAATTAGTTCTTTTTTATCAATCTTTGTCTGTTCAAACTCTTTATAAGCGACTCGAATCTGCTGTTTGACATTGAACTGTTCTTGATTATTTTTGTCTACATCCGATATCTTTCCCTCTAAGTCCCTGATAAACTTAAGGTTATTGTCAATCTCTTTGGTATTTGACGAAATTTCGGTTTCGAGTTTGGAAATCTTTGAAATCAAAGAGTTATATGTTTTGGCATCTGATTCGTGTTGTTCAATTTCCTTTAACAACTTGTCTAATTTATGTTTTAAATCATTTATTTGTTCTTCGTCTTGGTCAATCTTTGATTTTCTAAAATCTTCATTTATTGGTTGGCTACAGGTTGGACAGCAAACATTCTCAGAAAAGAATTTGATTTCCTTTAGCAATCTATTCTGGTCTTCTTTATTCTGGTTCGTTGCAACCTTGAAAGACAATAAAACATTGTCACTCGCCTTATTTGCCTTCGAGGAACTTAGCTTGGAAATTTCCTTTAACAGCTCCGAATTCTTCGTGTTTAACTTGTCAATGTCCGCCTCAAGTTTTTTAATATGATCGATCAACGATTTTTTCTGGGTTTCACTGTTAGCAATTAGTGCTTCATATCCAGTTTTCAATGCCAACATCTTTTCTTTTAAAACTTTCTGGAGATTATCTAATTCTCTAGCCGATTCTTTCAATTCTTTATTGATAATATAGAGTTGTTCGTTCATTCCAGTAAATATTGAAATGTCAAGAATATCCTCGATAATTTGGCGTCGATTCGCAATTGGCAGTTGCATAAACGAAACATATTCCGCACCACCAAGACATACCAATTGAGTGAATGTATTGATATTGAAATGTAGAATGTGGTCTTCAAGGAATTTCTGATAATCCCTTACCGATGGATTCTGATTTACAACCGTTCCATTCTCATAAATTTCAAATACTTGTGGATTCTGCCCACGGCGAACCATGAACTGAATTCCGTTCGATTCAAATTCTAACTCGACTAGACAATCTTTCTTGTTTATAGAGTTAATTAAATTCTTCTTGGTAACCCCTCGAGAAGTTTTCCCAAACAATACCCATGTCAGTGCAGTTGGAATAGAACTTTTTCCACTTCCGTTGGTGCCTTGAATAAGTGTCGTCTTGGATCTATTAAGGAAAATCTCAGTAAATTGATTGCCAAAAGAAAGAAAATTCTTAAATCGAAGTGTCTTAAAAGTAATCAAACCGTTTCCGCCTGTTGAGCTTTAACCAAAAGATCTCGCATATAGTTTTTCAATGTTTCCTTGTCTAGATCAGTTTGAATCTCAGAATTTATGAAATCTGAAATGAACTCGAAAGTGTCCTTCGACGCCGACCTAATTTTGTCCTCGTCAATCGTCCCACCTTCAGCAAGAATCTCAGACGTCATATCGACAATAGAAATGTTAAACGCGCCACTATTATATAACTTATCGGCGAACTCTTCAAATAATAATAAGTCCTGCTTCTTCTCAACGATCAACTTGACGTATTTGTTTTTAATTTTAGATGAGATTTCGTCAAACTTTGAGATTATTTCTTTGACATCGTTTTTGTTCGTGTCGTCGTAATAAAGTTTAATGAAATTCTTAAATGGATTTTGGATGAACTCGAGCTCATAATTGCCGTCTGTTCCAGTTAATATATGAAACCCACGCTTGGAACCACAGTCTCCCCAATTGAATTCCATAGGAGACCCAAGATAATGAATATTATCCGAGCTCGATTTCTCATGATAATGACCAGACAACACGATTGGAAATTTCTCTAGAAAATCTCGAGACACTTGACCGTGAGACGAAACTACATTCTGAAGATACTTAAACCCAGAAAGTTCGAGGTGGGCGAAAACTATATTTGAACTAGAATTTACTAAAGCATCGGTAGATTGTTGAGTGCTGAACGTATTGATCCATGGAAGAAAAAGACACAGTTCCCCTTGAATGTCAACCTCTTTTGGATTAGAAAATACTTGAATATTGGATTGATATTCAGACTTAACTAGCAAGTCAAGAGAATTCAGCTCGTTCGTATTTTTCATCGCAGTATCATGGTTTCCGACTAGCATATAACACTTAATGTCATGCTTCACAAGTTGATCGAAAAAATATTCTTTGGCAAGTGCTAACGTGTGATGATTGGTAAATTTCCTTCTATCAAAGAAATCCCCAAGATGAACGATTGTCTTTATGTTTCTCGATATGAGTTCGGGAAAGAAATGTTGTTCATAATATTCTTTGAAGATATTATGAAATAAAACCGAATCTCCGCGTGTTCCCCAATGGGTGTCAGAAATTAGAGCAACCTTCATATAACTCCTTTTAGAAAATCTTCGCTTATGGGGGGTAATTTCAGTACAACGATTCTACGTCGTATTTACTTTTCGGTTTTTGATTTTCTGCCTTTTTGGGTTCGAACAGACGTTCGAGATCTGGGTCACTTGATTCCGCAATCATTTCAACGAATTGATTATGATATTCCACGTCGTCATCTTGATTTTGTGCGCCATACATATGGTCAATTGAAGATTGTTGTGCGATCTTCTGTTTAACGTAAATCTGTTTCTTCTCATGAGTTATCCTCGCTCGGAAAGCATTAAACGCAATCTGAGTGAAATAAGCAAATGCATTCGAAGATTTCTCTGGATTAAATCTATCCGCATATCGAATCATGACTTCGATTGCATCCCCGATAAATTCTTCTTTCCACGAATATCCAGCAAACTTCCATTTCGTTGCAAGGCGGCGAGCAATCAAGATGATTCCACCCGCAACACTGTCTGGAATCATTGGCCGTTCTAATTCAGATTCCTTTGCTGCTCTACACTTGTATATCCACTCACTAACTTCAGCAGTGAATTGTTTATTCGGTAAATACTCAATTGGCTTAGATGTTTCCATATTGTCTAAATCTTCTCTAAATTAAACTTGTGAGCCTACAACTGTTCCATCTGTATCTGAAGTTGGAGCAGAATTCTTAATGCGAAGCCTCCCAGAGATATCAACCCAAATATAATATGACCCAAGAACAATTTGTGCGCCGTTCCATGTCCCACCGTTCGCCCCACCTAATATCAATGACCCTGTCATTGTCGCACCAGTCTTGTCAACCTTTAAATTGGCAACTGTATCTACATAAACCTTATTTGCTACATTATTATTAGATACTGGAGACGGAACAGACAAATAGGTTGTAATGGTTGCGTCGCTAGTCTTAGCAATAAAATTAGTATCTACATATCGCTTAGTTGTGGCTGTTAGTGGATTTGAAAACGAATCTGGATCGGCATTTAGTGTCAATGTTCCAGTCATTGCCGATCCAGATAGTTTAACATAAGCAGCATCGAACAATGCTACAAAATTGCTGATGTCTGTTTTTTGATCAACATAATCTTTTCTGACAGCATGGCCAGCCAATGTTGGAGCATGCGCCAAAGTTAAATTGCCACTCATTGTGTCGTCAGTGTCTTTTCGAAGAAATACTCCAAAAGCACCCGGCATTGCTTCGATTGAAGTAGCAATCTTGTTATCTACATAACTCTTATTGACTGCTAGATTTCCAGAAGACGCATTGTCAATTGTATAGGTAAGATAAATTGGGTTACCGCACGATTCAGTTGCTAATCCAGTCTTTTTAATGAAGTTCGATTGGATATACGACAATGGAACGAGGTCAGACGCAGTAGTTCCGAAGTTTGGAAGTTTAAGTGGCCCATTAACAGTGCCGCCCGTTATACTCAGTTTCGAGTCATTGAGAAACGAAAAATTTGAATCAATCTCAGCATTCGTTAATGGAGACCCTTTGCCTGCTCTAAGTGTCAATGACATTTAATTTTGACCTCTATTTTGTTTTAAATAGTCTAACAACTGTTCTGAGCTGCCGACGAATACGGTATTGTTTACTTGAGTATTATTCTGATTTGTCGGAACAATATTTTGTTCTATGCGTTCCGCCTTATCGAGATTATATAACTGAACTGCCATCTCTCCAAGATTTTTCATAAAAGTTGAAGCAACCTCAAATGCTCGAGGACTTTCAGATTCTTTTGCTAAGTCAACTAGCGCATCGAAAACCGTTCTAGAGGTCTCGACGATTTCTCTAATTGTATCTTTTGCTAAAGTTTGATCCGACGAAAGTTCAACTTCTTGTTTTACGACTGGAAGAGAAGCGGGTTGATCTATGGTTGCCACATCCGTGGTAGCAACCATAGGGTTCATGTTTAGAAGATTTTCAACTGTTTTCATACACGTATTTATGTGATGTCAAACGAGTTCCTCAAACGAGTTCGCTACGTCCTTATCTTCCCTGACCCCAATGAATCGTGGAAGGAACAATGACCATCCTCCCTTCTCATCCTGAATTTTAACATTGTAACGAACTGTGACAATCTTGTCAAAAATTGCGTCTGGGGTCAGTTCTTTTCGCTGTTTGTCCGAAAATCCAGACCCGACTCCGACACGAACTATCATATCTCGGGTTGCACAAATCAGGTTGCCAAGACATTGGGAATATTTCCCTTGACCGAGTTCCCATCCAACCACAATCAAGTCAGCTTCTTGTTCGGCTTTGAATTTACAAAGATCCTTGGATCTGGAACCTTTCCACTTCGACTCGATGTTTTTAACGATGATTCCTTCCTCTCCAGCTTCAA